TCTTGAAAACCGTTGTACTGCGAGGTACCCGGGGTTCGAATCCCTGTCTCTCCGCATTGTGATGAGAATCAGTTTATCATGTACACTATGGATAAACTGATTCTCTTTTTTATAGCTGATAATCTTAGAGTTAGCCTGCTCTAAGTCCGATAAAACCCTGTACACTTTGGGGTAGGAAAGCAGTGTGATGGCTGAAGTCAGTTTTTGATGTGCATCATTTGTGATAAGCAAAGCGTGCATTACTAACTGATAAAAAGCAATGTTATGATCACGATTAATTATCAGACATTCGGAAACAAAGGTTTCCAGCTTAGATTAAGACTCTACCAAAGTGGTGAGACCAAGTTTATCAACGTGACGAAGCTCCTAAAAGGTGCCATCCAAAAACGTCACTGGAACCAGAGAAAGCAGCTTTTTATTCCAAGCTGCCCGTTTAGCGATGAAAATAATGCGATGCTTGTGCAATTCCGGCAAAAGTATGATGAAATGGCAATTAACTGGACCGGAAGTGTGTTTGGTATGATTGCGGCTATGGATGCTATTCCGGATTCCTCAGAAGCCATAACAGTCACCGGATACATTCAGGTGATAATTGGAAGGTTGAAAGAAAAACGGCACGCAGACGGTACAGTTAAGGGCAGTTTTGAGGGATATGAGAAATTGGAAAGACGCCTTAAAGAGTTCTGCAAGTACAAAAAAATCAAGTATTCAAAACTGCTTGTCTCAGAACTCACCGCTAATACCATTAACAATCTGTTGGAATGGGTTGAGAAGACCCGTAAAGGTAATGGGCGTATCTATATTTCCAAGATGCTTCATTCCATGATAATGAAAGCGGATAAGGACGGGTATTTAAATGCAGATGACTTTAGAAAGTGTAACTGGGTACAAAAAGTGAGGGGCAGTTCTCAGAAAAGTAATACACTTACGGAAGAACAATGCAAGAAGTTTTCCCGGCTTAATCTTGATGAAATTTCTTGTTCTCCATTAAATGAATTATATCGGGATTTTTGCCTGTTTATTCTTTATACGGGGCAATCCGCTTGTGATGCCATATCTCTTAAATATTCTGACATTAAGAAGATTGGAGGTGTCAGCCATTTTGTGTTTAAGCGAAGGAAAATAGCCGATAAACAAATCGTACCTTGCACTGTTCCAATCAATGAAGAACTTGATAGAATCATGCTCCGGTGGCGCCATTTGGCTAAGGACGGATATGTTTTTCCTATCCGCAATAAAGAAAAGTTGCGGACACAGGGAACTAACAATGGTGACATCAAACACTTTATAGGGAAAGTAAACTATTGGCTGAAAAAGGTCGGCAAAGCTTTGGGATGTACATTCCCATTGCATACATACACGTTTAGGCATACTGCTATTACTCATTATATAAGTAAGGGCGTACCAGTCATATATGTAGCCAATATGATGGGTACAAGCGTCGATAACTGCGAAAAGATTTATTACAACAATCAGGGTGATACGTCCAGCCGGAACAAGGTACTGGCTGCGATGAAGTTTTGATTTTGGTGGTGGGGTGGTCGTTAAACCACCCTCCATAACATAACATGACAATATACGCACATAATTATTCCGATTCAATCTTGCCCGTATATTGATTTCCTTTGAATTTCATTCCTTTGGTAAAGCAACCTGGATAACCTAATTCTTTACCTTTTATGTGGGCAAGCAATAAGTTCTTTTTACTGGTGGAAGAAATAAATTCCTTGTCTTTTTCCAAGCCAAGTTCGCGGGCTTTTCTGGTAACACTACGCTCTGAAACACCAAGCATTTCAGCCAATTCACGATTAATAGTGTTATGGTAATGGCATTGCATGATGGAAAGCATATTCCCATTCCAAAAGATACGTGTGGAATAGCCTTTGTGTTCTACAATACGGTGCAATTTCCGATGCATAAAAGTTCCGTCAACCACTTTCAGCTTCTTTTGGTAATACTCACGTTTGTACTTCAGCACGCAAGCATGGCACCAGGAACTCCGTCCGCCTTTCTTTAATGGATAAAATTCCTTCAGCCATAATTTACGTCCACAATGTGGGCAAATTTTCTTTCTATGTTTTCTAATTTTACTCATAGACGATTGATTAGACAATCATTTAAAAACATTCTCAGCTTCTTCTATTAATTCTATCATATATCCGACAGAAGGGGCGCAGCCTTTTTCCATTTTAGCGATTTTCTGACAGAACCGGATGGCCTTGGCCACTGTTCTGTCAGATTTCATCTTGTCTTGGACTTGTTTTGGCAAAGCGTCTTGGGCTTCTTTGTCAAATGTTATACATCTGATTTTTTTCATTTTTATTGTATTTAATCCAAATCATTAAAATCCTCTATGTCATATTCCCAATCCATTGCATCCGCTTCATGTATATGGTCTGATAACCATTCGGAAGCTGTCTGTTCTTCATCGTCAAATCCATCTGTTTTAACTTCTCCACCTTTATCGTAACAATTAGATAATGCTTCGTAAACCTCATCAGATACTTGTACGTTACTCAATCCTACTGTGTATGTTACTTTTACCGTTAAATCTTTAATCGTTTTCATAATCTATTTGAGTGTTGGTTTATCTAATATGATATTAGGTGGAAGAGAACTTACCGTATTATCAATTTTACGGTTCCATTCCTTTTCTACATTTGATATAGCTTCCATTATCTTACCGAAAAGAACAACTGGAATTTCATCGCAGCAAGGGTCTATAAAAGAGACCCGTCCTTTTTCGTCTATTCTATAGCGTATCAAAAGCTGTTTGCGATCATCTGTATTATTCTTTTTACTCATAAATTCGTGTTATGCAATTATGTTCTTATAAATATCGTCTTCTTGTAATAGCTTGCGTCCGGAATAGTCTTGCCGATGGCAAGCATCTTTTAACACGTCTGCTTTGACGGCATCTATTTTTGCATACTTCTATGTAATCATCTTTTGTCATATTGTAGTGCGTGACTGTATCAACAATTGTACTAAACCTACAATATAAGCCGTTTGGCTGTTGGGCTATAAATGATCCCATAATTACCTCCTTCTTTATCAATTATAAATTAATCCTCTTTGTACCAATCTGGCTTTGGAAACCTATCCGAAAAGAATACTTTATCAACTTCTTCACTTTCAATATTGGAGGCTTCCGGCCATAAATCTTTCAACTCTTCAATACTATTGATATAGGCTACTAAAACAAAGTGGTGAGCACTTTCACCAGTGCACCAATATGGATATTGGATTGGCCATCTTAATGGACGATAATCTCCATCGCACTTTTCCTTATCTACAAAAAATCTTACTCTAATCATTTTTATGTACTTTTACACATTGAACAAAATCGAAACCTTTTGCAGTCCACAGCATTACTATGATATCTATCTGCACATGAAGCAAATAAAATACAGTTATGACAATCTCTTTTAAATTTTCTCTTTTTCTTTACTTTAGGATATTTCATTTTTCACTCCTTTCTATTCAGTTTTAATATCTGTTACTTTACCACGACTGGCAAAACACTGACCTATTCCCCCTTTGAGTATGGCACAATAGTTATCGTCTAAAAGATTGCAGCATTCCCGAAATAAGGAGCATTCATTACATGGGCCATCTGATGATTCATGTAGTATTCCATCTATTATTATTCCGTTCTTTATTTCCATATCAGATGCAATTTTTAATATAAGTCTTTTTATCAATCATTCCGTTTTCCGATTCGTCCACAAGGTCAAAAAATGTGATGGCATAACAGACATTTTCTTCAATTTCTATACATACGCCATAACCCGGATAGTATTCACATGAAACTCTATCACACCAATTAATGTGTTTTTGAGCTTCTTTTTCCACTTTATCGCAAGCTATAGCGTAATCCGAGTACGTATTGCCCGCCATTATTATTTTATCAAGTACTTCTCTATCCATAATTAATCTCCTTTCTCTTTAATCCGTTCAAGTACATCCTGTTCGGCTTTTAATATTTCATCGAAAGAGGGGATGGGTTGCCAGCAGATAACTTTAATATCATATTCGGTTACATCTTTACCTAGATAAGAATTATCACTATCATCAATCCACCATCTATTTTCATACGTAAATATATCTATATGCTTACGTGATTCAACTTCTCTATCAGCATATTTATAGTAGTACAAGAATCCTACCAAAATGCGCTGTCCTTCTTCCGGTAGCCTTTCTTTTACACTTATCCACGGGGATTGCTTTGCCTGCCATTCGGCTCCTTTAATAAAATCTTCCTCACATTGCTGTTCAATATCCTTTATGCCGATTGGATATTCACCATCTGGAAACTCTTTTTTGCGGTGTATTTTTGCCGCTTCTTCTAATGTCTGTTTCATTGTATCTTATTTAATTTTTTTTATTGGTTATTAGTTAATTACCAATCTCCACCATCATTTAATATGCCATCAATAGTAGTTACACTATTTTCAATGTTGCTGCCTCCATATTGCGTAAATTCCGGTGTAGGATTATAGTCTGTATCTCCGTGCATCATTACATGAAGTGAACCACTGGCTGAATACAGCCAAAGGCGTTTACCGTCCTTTTCCCACTTTTTTGCAAGTCGTTTCAAAGAGTCAATTAACTTATCTTCTTCGGGAGTACATTCTATCCCAGCTTCTGTTTGATATTTGCTCATTACTTATCAGTTTTGAATTTCTTGTTCATTTCCTTTTCTGCTGCTTTGGCTCCTTTTTTGAACCCTTCCACAAAGCTGTCAAAACAAATTCTATTTATTTCTGGAGTACATTTCTTCATGAGTGGGCAGACCGAACATTTTTGGCTAAGTCCGGCTGACTTCTTGGCTATTTTCGTTGCATTTTTCATGATTATATAATTTATCATTAAATTCTTTTTCTTTCAGAGCTTTTTTACAAGCTTTTTCTTTCATAATTCGTGGGCAATCACAATTTTCAGATCTGTCATTGTACCAACAACAATAATCGCACTGGTGCATTAGTTATTTTATTTGATTTGAATTAATAGGTAGTTTCATAAAACACATCCACATAGTTTTTCCATGTCTTCCTGTAGTATGGCCAAATAGCGGTTGCCGTTCGATAGTATTCAATACATCTCTGACTGTTATCTGTTCTTCGTTCCACTTAAAAATCAGAACTCCATAATCTTCTAAAACACGAAAACATTCATCAACACCTTTCTTTAATATCCTTGGCCAATTTTTGGGCAATTTTCCATATTTTTTGGCTAACCAGCTTTCTTTGCCGACATTTAAAAGATGAGGAGGATCAAATACTACCATCTTAAATGATTTGTCCGAGAATGGCATATTAGTAAAATCTGATATGATATCTGGATGAATTTGAAGTTTGCGCCCATCACACAGAATACATTCCTCTTCTCGTATATCAGCAAATAAAGTTAGTGGATTATGCTTGTCAAACCAAAACATTCGGCTCCCACAACAAGCATCTAATATAACTTTCCTTTCTTGATTCATATCTCAGTATCTTTATTGTTTTAAAGAACAATCTCCCAATCTTCAGCAAACACATCACTGATAGACGGTACCCATGAATCAGCACGCCCGGTGTTCTCATTGTAGATAAGGCACTGGCATGTATAGTCAATGAATCCCTTGTCTTTCAGAATAAGGTCTTTCGCTGATTGTGGAAGTGATTGCATCTTTGGAATAACATCCTCTGTAATGCGAGCTGGAACTTGTTTGATTACCCATAAGCCCTTGCCATTCCAGCCGCTTCTACGAACTGCCCCACCTTGTTTCAGGACTTCAATAGCATCACTAAATGTCATAAGGTGCAAGGGTGCTTCAGGTGCACCATCAAGCCTACCTATACGACACTCCAATATGTTAATATACCTGCTCATAATTCTATGTTGCAAACGAAGCAAATAGTTTTGATACTTGTCGGTTACAACCTCATCTATTTTCTCTGATTCAATAAAAGGAGAGAGTTTGTCCATCTTTTCATATAAATCCCGCATTTCAATATGCAGACGGTCAAGGAAAGAATCAGCCACCTTGTATTGCTTCTCAAATTCATCTTTTTGCATCCACCCCTCAAATCCATCTTCATATACGACACGATAACCGTTAAGATCTCCTTCTCCGTTTTCTATCATTTCACCGTACTGAGATTGCCTTGTGAGATGATAGAATTCGCTAACAGTCATAGGTTCTGCTTCAACCTGTTTTGTTCCAATGTACTTTTTCATACTACAATTAATTAAAAATGTTATTTACTATGTTTCAATTTTGTGATAGCATCCTTTTTAGAATACGCCATCACTTTCTTTCCTTTCACTGTAAATTCATGTAATTCACGATGCTGTTTCTTAGGTCTGTAGTCAGGATTAAATCTCATACCACGACTGGGATTTTTATCCATATATACATTGTTTCCAGAAGTTGCCAGACTCATCATCATGGCTGTTTCAAGCATTATTTGTTTTAATCTACTCATAAGCTAAATCTCTGTTAGTGTTGAGAAATCTTCCAACTTCTCTTTAGCAATAGCTTTAATAAGCCGGATATCCTGCTTGCTAAATTCAAATGTCGGAATGTATTTTAATATTGGACAATACAATGTGCCACAGTCTGTTTCTTCTACTTCCATATCAACTGTAGCGTTTGCCAGTGTTTCAAGTAAAGACACGAGCAATGCTTTGATTTCTTCTGTTTTATTCATTGATCAATTTCATTTTAAGCTCTACTCTCTGAGGACCGTTCTCCCATGTTACATCAGGAAAATCATCAGGATTGAGGTGCGCCAAACATTGAGTCCATTCCCCAAACCATTTTAATCTTACAGGCTTTCTATCAAATAACCTAAGTGTACCTCGTTTATCTCTGGCAACCCAAGCATAATATGTCCTACTTACTTTTTCCATTGTCCTGCCCTTTTAAATATTCTTTGTTAAAATGCCCATTATGAATGAGCCAATCTATCATAGAAATACAACATTCTATTGGCGTTTCCTCTATATGTGTTCCGACCAGACAATCTGCTGTATATCTCCTTATTGATAAATTATATCCTAAATCATGCTTTATCAGTTCTGGATGATGTGCTTGAAATCCAGGTTTAGGATCTGGAATTTCACTGGGTAGAATCTCCAATAATCTGGCAAGGCTCCATGCCGGTATTATGTCTTGATTCATGCGCACTAAGAACCAATGGTCGGCATTTATATCTTTCGTTATTGCATGGATATAGTATTCGCCAGCTTCAGGCAATGATGATTTTTCCAGATACATATCTGCTGTGCCCAGTCTCAATCCTAAAGAAAGTAGTCTTTTAGACTGCTCCCTTGTTGTACATATATTATTTTTGAAATTCATACCTTCATTCATTATTCAAGTAAATTGCGCATATTTTCATAATTCCTGTCTTCAATCTTTTTATCCTCTTTGTAATAAGTTGCCCGAAGCATCCATTCATTATAGCATGTTGGACAAAACCACATATTGAGAACTGCCACGTAATAACCGATTTCAGAGGTTTTTCCGCATGAATCGCATATACCTAAACCTCCGATGTTTATAATCTCATCGACACCAACTTTTAATACCTTAAATCCTTTGATGTTTTTTACAACTTCTGCCATGATTTCTCCTTTCTTATTTCAAATTATGTTTTGCGGTATAAAACATTTGGGAAATCTTGTCTGAAACCTTCTTTTTCATCACATAGTTGATGTCTTTATTCCAATAATTGCTATTTATTTCCGAAATTATATCATAAGCGAATTTCGATAATACATCAGCATTATGTTTATACCGTTTATCATTTCGTTCTTTAAGTATTAATCGAAGTTCCTGATAGGATGTTGGAATATTAATAGTCAGTGATTTCATTTCTTTTCTTTTTTAATAAATGATTGATATGATTTACAATAACGAGGTGTTTTTCTTGCTGTGATACGCTTTTGCAAAGCCTTACAATACATTTGAAGTTGGGGCATGGTTCATAGTGTATGCACTCACTGCAATGTGCATCCAAATTGATTATTTTAGCCATTCATCATAAATTTTTTCCCAATTATCAAATAAACCAGCTCTTGCACCAAAAGCATTGTAGCATTGCTCTACCGTTTCTTTAGGTGGAAGGTAACGCCCATCACTAAGCATGATATAACCCTCGTTGATTTGCTGTTGAAGTAATTCCATATCAACCGGCATAATTTCATCTGGAAACAGAACCACATTGCCCTTGCTCGTTTGATAATTTACTCTTGGAATCTCATAATGACCTTTTTGACCAGTAAGTAAAGAACATATTCCAATTTCACCTGCAATAAGATGAATTTCTGTTATAGGAGCATTTATAACCATGAAATATGCGTTCTCGTCACTATTAAAATGTTCAACTGTTTTCCTTATTCTTTTAGTATCACATTTTTGTATTCTTATATCATAATGAAGACCAATTTCATCATGATTACAAATATAATCTCTGACTTCATCCCATGTTCTGACAGATAAAAATTTGGGTACCGGAAGATTTAGTGTTTTCTCTGTACCATTGTCATATTTTAACTCATGGCATACATAAGACCTTCTTGCGCCTGTAAGATACATATCGGTAATATCGAAACTTTCGTCATATCCGTTTTTAGTAGAGTATTCTTCAAGAACAATACTTTCGCTTGCAGCCACTTCATCTACAATCTTTTGAAATTCAGATTTAGCATTGGACAGCAGATTGCCGGTATTCATTTTATCCTGCATGGGTATTTGAGCCACAAGTTTTATCGGATATTCTCTTTTATCCATATCGTAACACATATTCTCCACGATACCACACTTTACTTTTCCACATCTTTCGTGAAAGAAATCCATTGTTCGTAAAACATCCTGACTACTTAATTTTGTAGGCTGGGTAACAAATAAAACGTAGCTTACTTTAACCCGGCTAAGCAGTTCTATATGAACATTCGTAACACTCGGAGGTGTATCTATAAGAACGAAATCGGGGCTCAACTGACGCAATTTCTTTTTGGCTGATTCAAGATACTGTCGTACCATTGATTTCTCCAGATAGATAAACTTGTCGAACATATTGCCTGACGAATGAACCCAGATATTATCTTGTGGGTGTTCGCCCTCAAATTCCGTATTCATTGACGGAGTATTAATATCCGCATCAATGATGAATACTTTATGCCCTTGTTGAGAAAGAAGTCTGGCGATATTGGCGGTAGTGGTTGTTTTTCCCACACCGCCTTTTCCAGAATACACGATTATTGCTTTCATATTATTCTCTTTATATTTTAAAAGCACCGGCTTCTTATACGGTGCCAATAGATTTTCCTTTTGAAGTTTTGTGGGCACAGAGGTTTGACCTTGGTGTTCCAACTTTCACGACATTGTAATCTCTCACTTTGTTTCAGATCGTTCTTATATTCTATGAACCCTTCTATTGTTTCAGTAATATTGTTGGAACGAATTTCATATATATCATTTATTATCATAAAGCTATTGATTTATTTCCTGTTAAAATCTGCCGGTATCTCACCAAAAACCTTATTATCCCATTTTACGACTTCTATTTCATCAATCCAATATGCTATAGCTCTGAGGTATATTTCAGCTTTCATTAGCTTATCATTGCGTTTGCCTGAAGCGGTACGTTTGTTTTTAAACCAACTGATTGCTGTCGTGCTATCAGAGAAAATAACCTTTGGATGAAAATCATGTTCTATGATGTATTTTACAGCTTCTACGATTGCAAGGAACTCACCAATATTGATTGTTTGGTTGCCCAAATCACAGTAAAACAATGTTTTCCCAGTTTTTAAATCAACCCCCTTGAACTCCGTTTTACGATTTTTTGTCGAGTGGGCGGCGTCAACAGCTATGCCCTCATTGAGACTAATCATATTGTAAGACTATTAGTTGATACCATTTTCATTACTTAAAATGAAATCAGGATATTTGAACCTCATTCTTTGCTCTATTGAAAGAGAAGAATAAATCTTAGCATAGTTTACCATTTCGGTCTGTTTCTCATCCAGCATATCCATAGTAACAAATGTATTGGCTTGCAATAATTTTCTGTATTTATCCCACTGAAGTAGGGCTACCCCATCATTAACCGGACCAAAAATGTGTACCTTATTACAGAATACTGAACGTGTTTCTATCCAGGTCATTGAAAGATTGCGTTTCATGTAAACTGCAATAATATCGACCAATGATTTGGAAAGTTCTAATTGTGAATGTGTTTGCCAATCACAAATCTTACTGAAACGGTTTTGATACCTGTGAAAGAAATGTGGCGTGAACTTGATGGCTTGCTGACTTTGAATATAAAAAGCAATGGCGCACGTTCCTTTTAAAGTTTCCATCAGCCCGATATGAAATGAAGTCCAGTCCCATTTCTTTTGTTGTCCTTCGCCAGTCTGAACATAAACCAATATGCCAAGATAACGATTTCCACGCTGTGATGTAAAAACCTTAGTAATTGCTACCTGTAGTTTCTTACGGTGCTTCCACAAATATTTTAAGACATAATCCGTTTGGTCAAAATTGATAGTTTGAATTTGAATATCCTGAAGGTCTGCATAATATTCTTCAAACAATTGACCGCTTGACATTCTTTCTTCAAACATTGTTGTGGGATTGTTCATATAGACGTTTAACAATACAGGCAGAATTGATAAAATCCTCAGCCACACCATGTGCGTTTTCAAGGTCAATACGGCCCCGGAGATTGTCGGCAATGGTCTTTATCTCACGTTTCCTACGTTCCCTGCTGGAAGGGTCATAAATAATAACTTTGTTGCCGAACTTCACAGTGACCAAAAAAACATTCTTCCTACAGGTCGTTGAAATAGTGCCGGTAAATTTTATAATAGATGCAGATTTTACGATGAATCCTTCTTCGTTGCGCATCGGAATCAAAGTGCAGCTATAAAGTACATTTGGAACAATCTCTTCGGAAATGGTTGGGTCAATGAATACAATTTTCTTTTTGACAGTATCTTCCCTACACCCTCTCCAACTGCCATTGGATTTGGTTACGAAGCCATACAATCTGTCTTGCATATTGTTAAGCCCTTTGTAGAACTTGATATTCGTTTTGATTTTCTGTATCATTTTATTCATTTTATCAATTAAGACAGGATAAATAAAAAGGCCCTGCACCATGTAATAGTACAGAGCCTTAAAGAAGTTTTATTAACAAACCTTAAAATCAGGTCAGATAATAATTAATAATCGGCACGCTCATCACGTTTTATTTGGTCCACATCCGGGATTGTGTGTTTTCCGGATGAATCAAGCTGTTGAATCAATCTGAATGACTTATTGATATTGGATATTTGCAAACTGTCTATGATATGGGTCTTTAATTTTCCATCGGCATTTTCAGTTACAAGAAATTCATCATAGCCATTTGTTTGATTGTAAAATTGAACTATCAGGACTTCATCATCCTGAATTTTCAAATATTGCCATAATTGTTGGATTTTAAATGTTGCGTCCATGATATACTGCTTTTAATCAATTATAATTCTAAATCGTCTGCAAAACAATTGGAGCACAAACCATTGGTACGTTCATGGCATTTTTTTGTAATGCGGATTCCGCAACGGTTACAAAATAATATTGACTCATTCCTTCCATGAAGTATTTTATTAAGATTTGCCTTGCTTATATTATATTCTCGTTGCAAGGCTCTCATCACTTCAGGGAAATTGTAATTCTTGTCTTGATGCTCCAACCAATGTAGTCCGCTTGTCAACCTTTCATAGTCTGCACGGATAAGGAGACTGCGAATATATGTTACATTAAGCAGACGTTGTGAATTAAAGCGTTCTAATGTAGCCAACTCAATGCCTAATAATTCACTTGCTTTTTCCAAATCCTTTGGACGTAGGTTGAATTGAACAGAATCGGAAACCCCCATACTATTCTGTCTTTTGGAATGAAATAGTCAGAACCGGCTTATATTGTTCGTCAACATCAATATTATAGAAGTAGTCTGACAAAAGGTTTAGCATTACACGGTTGCTGTCCTCATGAGACATATTATCCCAGTCAAGTTCCATTTCATCTGATAATGAACGGGCCGTTTCATAAAATGGACTTTCTTTAGGAATTTCGTTGACATCAACAGGTGCATCATCTCCAAATAAGTATTTGGAAAGACTGAAATAATCACTAATAGCTTTTTGGGATTTTTCCAATAATTCTTTTTTTGTTGCCATAATGGATTGTTATTATGACACTGCTCTCATCAATTAACAAAAGACAAATCGCAATGAATAACCTCGCAAACGGCAAGAAGCGTCTTGATAGAAAGTGGAGCCACATATTTGTTTGCTCCGGATGTAGACTTGATTTTTTCAAGCTCTTCTTCAACCAATGATTTTGGAGCTGTATAATGAACCGCTGTTTTTCGATAAACGAGCTTATTATCTACTTCGTAACGATTCATTAATAAATCCAACACCTTATGTACATCAAGCACTGATATCGGGTAAAAACAATCTTCGGTAGCCAAGTCAGTCATCACAAATTTCACTCCCAAGTCTTGACAATATGCGATTAAATTTGAAACCGGATAATTGCTTCTGCCGGATTTGATGGATTGGACAGCGTATGCCGAAAGACCACCTTTGTACATCTTGTCCTGTGATATTGCTTTAAGTTTCTCTGCAATTTGCTCTTGATTCATCTATGGATCGTTCTTTTAATTGTATTTACTATCTCAATAACATCGTTTCTTACCAATTCATAATTAAAGGTATCCATTTCCTGACATTGACCTATGAGGATTTCAAGTTCATCATTGGCTTCAGACAGGTCGGATATGTTTTCTGACAGTGAATCGTTGCCGGCAGACCATTGAAATGATTCCGGTCTGTTATCAAGTGCCGCCTCTTCCTCATCCATACACTGCTCAACTTTAATTTGTGCGTCCTGAATGATTTTTAAAGCGACTTCCTTATCCATTACCGGGTTTCTCAGTCTTTCTAAATCATCCAGTACAAGATGAAGTACGTTTCTTCGTCTTTTATTCATACTTTCTGCTTTTTAAGATTTTACTGAAAGATAGTGCAAAGTTATAAAAGTTTGTCATCATCTTTCCATCTAATTATGATTATTTTTATTCAGACATAAAATAATAGAGGAGTTAACCTGTCATTTTATAATAACAAAGGTTAATCCCTCCGGTAATTTAAAGCTGAAAATCATCTCTTAAACGGATTCCAGCCAAAAAAGATTGCAATAAGACCTAATATAAATCCTAATGGAATCAATGACGTAAGTCCCCATATTATTTTCCATATAGGCGAAGGATCTTCAAAAACAAGGAAACCACAGCAAAAGTAATACCACATCCAGCCTAATCCACACAAAAGGATGATGCTTAGTCCGATAATTCCAACCCGCATAAGCAACATTCCAATCTTTGTAGCACGCTCTTTTCCTTTACCTTCAGATGATTTTTCAATTGCGATACAGATATTAATTGCAATGCCAAGTATTATCCATATCGCAAATATTATCCATCCCATATTTTATACAACCAAATTTTCATAAATACATTTCATACACAAATCACCAATGGCTTCTGATTCCAGTCTGGCTATTACTTCCTGGTTCTCATTCCATCCCCATTCGCGAAAGATACGAATAGTTTTTCTCTTTTTCAAATAACTTCCAAAACACTCTATTTGATTCGGTTTTAATTTGAATGATACAGATGCAGTGTTATTATCCTTGTCTTTCCAACGTGCCCGTTTGTTTTGGAAGAAAGTGATTACACTGAACGGAACCAAACCAGGCTGTAATCCCATTTGTTCCAACATCCAATTACCTTCATCTTGTTCTCCCAGGAAGCCACGAATAAATTCGTTTACATAATAGCCATTGACTTTAACTTTGTCATTAATTTCTTTTCTTTTCATTGTTATTATTGATGGTAACAACTGTTTTCATCAATGTTCCGTATCTTAGTCATAACACCATTCAGTAATTTCGCAAGTATCAGGGTGGATAAAACAAATAAGTTCAACCTCCCCATCCGGAGTATCTGATGTGTGCAATGATACAGCTTCAATATGCCCCTTATTTGTGTCATCGTTCCAGTAGATATTAAAATCAACTCCGACATAATCAGAACTGGTCGCCATGTGGCTACGGTCAAGTTCGACTTCACAATATATAATAGAGTCATCATCGTCGAAACCGTTATCACATTCATATGAATTTAGAGAGTTCCACAAGTCCTCAAATGTTTTTGCCTTTGATATGGCTTCCTGAATGACATGCTTTGCTTGTTCGTATGCGTCTTTATTAAAATTGTTATCAAACAATTCTTGCTGTTCTTTCGTTAAATTTATTCTCATGATTTATTTTTTACAAGTTAATCATTTAGCCTTGCATCCAAGGCTAAATCGAAAATTTTATCAAGCGTTTTTCTCATTTCTTCTGCGTATTCAAACAGTTCATCTTTTGATAGGTCTTTACGTTGCCAATCAAACATATTGCAATATCGGCATCCAATAGCTTCATTTTCAATTTGCTCAAATTGAAATTTATAAGGATTCTCCTTTTTGTTTTTAGCCTTGCCTTTCATATTGTCACAATCTTTGTTTTTCTTAACTCACCGGAATATCCGTGCGCTTTCAGACCATTGACAAAGAAATCAACTGGAAGTCTGACATAATCGACACAGGAATAATGAACAGGCTCCCCAACATATTCGTGAGCCAGCAATCCATTGGCGTAGGCGCTTGCCGGAATTTTCATAAGGTCCAAACTTGGATATTGTGTCAATACCGTTTTTGTAATAAGCAAGTTATAATCATCACATTCTGATTTATTGGAATAGGGACATTTACCGGCTCTATTTTTAAGAGAGCAATCCTTACACAGCTTGTTTAGTTGGGATTGCAATTTTTTGTTGATATTCTGGTTATTCATACATTCACTACTTTAGAGTACCTTAACTCACCATTATATCCTCTTCTCCGGAGTTCAGCAAAAATATTCTCATCCGTAAAATCTGCCAATGTAAGAATTGCTTTATTACCGGGCTGAGGTGTATAGTTTACCGGACGTGTTTGTTCCTGCTTTTCCGTTTCTAATTTGGATTTTGTTCTTGCCATATCTTTTATTCGTTTTAATTGATTGTCCATCTTGTTACTACATCACATCGTTCAATTTGATTGTGTTTGGATGCACTTCCATTGTAGAGAAGTTCTTCCAAATACTCAAAATTAACGTAAATGCCGGATTTTACACTCCAATTATTTGTTCCTGAGAAAAGGACGGAGTTGCTAAGCAGTTCCGCCTTTTCTACAACAATAGTCATAGATGATCCATTCCATGAATCATAAGTATGCAACTTCTTCCCCATCCACAATTTACTATTGTTTGTTAGCCATTGTTCTGTAATATTCTGTTTCATAGTATTAATAATCAAGTTTTCTTTCATCATTATAGTTGTTGATTATCCATTCAAGTAACAATTTCTGATTTTGTGAATCAAGTTCTGTGTAAAAGCAAATGAGATAGGTATGTGGATCATTAGACCGTGTAGCTGATTTCCATTTTCCTATCATGTGACTGATAGGGCACGTCCATTTTATTGCCACTATAAACTCAGGAAGATAAATCACTTCATTATTATCATTTGGATTGGTATATGGAACAACTTTATAATTCAAACTGAAATATACCCATTTGTTTATCGCTGCCATAGCGATTTTCATATTGTCTGTCATAGTACTAATATTTTAAGCAGCCCGTCTTTGAGCTATTTTGTTCTTGTTTGCTTTAATCAATGTAATTATACGGTCTTTCAATGGAGGCACTGAGTTATGTATTCCACGGCATTGAATGATTTCCAGATTGTTGATGTCCATTTCAATAGTTGCAATAGACACACCATCAATAAGTGCGTGTAATATCAATGATCCCTCCTTTTGGTAATACTTGTTTGTGAATACACAGTGATGCAGTGTGTGCCATTCATCAATAAATTCCTGAATACTGATAAGTGGTTTGATGGTCAGTTCAGAATCTTTAAATTCAAGATCGAAATATCGAGATTTGGATTCCTTGTATTCGGATTCTTCTTCAGCAATTTTCTTTTTGTTTGCTAAATACCTACGTTCTCGGTCCAGTTCACGTTGCAATTCATTTTGCCGGCGAATTCTGTCTGCGTGTACTTCTCTTTTATGTACCCAATAATCATGAGCGTCTTTTAAATTGTCCGGACAAATAAATTTGGGGTTCCGGGTATCTTTTCCCAGATAATCAAGCGCACTCAAAAGGTCGTACCATAAAGTTGCATCACTGACGGTATAATTGTTTCGTATTGCTATCTTTATGGATGACCAATTTCTGTCAAGAGAATAGGATGAACTCATAAAATACCCTGCAAGCTGAAACTGTCCGGCTTTCCACATCGTTTCTATTTTACTATTTGTCAGTAGGTTCTTTATAACTTTAGATGGATTGTAATCATGAAAATCACCATTAAATCCATTTCTGACCAATTCAGGAATAGCGTACACTCGTCCGATAATTTTACTCGGACAGACTGAATGGGCATAATGTTCCGGGCGAACTTCTAAATCACTGGACCAATCCCAAGAATCTACATAACAGGCTATCCAATTCCTTTTCCGACCGATAATGACTTCTTTACCATCAGAAGCAATCCAGCGTTGGAACGCTTCACCAGTCCACCAAGTCACTTTTTTACCTTTACGCAAGGTTGCGGACATAAAGAACATCCTGACTACTTGAAAACCTCCACATTTTGTAACTATTGCAAAATAGTCTTTGTAAACAATCTTGCGCTTCCGGTCTTTTTCAACTGTCAGTTTTGCGGAACAATGCGGACAAGTAACAATATCAGCATTGCCTTTATTACCTTTCCATGATTTACCACAATCCATGCAGGTATATTCTCCTTTTGAATTGAGTTTTGCTATATGGGGGATGATATGTTTTTCGACCTGCTTTTTCTGATATTCACTAAGTTGGGGCAGTTTCTTTAAGTTTTCTACCACCATTTTTTGTAGTTTGTTCCTTGGCTTCATTTTAAACTTTGTTTATGTTTTGTTAGAAAAGTGGAATTTCCAGTACATCAGGCAAATTTGGGTCTGTTTTGGCGGATTTTGACTTTCTGGGTTTGGTTTCCTTTGGTTTTGTGTTTTTTTCAGGAACAGAAGTGTGTTGCACATCTTCCACTTTATTCTTTGGCCCATCAACAACGATGTCATCCTCATCATAATAGTGAATAGCAAGACCGTAAACCTCTTCATCAGTACAAGCCACACATCGCTCATTATTCTTTCGATTTTTCTCTACTTGCTGAAAGATATATTTGCAACACTCGGATATCGATTTGTTGGGTTTTGTATAGTTCTTTGAGAACATTTCATCTTCTTTGGCAAGATTGTCAAGAAAAGTCTTGATAGCTGTTTCAAACGCTGTAAGATTCAAATCCATAATATTGTAGTTTTATATTTTGTTATAGAAAAAGAAAAATGATTTGCGATTAATGTTGAGAATATCTTTATCCAATCTGATTCCAAGAATAAAATTCTGTTCGGATATTTTGATGGTTTCAATGCCTGTTGGTGTATCGCCTTTGATAAATTTTACTAAACGAATTGATACATTGGGATATGCAATATCGACTACATCATAAGCAAAAATTTGTCTTTTATGTTTGATTACGATAGCATCACCGCTCTTTATGCTGGAGAAATCACGATATATTGACATCCCATGTCTCTGCATAAAAGAGTGTAAAAGTTTTTGTTTAAATTTAGGAATTAGGTCTGATTTATTTTTATTGAGTTGCAATTCATTATACTGAAAAGTACTTGCAGTAATACCTTGTAAGGAACCTCCATTTTTCATTAATGAATCAGCTTGTTTCTCCATGAAATCAAGCACTTTCATTTTTGTTTCTGCTATAGCGGCATTGTCTTTGTTTTTAATAATTTCCCTTATTTTATCCCATTCTATGTCCATTGTTCAATTAATTGACAACCCCTTTATCTCTTAGCTCACTTCGTTCGCAATCGCTTCGCTCTAAGGGATAAAGAGATAAAGGGGTTAAGAGTTAATGAAATGCTGCCACGGCACGCACATAGTTGCTGTCCGACACCTTAGCGTTCCAGTCGGTGAGGCCGCCGTCGCCCAGGGTCAAGAGCCAAGCGCCCGCCGCCGAGTACTCAGTAGAACTCCAGTACCAGCCATCTTTTATGCGGCTTCCGCCGCTAAGTTCGATGGCAGCATTGATGGAGCGCTTATTGAAATAAATAAGATACAATTCTGCAACAGACGGAATCCATTCATCATCTTTCAGTTCTATACCAGTACCCACTTGTTTGATATGTTCGGTATTTAATTTACCATCCCAATCGGCAACAGCATCATCATAATTATCAATATAGCCGTCATAATTACCATAGTCTTGTGTGTTAGTCAGTGATTGTTCTGGTAAATCCTCCAAATTAATGGCAATTGAACGATCTCCCATAATGACTCCGATACGCCTGACTACTTTTTGCGGTTTGTTTTGTTTTACGAAATCAAACAGTTCATCAGAACCATCTTCATAAAGATAATAAACTCCATCAGAGCGCAATATCGGATTCGCACCTACAATAAGTTGACTATCAGACTTATGATTAAGCCAATCGAAAAGTTGTTGTGCATCTTCACCAAAATCATGGTAAAGTGCAAGTTTTAATCTCTGTTCTTGTGACAGTGCGCTATACGCTTTTTCTACATACTCTTTTTCAATCATACTGTATAAATTTAATAATTAGTTATTTACCGTTGCTGAGACATAAAGCCAATTTGTCAAGGTCCGATGTACCAAAATAGTTTTGAAGCTCCTTCAGCACAGATGCTTTTTGCGACTGAAGGAGCTTTTTGATTGTAGCTGGGCTACCGCCACGATATAATTCGAGGCAATTTTTTGCTTGTTGTGTCATTTTATTTGTTTTATAGAAATAGTATGGAAATCGCCCAAAGTTAGAATGAGAGCGCCATTTTATAAGTGTTTAAGCGTTTTCTTCGATGTGAAAGTAATTGAAAGGCGGTCAGAAGAAATCTGTTCATAAGTTTAGCCTACTAATCCCGGTATTTGTGGCAATTGACGAATAGCCTCTTTCTGCTCTTCTCTCTTTTGCCATTGTTCGTATTCTTCACGTGCTACATCGGTTGTCGGAACTAAAGAAGTAGCATCTGTATTACATTTGATGTATTCATAAACCAAATCTTTCATGGTCCAATCGCCATCTCCGTCAATAGGTTCATCAGTCTTCAAACAATATAGATACCACAGAATACATTCCAAATAATTGGTATTATCAGGATCTACTAAATAGCCAAACCAATCTTCTATATCGTTACTCATAAAGCTCCAAAAACCGGGTGCATCAGAATGCCTTTCTTTGATAACTTTAGCAAGTCTTAAACGATACTCTGGATCACTCATTAAGTTGACTATCTTTGTAATAAACGCATCATAATCACCAACTTCAATATTGCAAATAATTTTATCTGTAGTAAAATTATATTCTCTGGGACTATCAACACTTTCAGATGTCAGTTTAATATTTAGCTGAAGTTTGTCGTTTAATTCGTTGATGTACATTTCAGCAAATGCTTTAGCAACGGCATTGCGATAGGCATCTGAATCTATTTCCCAATTTGATAAATGCTCAAAATTAGGGTATTGATCTTGCAAACTCTCCCGTCCGCTCTCTTCAATATATATTTCACTGAAGATGGTTTCATAAAAACCGGGGAAACTCTTTATTTCTATAGTCGTTGTCATAATTTGAAAAGTGTTAGATATTCTACCTTCTGGATACACATATACATTCCCCATCAATATTGTACGATTCGTATTTTCCATCGTATGAATTAAGAATATTACACCAGCCATCATCTATGATTGATTTCAACCAGTTTTGCAAAGAATCAGTTGTACTTTTGGCAGCAACCGCTTCACGCCAGAAGTATTCATATTCATCGTCACCATATACTCTATCACTGGCTATTTGTTCTAACTCTTCTTCTGTACCTATGTAATATTCTGTTCCATTTGCTTCATATAGGCAGTCATCATTCGATTGAAAGGTGTCATCTAAATCGCTAAATGTCAATTGTAAATGAATCCCAAGTGCCACAAACCGTTTAGCTTCCTTTGCATCACAATCACGCATTTTCATAACCTTTTCAATGGTGTCTTTTGTGGCTTCAAAATCACCAGCCATATCAAAATCGTTTGGTACAGCAAGATTTTGTGACAATTCTTTTTCCTCGTTTTGCAACACTTCGCACAAGTCATCTATTCTTTTGCAAATATCTTTCGGAATAGGTATATAGAACCAATCAGTTCCATATTTATACCCCTTGTCAATATACAGTCCTCTGATTGCCAGAAAAATGTATTTCACCCAAAGGTCATTAGAGTTATTCTTAATGCGCTTTGGGTCAAGTCCAAGAATATATTTGATAGGATTATTCTTGGTATATTTTGCAATCACATTCCTCAATACAGCCATGTGTTCAGGCTGTACCTGATAGAACTTACACATAATATTGAAAGACGTGCTATCAAATTGCTTACGGAAATTCTCATCGTATCCGGAAAACAGATTGACGAACCCGTCAAAGTCTTTTTTGTATTGCTCTCCATTAAGATATTCTTCTTGCGCTCTGGTTCCACTTGCCATACCACACAAATGATATTTAGCCCAAAAATCGAGTAACTCTTTTTGTCCGGATGTTCTTGGTGCTATGCTGTCATAACATTGACCACTGCAAAAACCGCCTTCACCGTGTACAGATACTTCAAAGCATTCTTCAAACTCTTCAAGAGTATCTACATTCCGTCTTGTGTAAGGATCTGTTTCACGAGCCTCAAATTCAATTGCCCAACGGTTTATGTTGTTGTCACGAATTGTGACTGAACGGCTATATATCTTATTTTTCATGATTGTTACTGATTTAATTCTTTGATTATTTGTTCAATAAATATCCGAGAGACCGAAATTTTCTCTGAACACATCACACCATCACTTTGCTTACGATATTCAAAAACGACCGGCTGATTCTTAGGTGTACTTTCCAATTTTGCAACCAACGAGCAAACCTACTCTTGGATTGGCTTAGGTTTCAAAAATTTCAGAATGATACCGATGGATTTCTCCCAGTCATAAAATTCCGGATTCCAGGGATTCCCGACCATATCTGAAAGACGAATTACAAAACAGTGTTTGCTTATCCGTTGCATTGGCTTCTTCTGTGCTACTTTCAACATGGCAGAAGATATTGCATCTACTAATGTGTTCTCTATTTCATTCTTCTTCTGTTCAAGAAGAATCAATTCTTGTTCGATTTGTTTTATTGATTTATCCATATCTATAATTATGAGAAGTTTCTTACTATTGCTCCGAATGAGTCAAATTTCACACCCAGTTCATCATGCGCTTTATTTGAGCCACATTCACATTCTCCAACTTTTTCTCCGGAACCACATTCGCACAGGTCAATTCCCCAATGATTTATGCAATGATTGCAACAGGATGAATCTGGGATTACATGAACTTGCGGTATATCCAACTTTAATCTATCAAATGTTTCTTGATACATACTGTTGGATACTCCGTTATCATATACGATTGTAATTGCACCGCATACGCATTTTTGTATATGTGTTATTATCATATTGATTGCTCTTTGTACCATTGAATTTCATGTTCATTTGCCTCTCGGTACAACATATACACACCTCCAAGAGTGGAATTGTAAATTAGGGTATAACCATCTTTTTGATGGATAGAGTCTGTTCCATTATTTACCCATCGTGGTTCTTCATCACAAATATCGTCTTTAGACCATTCATCACTATCCCAATCTTTCAAATAGTCAATGACAGCTTCTCCGTTTGCATCAGTAAAAACTGTTCCATGTCCTGCACCATCATACAGTTTGTCACATTCATTTTGCATTTCGCCGAATTGGACATTGATGATTATTCGATACATCTTTCCCTTTTCAGCCATAGCCAATTTTCGGAGTTGGTATGTAGTCGGTATTTTCTCACTTACATATTCATTTCCTGAATTATCTTCATCGAACAAATATTCCGTGAGGCAAAACTTATTGTCTTCATAACATCGGATAATATAGTCAGCAACACTATCTTCATTTTCATACATTTCCCATTCTTCATAATCCAAGCCAACACCAAACTGGTCAGCTATAGATTCAAGCAATTCATAGTCTTGGCGATTCTGTTGGACAAATTTGATAAACCATTTATCGGCATATTCAGAAAGTTCCTCATCATCAACATAATTAGGGTCGTGCTGCAAATCAAAATCTTCCTCATCAGCATAGCCTAAATGTTGAGCCAGTGTGTCAAATTCAAACCAAAACATATCGTTAATCGCAGTATCAGTCCACCCGTCTTCTGGTTCAATTTCTTGCAAGAATTCTTCAATGCTGTCAAGTTCATTGACAGAACATTTGTCAGCTCGATCTTTACCTCCACTCCAGAATTTGAAGTTGCTGAGGCTATCTTCAACTGTGTATTTCATACTTCATGTTAAATATAATCATACAAACGCTCAATAAAATAGCACATCTCATCTGCCAGTTCTTTTAATCTTCCCCAGTCTGTTCTTGATTCAATTAAATCCTCTGGGGAATGACTACTTATCCACGGATAATACACATTAGATTCACCCATTTTCAAATTGACAAGTTCATCAATTATAGATTCTGGCTTTCCTACAACAAAAAACCAATTTTTAACTTCACTGCTACAGTTATAACCGGTCTGTTCTCTCTTCCAAAACTCTTCAGCAGTCATACTTTGAGATTTGTTCAACAACTCCTCCCATTTTAATTTTGCTTCCTTTGATTTGTTACTGGAGTGGAAAAGTTGTTTACTGTACTCTGTAATAGGCACTTTGATAATCTTCATACCATTAATCCTTTCTGTTTATTTCATCCAATATCCGCTGCATTTTAGCCTTTACACCTGCCGGAGAATCTATGATACCCCAGCCTTTGCGAAGTTCCTCATCTGAAACATTTGTAAGATAATATTGCAAACCTACTCTCAATGCTTCAATGACATAAACGCTTGCAAGCGGACTGCCATCCAGATTGCAGGCGTTTACTATTTTCTGTTCATTTGTCATTGCATTTTCTTAATTAATTGATTAGCTACATGTCCTACATTCTTTTTGTATGTTTCCCATACTTCGTCGTCACTTTTGTCTTTCATGGATTCACAACCACAATCATGATAAAATTCACGCAATTGATCGTAATACACCAAAAGATTGCCGTACTGAACGATATTGAAATCAGTCTCATGAGGAAAATTCTCTATATATCGCCTAATCTCACTCAGGCTCTCTTCTTTGGTGTCGCACATGGATAATAATTGATGTTCGATATGAGGAAGAACCTTATATAATACACATTCAAGATTTGTATAGAGAATTTGTACTATCATAAAGTCCTTTCGTTCATATCTGGAATCAATAATCCACGGATTTTCCAAGAGTAAATTCTCAATTGCTTCAACTTCGTTTTTCCCTTTTGTACGACCAAGAACCTGACAGTTGTCTATACTATCTCCATTAGGGGTTTGACAGGATCCTCCAAATGTGTAAATTAGGTATTCGTTCATAATGATTATTCAGTTATTTCGAGAGCTTTCATCAAGGCATCTTTCTCTCTTTGTTGTTTTTCAATATATTCAATTGCAAGTTTTATAGCACTTTCCGCTGTATCCCCGTAAAAGTCATGTTTTTTCGACCATTGCTGAATAGAAGTGTGATTATTGCAAATTTTCACCATCCATCCACTTTCACATTCTTTTTTGATTCTCACCACCTTTTTAATAAGGTATCCATTTTTGAAAATTGAATTATGAGCACTCAAAAAATTACGTTGTATCATATCATCGAACTTTTCCTTAGATATAGGTCTGATGATAGATAAGCGGCAATTATCCAACTCCATCTGGGTTGGATTCTCCGGAAGAAAATAAGTATCTGTCTCGAAATCAGGCAATCTCCTTAAAGTCAAGGAGTATTTTTCTAACATTGCTACAATATCCATGATTGAAATTTTTATATGTTTACGCCACTTCTTTAAGTTGATGCTCGGATATTACTTCTTCTATCAGTTTATCCGTTTCCATGTAATACCCCCAGCATGAATCAACTTCTTCCCAATCAAAATCCTCTTCATCTTCACGTTCTATATCATGGTATTTTTTAGTGTATTCTACTTTCTTTTCCAGAACAAAACCTTTGACATCGCCCCATGCCCACATAGCAATCTCTTTTACTTCTGCGTCAATGAGTTCAAGTGCATGTTTTTTCCAATTTTTGCCGTTGTTTCCGACATATTTATCATAGCGTTCTTTGGACATATAAGCTACGCCCCGAATATGATCGCCCTGAGAATATCCAGATGACCCCCAACTCTTGATGACAAAATTTTTAGCACACTCCTCAATAAGTGCAACCAATTCTTCTTTGTCCAAAGGTTCCAGTAATTCCATACGATAATCATACGCTTTAAGTTCTGAAGGTTTAACCTCATATTCTGTTGACCACTTAACGTTTTTATCTTTCCCATTTTGGAGAACTTGCAATTCCCATTGACGGGCACTTCGGTTGTAGATGAATCGGATATCCTGAACTTTCCCTGCTTTGTAGTAATTAATAATTGATTGCTGATCTACAACCTTCGCAACCATATTCTGAAGAATGTCTGCCACTGAATGTTCACGTGTATTTGAAACCCATTCTTTCCAGTCACAACAATCACTCAACCAGTAACGACCACGTTCAAGATATTCAAAAATATAATTGGCTCCCATATCCCAACTAGTAACAGGGCATTCTGCATTGGTATCGTAATATATTTTTATGCGATAATCGCCAATCTCTTTTGTTTTTATCAATCTGTTTTCCATAATGAATGTTTTAAGTATGCTTAGACCAACCGTAACGGGGAGTTAATTGAACCGCATAATTTTCTTGATATCCGGTTTCTTTCCATCCATGAAAGATAATGCCCCCAACCAAACCGGATTTTCCATTGATATATTCACAAAATCCAAACTCATTATAACCAGGATTATAGCTTACTTGAATATAATGGTCTGAAGACATCTGTCGATAACGGTGAAACCCTCTTAAAGCATCAACCAAAGAGGTGTCATTATGCACTTCACAATCATGAATTAATTGTTTTAGCTTGTTGATTGAAATATTGTTCAGTTTTACTTTAACCTTACATCTTTTAGGTAAGATCCCATTATGTTTTTCCCATTCTTTAACGGTAGGAATCACATAATCACGAATTGCTTCTTTCGCCTGAGCCAGTGATACTTCGGAAACCTTGTCTTTCCCTATAATAAAAATATGGTCATTGGGATACATATTCAAATAGGCATTGAATCCATTGTCTCCTTGCACATAATTAAGCCGGACAGATTCATTGTTAAAGAAAAATTCTTTATAACTGCCTAACTTTAGTAAGTATGTATGCGATGTGCCGACAATCCAAATCATCGGGAACTGACACGCTCCCGCTTTTTTAATATATGGCTTATCGTATTGCTCAAAGTCAGACTGGAAACTGGTCATAACTTCTGCTACAATGCCACTCATTTGCTTTATGATTGCTTCATTCATAATTGCATGTTTTTATATATTAGGCAGATAATGCCTGTTGATTTTACTAATGGATGTTAATGAATAAACAATTGAGTAATTGTTCGCTTTACAGTTTATATGATTACAGTCTTTGAAAATTTTAGCTCTCCGACATAACCACGTCTTTTCAATTCGGCAAAAATCACACTGTCTGTTAAATCGGCAATTTTGAAGGCCGTTTTCAGCTCAGGGCTTGTCCGATTTCGTTGCTGTTCTTTAAGCACATTTCTTTCCTCTCTGCAACACTCTTTGCATGTATTCCAGAATCCGTCTTTTGATGTGCGATGCCTGTGGAACATGGAGGTTGATAACAACCTGCCGCAACATTGACACACTTTTGTTCCTTCCGTTGCCATAAGTCTGTTGTTTTCGTTATAAAATGGAGTAAAAGATTTTAAACCCTGCCTTATAAAACTTCAGCCAAAACTTCCGTATTGCTGGAGATAACTTTGGGGAGTGCCACATGAACACTCCCCATATTATACCACACGTTGCTCCGATGATACTATCAGAGCATATAAAGACGCATGGGAACAACAATATCGTTCCCGCTAAATATATTATCACGGATTTCATTTTGAGTATCTCGTTATTTTTCCACCTGCACATGAAAGTATTCTTTCTGCACGTCTAACTATGACTTTTCTTCTCGTTGCCATTTTACGCTACTTTTACGTTTAACCCTAATTTGTCTGCACACTCTTGAGCGTTGGCTGTACGAAATACCCAGCCCTCACCACCATTCAATCGACTGTTATAAACTCCTTTGAATTGGTCTTTGAGAATTTTGCGCAAAGGCTTTGTCTCTCCACGCAATACCCAACACTTGTCATTGTATTTTTCAAATGTCAATCCAAGTTTCTTGATTGCCTTTGTATCTGTGATAGCTATCAAGGTATCATTGTCTTTGTTTTCCTTGGTTTCTTTTTGTGCCTCTGATTTTTGTTGTTTCTCTTGCTTTTTGAACTTCTCAGCCATTTCTTTAGCTCCGGCAGTTTTGCTGTTCTTGGATTTTGATTTTGCCTCTGGCTTTGGTGTTTCATTTGCGGACATTTCGACCTCCACGACTACTCCTGTATTACCTGATTTGATTTCCGCTACTCTGGTGTCAAAAGCCTCTTTAACTTGACCGCAAATGTTATTTGCGACAGCTTTCAGTTCATCAACGGTATCATATTTTGCAAATACGCTTGTGAAATTACACTTCACTTCAATGTTTGTTGCCATATCTTTAAATTTTTGATTTTTGGATATAAAAACGGCTGACACCAAAGAGGCATCAGCCATCAGATTTGAATATATTGCAGACCATTATTCGTCTGCCAGTGGATCACGTGATTCAAGCTCGTCTGTAATTCTCTCAATGTCGGCAGCAAGCAATTCAATTTTTGCTTCGTCGTCGCACGCCATCATTTCATTTTGAATCCGTTCACGTTCTTGCTCCAGCTCGTAAGCTGTCATTTCTGCATAATTTGTCATAATATTGTTCCTGCTCCTTACAGGGATTTAATGTTTAGTTTCATGTCCGCCTCTGCCACATCCTTTGCAGCCATTACCTCGCTGGCAATTTCAATAACTGAGTTTTCATCAATGTCACACTGCCCGGCGATTGCCGTAATCAATTCGGCATCCATAGGCTGCCATGCAGCCATAGCGATGGCAATCGTAGCTAATGCCAATCCATTTTTGTTTGCCATAGTCGTCTGTTTTTACAGTTTTTCTAATCCAGAATGATTCTCTTTTTATTTGTTTTTCGGTTTATCACCATGGCCAATGCGCATTTTGCATTGTATTTCTTACACAAATTGTAAGCCTCAACAACGCTTTTTGAGGTCTGCACTAGTTCATTACCATACAGGACGTAATATTTTACTACCTTTTTGCCTTTTGAATTAGTTGTTTCGTCTTGTACCATTCTCTGAATTTTGGTATTTGCGATAGCAACAGTATCATTTTTCACCCCTGATTCGGCATAAGCCGACATACTCCCAACTAATAAGGCGAGAGCCAAAATAATTCGTTTCATACACCTATTTTTTAAGTTCGTCCTTAATTCTTAATTCATATTCCACAGTCTCATATTCTTGTATGGCATAAAGTCGCCCACATAGTTCCTGTTTGTTCTCGATAGCTTCCACTACCTTGAAATAAGTTGCCTTTGTGACGCGGATAGCTTCATAGGACATACCTGCATCTGCATCATCATAAATCAGATACCATGCACCATCCTTGGCGGTACCATACCACACGTTATCCACCACGCTCAGGGCATTGAAGAACATGCCGTCGTTAGTATTTTTAGTTTGTACTGTCTGAACGCCTTCAGGAATTTCTTTGGTGAAAGTGGTCTGTGCTGGAATAAATTGCATCCCCACTATGATTGCAAGGAGGGTGCAAAAAATGGTTGCGGAATGTTTCATGGTGTCAGTTCTTAAAAAGGTCATAAACTGTTTTACGTCTTGCTGTTACGTTCAATGATTTTGGCAGATAAAATGTCATTGAAGAACTGGTTGCTGATACGACTTTTACGTTTGTTCTTGAAATTCTTGTACGTCTCATGATATTGTTGTTTTAGATGTTAATTATAATTTTAAGTTCGTATTAATAACCGTAGGCTGTCAGGCTTATGCTGGGCCTGTTTTTGTATTTTCCTATATCTGCGTGAGAGTTTGCTTTGCCTCCATGTTTAGGTGAGCATTTGCCTTTCGCAGCACTGAAAATTTCATCTGCACTCATTTTATTAAGAGGCTTGGAAGTATTATGGCATTCAAAATCCGACATGCTTCTATTGTTTCCCGGGTGCAATATGGTTACACGTTTCCCCTTCACGATGTAGTACGCTTTAAATCTGGAATCTTTCTTGTATTGCGCCTGTACTCTCAACTCAAATTCCAAAGTTCTACCACAAATACACCAGAAATTACCAATCTTTCCGATTACCACTTCACGACGGCTTATGCTACATTGCCCGATGAATTCAATGTCTTCACGCTCAAAATTACCGCTTGCAATATGCACCTCATTCAGGCGCATCAATCCCACATTATAAGCGTTCAGCTCTGATTTAAGCATAGAAGCCCCTTTGATAGTTGTTGCCATACTACTATGATTTTATTTGTTTGAACTCAAAGCCTTTTCTTCTTCCACAGAACCGCACCAACAGTCAAGAAAGTAGTTTTCTTGCTCTGTGGTCGGTGTATCTACTTCCACACCATAAACGGCACAATATGCCAACCAACTTGCATCAGCTCCGTCTGTTTGCTTGTTAGTACACCCGAACAAAGTAAAGATGGTCAATACCATCGAAAAAATGATAGCCTTCATATCGCTTGTTTTTTAGTTATTATTTGTGGATGGGGAAGGCTCGAACTTCCACAATGCCGCCCGTTCACCCTGATTTGTTCTTAGAATTGCACCAGTTCTTTCTTGATTTCCACCACTTTGCGCACTACATTTCCGTTTGTGTCTTTGTCGAAGCGAACAATGTACACGTGTTCCAGACTTTCCCAATCAAGGTCGCTCATCATAGATTTCTCATTTTCTTTCTCGAAATTGTGCTTTTGTTTCAGACCTTTGAGGATGGTCGCAACACTCCATTTGTTGTCGGCTACTGGAGTAAGCATATAACGGCTAATCGGTTTGCCGTCCACCTTTTCAGCCTCTTCTTTCGTGAACACCCGAAAGAACGTTTCCATATCACGCAAGCCCATACGCTCCACATCCTCAGCGCATGGTTGATACTTTGCAGGCACGTTCCTGAATACGAAAGCGCGTGTTCCCTTATCCTCAACATTTTTCATGCCTTCGTGCCAACCGTCCATAAGCAACGCCGGAGTATAGCCTTTCTTCTTTCCGTTCTTCTCAAAGCGTGACACACCATGTGCGCCCATCCATTGTTCTACAGTAAGTCCGTTGCAGTCGGGAAGCTGTTTCGTGTACAGTCCGTCAAACTGTTTCAGAACTTGTGATAACTGTGACGTCAAGTCTAAAATGCCTCTTGCACCCTTGTTTTCTTGTGCTTTTGTAATTGTTACCTGAGTTGACATAACGATATAGTAACCCCACACGTGAGCGGTTACAACTGCTTTAAAATGAATAAATTGATTGAATTGTGGGTACGGGAACGCATTGCAGTCCCCCGCGCCGCTTTTAGTACGGACTTACCCTATAAAGTGTTTTTGAATTGTCAATTCATTACAACGGGTGTAACTTGTGCTCTTACACCTGACACAGACACGCCAACCCAGTGGTTACATCAGTGCGCTTCGCTTGTGCTGCCTTACACGTACTTGCGCAATGTATTTTGAACATTCCATGTATTTTAGCGTTGAATAACGGTCCCAATAGCGGGAACCTGTGGACGTACTTTGCCCACGCATGGGTATATCAATCCCATGACTTGCACTACAACCTTATTGTGCCTTATATACGCCTGTCACACGTGTATTTTGTTTACTAACATTTCGTACCTATTGCCTAACATAGTTAAGCCAAATTTTTTGTGCATAACACAAAAGCGGTATTTATCGAAACGCTTTCAAACGGATAAATAAATTATCTGAAATCTTACTCGCTTGTAAGAAGTGTAAGAGTGATTGTCGGTGTTATCCGTTGTTCAAATCTTACACCCCAATATTGAAGTGGTCTTTGGACGATTACAACAGTAAATGAGAATTTTTTTTTAAAAAAGTGCTTTTATTATATCAGATAATGTATAATAGAACTTGTTTTATTGCTAAGCTATTGATAATCAGTTAAATATAACAAAATTGTTTTTCTTATAAAAAATGCTTGAAAAGTGTTTTTTAAGTGACTGAAAAGGCTTGAAAAAGGTTTAGGGTTATTTATTTGTTAAAACAATGTTAAAAAGTGGAGTTCTTTATATATATAAAGTTGTTTCACTTTCAAAAAATAGTGGAACAAGAAAATGTAAATTAATGTAAAATGATGAAAAACAGCTATTTGAATAAAATGCAAGTAGATAAACATAAATTAACACTATAGGTGATAAATTATGACAAAACAGAATAGGTTCACTTTTGTAGAAAGTGAAACAAAAATAAGGTAGTATATTAGCTAATCAATTGAAAATAAATAAAATAACTGGGTGGGTGGCTCACTTGCTCTTCAAGGCAGATGTAAATTTTTCCCGATTTTCAAATTTCGATTTTTAGGCATATTTTACTTATATCAGGAACTTACATCAGTTCCACAAAACATCATAATATCAAAAAACTTTATGAAAAAATTATTATCAGAATTATAACTTTGCCTTAAATTCTTATTTTTTATTTGATTTTCAATGCTTTATGTGTTTCTGCATATTTTTAGTGAACTGAAGAATTTCCGAATCATTGTTTTGTTGATAGCCACAGCTACCTGTTATTTGCCCGGAAATGCCCTTTTTCTTAATTTTGCGGCATTTTCTTTATTGAAATGAATACTTGTAGGTTCAAAGAAAAATAAGGGCTGAAAATGGCTTAAAATACGAATTGTAGAATTGGTTTGGACTGTCCCGGATTTCTCATCATGATTATTTAGTTATAAATTCCCAAATTTTTATATTGCCACTAATTTCTCAAAAATATTTCAGATATTAAAAAGCACCCATGTACAAACCCCAAATTTTTCCCGGCCCCAAATTTCAAATTCGATTTTTGGAGCATGATGTTTTCTGAAAGCAGATGAGAGTTGCCGGGCATGGAACGCCGCCGCTCCGAGGTCGGGAGGGGGATAAAAAGGGGGTGGGTAAAAAAAGCAGGGGAATTTTTGCGGAGCAAAAAGGCGTAAGCCCAACAGTATGCGAAAAAGTAAATTTAAAATTTAAAGCTGGGAATGGGAATTACGCCTACATCAAAAACTTAATTTTTAAATTAAAGCTGGAATAATCCCTACAATATTTTTAGCTCTTTCCTAAAATGCCTAAACAGTCTTTGTTTATTTACTGGGAATGAGGTGCAATATTATAGTGGTTGTCCTACGGGTTACGGGCGCTCGCGCACGCACCAGACTTTTTCGAGTTTTTTCTTCGAGCTTGTGAGAAGAAAAAACGAGAGAAAGACTGTTTTTCTTTTAGGTAATTTCTCTTTTCTCTTTTTCTTTATTTATTTCTTTTTCTTTAAGGGGTCCAGGGGATTTTTCTTTTTCTTGTTTTTTTCTTTTTCGGTTTTCTCTTTATCGACCTTTTCTTTTTACCGGTGCCTGCCGTTTTCAGAACTGTCTGTATAAAAAGTGCGCCGAACTTCACAGCCCAGCGCACTTACCAAAATCCAAAATTATTTGCTTTATCCAAGTATTAATAGTCTCGTCATCACAAAAACCTCAGTTTTTATTCTACCATGACCTCTTTTCCATACACTAATGCGGTCTGAAGTTCTGCCAGACATCCTTTTGACTTCTGCCAGTTCTTGCAGAGATAAATCACATCACAATCGAGTAATGTTGCTATACATTTGCTCATCGCTTCGTTATATGGAGTGTTTATAGACCGTACCACATCGAATGGGGTAATGACCTCATGGTCTTTTTGGGCAAGATTGGTTGCCACAACGAAAGCATGATTGCGCTGGTCGTTGTAATTCTCACCAGTTATAGGAATTGAAACATAAACTTTCTTCATTATCACAATTTTTGAATCACATTGCTGTCATCACGTTTTCATTTGCGCCGTTTATTTGCTCTACGCTCTCTACGATTGGGTTTTCTGACTTCTTCAATTCTTACTATCGCATTTTGCTTTGGAAAATCAAGAAGAATATCGGTATGTTTGATTGGCGATACTGCCAAGACCGCACTAATTAAAATTTGACTTATCATAATTTTTATCTATTTCGTTTGCCGGCAGCCATGAAAACTGCCATTGATGGTTTAAGGAAAAACATTGAGTAATCTGGTCAAGGTCAAAAAACACTGCATTGAAATTATCTATTTTCAAGAATTTATGTATTGAACCATCTTCAGTGTGACAATGCAGATAAATGCTTGCCCCCTGTTCCGGATAACATGAGAATGTATTCCAGTTCAACGCTGTCAGATATTTCTTGAAACTCATGTCAATCGAACTTGAACTTATGGTCAGGAACAATTAAACCTTGTTGCTGTTTCCAGCCCTTCTCTTTTTTCAGTTTGTTGAATTTTTCAATCAAATCAACCATAACACTGTCGCTTACGTGACCAAGATGGAAATACACACATCCGTCTATATTCCGGCAGTCTTTGACAGTCTTCTCAGGGCTTTTTACAACAAGTTTGCCATTTTCCATAACTGGTTGGAAACCGTAGTCTGATAATTTGGAATCCAGTGCGACTACTGTTAGATTTTTAAATTTTTGATACTCAAAATGAATAGGTCTGCTCATAGATTAAACATTTAAACTACAACTGCTTTAATCAATTAATCATATTCCTCTTCCTCTGCCGGATCGTGGTCCGGCTCAAGAACATGATTGTCGTATGCGTTTTTTATATCATCTTTAGTAAGGCTCATGATGCTTGTTTTTCTGGTAGCCTTGCGTATTCTTGTATATATGCCGGAATCTTCTCCTTCCACCAAGTCATTAAGATGTTGAATCGCCGTATAATTGAGTTTACGTATTCTGCCGGCCCCACGTTGGCCATTTGGGGCTTCTTGTAACAATCCTACTTTTCGTAGGGAATATAAACAGGAACTTACTGTGGGTGTTGAGATTTTGATTTTAGTGGCAAGCTCTTTGACTGATGATGCGCATTCTCCGTATTCATTAGTCTCTTCAAGAATAGTGGACACAATCATTAGTTCATTATGTGTCAAATAGTATATTAACACTTTTGGAATAGGGAGTACCATTCCATTAAAGACCTGCTCATTCTCCACTGAGGCAAGCACTTGATATTTTACTTTTGGTAAGACAATCCCTGTCTTTAATTGCTTCGGATCAATCTTGATAATGATTGGTTCCGGTTTTGTGAGTATCGCTTTTTGTGGTATTCGTTTCATGCCATGTTATTATTCATGACACTGCCTTGATCACGTCAGGATATATCCTCATATATAATTAGTTGCAAAGCTATTAAAAAATAAAATTCGGTCAAAATAATCCGTATTATTTGAGTTGGATTTAAGTTTTAATCGTACCTTTGTCAATTTCTAATTTTCAATAATATGAAAACATTAGACCAAATAATCAGATATACATCCCAATGCAGGTTCCCGGATGATGACTGGCAGAAGGTACTTGCTTATTGTCGTGAACGTTTTAAAGGAGGTAAGATACATAAGGCCTTATCTCCGATATCTGAATCATCGTATGACCAATTTGTTAGCTGGCTTGACTCAGGATTCGGTTCCGGGGATTTGGTCAGTTATGGTAAAACAACGGGGGTAATAGGCGATTATACCCCCAAAGTCACAACTCTTATTGCATATTGCGATTATGAAGGAAATCTTATAGTCAAAAAAATGAATGTTCAGGATGTTTTAAGGCTAAAACGTCTTGATGAGGAAAGAAGCTGGGAGTTGAAAAAGAAAATTTATGAACGTGGTCTTGATGTTGTTGTAAGAAACGCAAAATTGTCTGAGCTGTACATCCCCAAGAAAAATTTCTATGTTACTTTAGGAGATAGTGAATATGGAGATTTAAGTGTCGGAATATACTTAGAATCAAAAGGTTGTTCGCATCATTTTTCTGCTTTCCTAAATAAGAATGGTAAACTTGAAATGGATTGTTGGATAGACATTGAGTGTACACCATTTAGACCGGCTACAGAGAAAGATATTCAAAGACTACATCAGGCCACATCTAATGCCGGATGGTCCTTTAACGGAAGAACCAGTACGTTTATTAAAATGCCTAAGCGTGGACACAATAATGTTTACTGGTATATGAATGATCGGTTTGAAATTGTGCTGGATAAAGATAATGGCTCCAAGAAACATACAGAACGATATGATGCCGGAAATTATTTTCTTGACAATACTGAAGCATTGCTGTTCATGAAAGAGGTTAGGAATATGAGAAATGGAGGAATTTGAAATATTCCTCCATTCTTGTTCTTATTGTAAGTCTATTGGTTTGAATGTTGATTGAAGTGCCACATCATACCAGTAATCTTCCGCTTTTTGTATTGGTATCTCCGCTGCTATGGATTTCTGTTTGTTTGCTTCATTCCATTTTTGCACTTTCTTTTGGGAGAAAGTGTACATACCAATCGGCCTCTGCCTCAAAGTGGCTTTCTCATTAAAGCAACCGAATATATCTGCTTCTTCAACATATAAATGCTCTTTATATTTTTGCTTGAACAAGATCCAATTGTCCACTTGGTATTTATTGTAGAACAATGCCCAGCAATACATGGCAACTTCCATATCTGTGAGTTTATCCCATCCGTTGTTTGCATCATCCTCTGCAAGCATAATGATTTGGCGGAGATATGTCCTATTTGCTTGAGCCTGTTCGCGTGAAATTTCATATTTCTGTAAAATATCAGGAACAATTCCGCATAAGTTCATTATCCCTTCTTTGGTAATCGTGTAATCACCATCTGTTTCAGGAAAATTAAAAATAAGATGAAGTCTCTTGTGGTCATAGGCATTAACTTTGCGGATAGAATATGATTTTCCCCATATACGCACTTGTTTATAATTAGATGCAGCATCATTAAAATCAGATTCTATATCAATTACAAGTCTATCGAGTATTTTTTTAGGAATTTTGAATCCCCACATATCGTCAGGACCAAACTTATCATCACATTCTTCCGCGTCAGTTTGAAATGTATCAAAAAGACAACTGAGTGCATACGCAGCGTGCAACATATAAGGTTGGTCGCTAATCTCCCAAGGTTCGTGCATCAAGATGTCTAAATCTGAAGCACTGTAAGATTGATATTTATTCATCGTCTGGAAGTATTGAATTAATGGATTGAAGTAAGTCAGCAGAATAAGGAGCATTATTTGTAATCATATTCATTACATTTAATTTGAGAATACGATAAATGGCAGCACCAATAGGATTGTTTGGCTGGTGCATACAGGAAAAGATAGCTTGTGCTATATTGTCCGAATTTCCATGTGTTACGGCCCCACATTGTCCGTCTTTATGGGAAATGATAAAGATGTCAGCATCTTTTCCCATGATTTTTTCAGCTTCTTGAAGCAAATTATTTGTTTTTGTCTCCATAAGGATTTTGGATTATAGATTGACACTGCTCTCATCATTTAATATATCTTTTTTATTGATGAAGAATCCACAATGTTCATCACCAATCCTCCATTTGGGAGGAATCGAATTATATGGTCCGGTTCCATCATTTTCTTGCTCTGTATTATATCTGAAGCAATGATACCTATCAAAACAGGCACGGGCATTACATACTTTGTTTGTTCTTTTTAATTGCCGGTATGCCTTTAGAGTGATTTCAACCACAGTGGGTTGAAATTTATCCAGGAAACGATCCGGTATGGTTCCTATAGTCCATATATCGTTTGATTGGAGCAAGGATTTGTCAGGACGCATAAAATAGCGCATTTTACCTTTTCCCCCTAAAATAAGGGTTTTATCCCTTTTGTCAGCTACTGGATGTATTCTCAAACACTTGTTATTAATCACTTCAAGATATTTAGGGGGATAATCAATTATATCTTGCCAAAATGCACATTCATAACAGAGCTTTTTCTGTTTCATTATGCGGCTTAGATGATTTTGAGAATCATATCCATGCAAAAGCATTTTTATTCCACAGAATTTACAATATCCAATATGGCTGAATAATTTCTCCCCCATACCTTTATATTTCTATAGAGTTAAAGATACTGGAAATTTCATCGTCACGTATTCCTAAGTATATCATGGTTGTATCCAAGCTCGTGTGCTTAAAAATGCGATTTAAGTACATCAGTGATTTTTCAGTTCTTCCGCTTTTTTCATATACATATCTGCCGAATGTCTTTCTAAAGGTATGTGTGCTGAAATTATCTATGTTCAATTCATACTTTCTCACCCATTGTTTTAATGTACGGTTGATGTATTGAATTGAAACAGTTTTATTTTCACCATATTTATTTGCCAGAATGTAATCTCTCTTGTTTGGCTTCCCCATACGTTTATATAAAGTGGAAAAATGGTCTGAGGCATTTTGGCCTATCGGTATTACATGTGTCTTGTTTGTTTTTTGGGCAGTAATGATGGTTTTACGCTGGTCGAGTACATCGCTCCATTTTAGCCTGCATACGTCTGAAAACCGTAGCCCGGTACAAAAAGATAAGATACAATAGCAAGCCCACCAGTATTTCTTCTCGTCTATCAGGGCTTGTACAAGTTTTTGATAATCTTCATACGGCAAATAATCTGCCGTTGTTATACTTCCTTTTTGGCTCATAACTCTATTATTTTGGAATTTGGTAATGCAAAATTATCGTTAAAACTGAAATAAAACAAAATATTTTCTGTGTTTCACTTTTAATAAAAGTTAAACAAGATATATATAATTGGTAATCAGATATTTGAATATTGTTTGTTTCACTTTTTATAATCACTCATGTTACTGACTGGAATTTATATACATTATTATATGAAAAAAGGAGCGTGCCGTAAAACAACACGCTCCTGGGACTACTGTCCTATCATGTAGTTAAGAGTTTACTTAGTACCAGTATGTCCAAATCCGCCTTCTCCACGTTCGGTCTCGGATAATTCCGTAACAACTTCAAACGGTTCGTTGCAATAATGACTAATTACCATTTGGGCAATCTTTGTACCTTCTTTTACTACAAAGGGGATGGGTTCATGACTTTTTATAATCACTCCAACTATACCTCTGTAACTTTCATCTACTGTGCCAATAATAACATCAGCGTCAAATCTCTTAGGAGTATCCATATCCTCTAAAAAATACCCCTCAATTCCTTTTAAAGAAAATCCGCTACGAGGACGGATTTGAGCTTCTGTTTCGGATTTCAGTTCTATACTGATGTCAAGTTTTATGAGGTTGCGTCCTGGATTAATCACAAAATTGCATGGAATATACAAATCATAACCAGCCGCACCTTTTTCAGCTCTTGTGGGTACTTTTGCACCCGGTGATAACAATTTTACTTTCATATTATTTATTATTAATAGTATAGCTTGGTTTATTTACTTGGTATTGCAAGATATTCACTTTCTAACATTACAGAAGATTTGAGCATTTTTCGGGTACTATAGATTTTTCTATCCTCACCAATCTCTGCGTCAAAATCAAATAAAGTCAGTTTGCCGATATCATCTGGTTCAATCTGAAAATCGGATGGAACAGCTCTCCAATATCTTTTATTTACTGATATTATTTCTCCATAAGCAGCCTTAATAAGCGATTGTCTGAGTGTACCAGTAAGTGTTGCCGCTTCACTGATTGACTTAAAGATTGCAACCAGAATGTACGTTGCATCAAAAGCAACAATCGTTGTAGGGTTGTTATTCGGTTCCTGTTGCGTCATTTTTTCTTTCGTTTATTATTTCATTAAGAGCTTCGGATGGCAGTCTTTGAGCTGCCATGCTATAGAGAAAACCATTACTGTATGCCACTCCGTATGATATAGCATCTGTAATAATACTATTGAAATACATGCACATCTCGGGGTTTGCAAAAGCAAGAAATATAAAAGCCAATTCTGCTGCTACCAAAATATGTCCATTCGTGTTCTGATAGAACAGTTCTGATGTCTTTTTTTGTGATGCTTTAATTAATGGTTCTATAAAATGCTTGTTGGTACGCATAAACACCTTATAGTCTATGTACTGAATTTGATTCTCTTCAAAGTAAGCAGTATAGTCAAATACCGCTTTGTTCTCTCCCATAGAGCCAAAATACAATCCCTGTATTTCAGGAAGTAGAACCTCGTTAATCTCAAGCTCTTTAATGAGTGTTGTTGTTTTATAATCCATTACTTATTCTTGTGTGAGTTTTTCTTCAAACACATCCATGATATTTGTCTCTGATATGCTGGCGATTTTGAAATCAGCCATCGTACCCTTCATTCCGTCCATAAAGTTTTCAAGTGCATTATGGAAATCAGAAGCTTGTACCAACATGTAATTTGCGGTTTGTTTTTCGACACCGCTTTTTTCATCAAGCGTAATGAACAAAACTTTAACCTTATACCATCTGTCTCCTTTTTCATCATAAAAGATTTCAGATATGTTTGTTTTCTTAACTGCTGAAACCGTAAAATCGCCGGATATATATGGTGTAATCTCTTCGATTATACGTGCCTCAGCTTCAGTAAAAGACAAGGCATTTACGATATTTGTTTCAGTAACGCTTTTCAAAGCTCCATCTTCCATTACTTTATTGTAACGGATTTTAGTTTCGATCCAAAATGACATAATTCTTTTGTTTTAAATTGTTAATATTAATATTTATTATCTGATTTCATCAAGATTGATATACAGTGCTTCTTCAGGAACTTTATATGAATCAATCGTTTTTGGGTGTTTTATCAATCCCCAATTACATTCAGAATATACCTTAAATCTATATGTGTCGTAATTACTGCCAATTTTGACACATATATCACAATCCTCTTTGGGTGGATTAGCCTTTAAATTTTTCCAGTTTACCATGATTGCATCGTTTTAATTGATGTACTTCATTGTATAATAGTATATGGTGTACATCAAACATATAAAAAGTGAAACATGATTTATTGTAATCTACTGAATATCAGCAATGATTTTTTTGTTTTTTATTTTGGAAGCCGTATATCTTATTAAATTTTGGTGTTCAGTGTTTTCATGGATTGCTGTACAGCGTGTCTATTAACAATAAAAATAATGATATGCGTAAACGAACAGCAAATAATTCAAATGGCAATTTCTTTACCGATGAAGCTCTTATAGCGAATTATAACATTGTTAAAAAAACGATTGTTGAATATACTGATGAATTGACAAGAAGGTGCCGGTACAAAAGTATAGTAAGTCAAGTGGATGATGGTGTAGTTATGGATGATCGTTCCAGACTGATAGATATGTATGATTCTTGTTATATACAAAATGCACATCTTCAGGGAACAATTGCCACTCTCTTTTCCCAGTTGATTGGCAAACGGTATATGTTTGCCAAAGAAGATAAGGATGGCAAATGGATTAGAGACCCGAAACAATCACGAATCTGCCAAGGTTCACAATTTGAAAAGATTATCAGAGCTATTGTTGAATCAGAACTTTATGGGTACTCGCTTATTGAGATTATGCCGGAATTAGATCCTGAAACCGGTTTACTTAAAGAAGTGAACAGCATTGAAAGACGATGCGTATTACCTGACCAGCGTCGTGTCGTACAGCGTTGGGGACAATGGACACCGGGTTGGGATTTGGATTCTGAACAATACAAGCATAATTATATCCTCGTGAATAACGGTGGATTTGGATTATTTGCCGCAACCACTCCCAATATTCTTGCCCAAAAATATACATTAAGTAATTGGGTTAATTTCAGTCACACTTATGGGCAACCGATTATTCATGGAAAGACTGGTGCCGAAGACAATGAGTCAAGAAGCAGGCTGGCACGTAAAATCGCTTCAGCAGCCCAGAATAAGGTTCTTGTAACCGGAAAAGAGGATGAGATTGACATTAAGGCTTTTACTATGTCAAACTCTGAGAAGATTTATGAGTCGCTTGCGAATTATGTCAATAAGGAGAATGACAACTTAATATTAGGGTCTGAATCAATGGCTGGTGGTATGCAGTCTTATGTCGGTTCAACGAAAGCCCATGAGAACATATATCGTGCAAGAATCAATTCTTATCGTACAATTGTAGAGAATGTGATGAATGAGCAGGTGGTTCCGGTTCTCAGATATTGGGAAATAATTTCAGATGATGTGTATTTCAAATACATGACTAAGGTGGAAATGTCAGACGAGAACAAAATCAAATTGTTTGATATGCTTACCAATAAATATGAAATTGACCCGGAAGAAATAAACAAGGAATGGGGTATCGAAGTCGGGCAACAACGTAACTTTGAATCCGGTAACGGTAGTGGTAGCATAGGCGATTGGGGAGATGGCGATGAAGACGGTCATAGAATGAGCGATGAAGAATATTATAAACGTTATGGGCACCATAGGGATAAAGTAAATTTTCTGTCAGAGGTGCATTAAAAGGCGGATGCACCTCTAAACTTTCTCGAAAGGTAAAAGCTGACATGACAGCGGAACAACAGGTCCGGCATGATAGTGAATACCAGTCATTACAAGCCTTATTTATAGCTTTGATAAGGTCTTTGCGTGATGGAAACGCAGAAGAATCCCTTTATGCCTTATGCGAACTCAAAACTGAGTTAGCGTTTAAACATGTGCTGGACGGGCTTGGAGTGGATTACGATGAAGCCGTCATATTGCTTCAAAGTGCTAATGATGATAATTTGACACAGTATGACAAGGATTTGAGAGATCGTTTGACAGCTGCCATTCAGAACCTTATTGATTTTTCTGTCTGTGAGGAATACCAGCTTTATGATGAGGCTATTGAGATGCTGGGAGACGGTGAACTGGATTTTAACTCGGATGATTATGAGGAACTGCTGGCAATATGTGAAAAATATAATGATACATACGCCGCCATTGAAAACAGCGATATTGAATATGCCGGAAAAATAGCTGCCATGTGGATAAGAATGTCTGCCAATGATTATGTCGTGTACTGGACCCAAAATGATGCCAAAGTTCGTCCGTGGCACATGGCTTTACAGGGATATGCGGCACCAAGGAATGAGTTCCCGTCGTGGATGATACCACCAATAGAGTATAACTGCCGATGCTTTCTTGAAATTCTAGAAGTTGCTTCTGTGAATGGAAAATTGCGTCAATTTAAAGGGGCGGCTAAAGATATTGAGAAACCTCAAAAGATAAATGATGTTTACAGTGAATCTTTAGCTAAATGTGGGAGGATTTTTGGACCGTCACACAATTACTTTACCATAAAGGAGGATGATAGAGAAATGCTTCAAGGCTTTGTAACAAAACTAAAAGAGAAGTATTATGTCTAAAACCAAATTTGATCCAAGCAAATTTTCTACGCGATGGGGAATCCTGTATTATGATGGTCAAACAGCCAGCCAATACAGGATAAAACAATATAATAGATACGTTAAAGGAGCCGGTGGACGCATAACGTCAGTCCCCAAACAATATAGCAAATATTTTAGTCCGGGAACCAGTTTTACAACAAGGCAGGGGCATCTTCAGTCGTGGGCAAAACCATTGACTTTAAGAGGTGGAGAAAACCCTAATTATAATTGGAGTAGAGTCAGTTATAGGGATTTCGATGGTGTCATAAGAAAAGGTTCTTCAAATGGTCGTTGGGGTGCAGATATCAATCAGGGCAAAAAGGGTGTCCCTGGTTCAACAACTATGCTTGCCGGAACAAAACAGTGGATACGCCAAATACAGATAAGTTTGCATCAGTTATATGTGAGTTCCGAGAATTTTCGTGTTGTTGCAGGCCGGCGTGCTATGAAAGTATTTCAAAACTCATTTAAGTATCAGCAATTTTATAGTAATAAGTCTCATAAATGGGCTTCGTTATCATCATATACTCTGAAAAAAAGAGCAAGGCGTGGCACAGGCAGCAAGATATTGAAAGAATATGGCGATTTATATAATTCAATAAGAATAGACGAACACGCAGGCTTATATGTCACTCGTGTATATACTGATGTGGTTCATGCCAATGCCTCACACCACAAAAAACATAGTATCTGTTATGCTGGATATCACAATGAAGGGAAAGGTACTTATGGAAGTGGCTGGAATGGGCATAAGCCTAAACCTTATATTCGCAGACAGTTTATGGGGCATTCAAGTCATCTGGACCCATTTACGGACAATTTCATGAAAAAGATGATGAAGCTTTATTTATTCGACAATGTATTCCTCGTCAAGAAGATATAAGCTATTATCTATAAAGACAATGTTATGATTATAGATAAAAAGAGCAACAAAGTTCTGAGTGGGAACAAGTCAAGTGTATTTGCTTCAACGGATAAGGAATTAGAGAACCAAGTTGTAGAAACACCCACTCAAATTGAGCCTGGTGGCCCGATGGACGTATTAAAAGCCATCAAAGAAATTCTTCGTGGAGTCACGTGGGAATATGGCGTTGAGGGTAGTCCATTGATTTTTAAAACAGTACAAATAGATGATGGTCAATATGAACGAATCATATCTTCAAAGGGGAATCAAGAAGAAACAATGGGATTTCCAGCCGCTTTTGTCCATTTTATAAATTGGCATTATTTGGTTCAACAAGCAAGAATAAACGAAGGTCGTGCAACCCTTAGAATAAGATTCATACTCAATAGTTTGAATGTCCATGAAGATGGGCATGATATGGATGTGTATTATGTGGCAGAACGTATTCATCAAACAATTCAAGAAAAAATCAGTGAATACGAGTGCTTGCAAGAACGCTGTCAATTACAATATATTGACCCGATGGAAAGTTTTGATCATGGTCTACAGCCTTGCTGGATGACTTATGAAGTTTGGTTTAAGCAAGCAAATATCTGGATTAGGAGAAATAAGGCGTATAAGAAATTTGTTTGTCCGCCATTTACAAATCATGCAGATCAAGACAAATCTATTGAAGGGGTAAATCCTGATGGGCATACAAATCTGGATCATCCAATCACTTATGACGAGGCTACGGATTTTATACCGTAATTTATATATAACAACTTAAAAATCAGTGTTGTATAGTCATTGGTTTATGCGAATATTTATTGCCACGTACTATTAGTAATAAATTGAAATACAATGGCGAAACAACAAGAATTCAAGTTTATCAAAGGTGCCTGTTGCGCTGGTACGCCGGCTGACATCTTCTTTTATACAGATGTAGATTACTGGAGTGTTGATAACTTTCTTTGGGAGTTTGATTACCTTATTAATTATGTGAATCCCAGCAAAATCAGAATACATATAAACTCTGTGGGTGGAAGTGTCATTGAAGGAATGAGTGTATTCGCAAAAATCCAAGATTGTACTATACCGACAGAGTGCATTAATGATGCTTTGGCCGCTTCAATGGGGTCAATTATCTGGGCCGCCGGTGATGAGTTGTATATGAAAGACTATGCGCTGCTTATGATTCATAACCCGTTCTGTGATGTAAATGGGGAGAAACAATATGACCAGGCGACAGAAGCTTTTACGATGCAATTAAAAACCATTTACATGAAACGCTTCGGACTTAGTGAAGAGGATGTGGAAAATATTATGAATGGTAAGGATGGTGAAGACGGCACATTCTTGACAGCAACCCAGGCAATTGAAAAGGGATTTGTTAAAGCCGACCATATTATTGAAACCCCTCAAGCTGTAAAAGACAAAATCAATACCGCTTTAAAAAGCAGCAAGGATATAGCTCAAATCAAGGCGGTTTATGGATTGGTCTCACCTACGTTACCAACAGCTACTATTAACAAACAGAATATCAACTCAATTTTAGAAACAATGGAAAAGAACGAAATCACTGTTTTTGCCGCTCTCCTTGGATTGACAGGGGAAAAGGCAACGTCCGAAAATGTTTCTGCAAAGATTAATGAACTGAAGGCAAAAGCCGATAATGCTGATGCCCTTCAGAAATCACTTGACGAGGCAAAAGGTGAACTGACAAAAGTCAATGCGGAACTTACCGGTGCAAAAACTTCAATCAAGAATTTGACTGAGGATTTGGATACGACAAAAGCAGCCCTGAAAGTATATCAGGATGCAGAGACAAAAGCCAAAGAAGAAAGAGTTACAACCCTTATCGACAAGGCTATTGCAGAGTGTAAAATCAACAAGGAAGAGCGTGAAGCCTATACCGCAATGGCTCAGAACAACTTTGAACTTGCTGAGAATGTATTGTCAAAAATCCCGGCACGTGACAATCTGGGACAAATCATTTCGCAAGCAAACAAAGACAATGCAGAAAAAGGAGTTCAGACCGAACAGCAGAAAGTTTTTGCGAAAGTAGATGAGGTGGTAGGAAAAGACTTCAAGTTCCGCACCCTTAGCTAAAAGTATCATAATTAAATTTATACAAATATGGCAGCATTTAATTTTAACGCAGGTCAGACCAACTACACCGGTGAGGTACTTGAGGATCTTCTGACCCTTACCGCCCAAGACAATGAGACTTACAAGGAAGGTCTTATTCACATTAAATCGGGCATTCAAAAGAAATATTCACTCCCGAGTGTTCGTCTTGGTAAAATTATCCAAGATCATAAACCGACTCCGAATTCAAGTCAAGGTGAATACGAATTTGCAGAACGTTATTTGGAACCGGAAGATTTCATGGTTTATTTGGAGTTCAATCCTCGTGATTTCGAGCAGTATTACCGTCCATTCCAGCCTAAAGGTAATTTGGTTTTTCGTGAACTTGATCCGAAAGTGCAGTCTGTTATGATTCGCTTGTTGATGGAACGCAAAATCGAATACATTAACCATGCTATTTGGTGTTCAGCAACGGCAGAGGAAAAAGCAAAGGTTGCCAGCTCTGATGGCACTGTAGCCGCAGGTAGCACCGAAATTGGTAGTGATGATGATGCTGGCCCGATGAAATATTTTAATGGCGCAATCATGCGTATGCTTATGAATGCGGCAGCTGAAGCAACTTCTGAGGATGCCAAATGCGGTCAAATAAAAGTTGCTGGAACAGGAACATTTGCTGATGGCGCAGCTGTTGAAAAAGAGCTTTATGCAATGTGGCAAGCTACAGCACCGAAAGTTCGTAAAAAGAGTGGTATGGTTATTTTGATGGACTACAAGTCATGGGATGCTTACAACCAGTATCTGTCCGATAAAACAATGAAATACAACGATAACCGCACTGAAAACGAACATCGCTTCCAAGGCAAACGAATCATTCCTATGGTTGCATTACCGGATGATACAATCATCATGGGTTGTTTCACCACTGGTGTTGATTCTAACCTTTGGATGGGTATTGATTATGCCAATGATGAAGAAGTTCTTCAGGTTGAAAAGCTTCAAGCTAATTCAGAACTGTATTTCTTCAAGATGTTGATTAAGATGGACGTAAACATTGTTCGTCCTTCTGAAATCACGGCACATATTCCGTTCAAATATGAATAATAAACAAGTGTTAGCGAGGGTGCATAATCCTCGCTTCACTTAAAAAAATTACAATATGGGTAGAACAAGTAGAAAAACCGAAAACACCACTGTAGAGGAAAAAGTTACTACAGTTGTTCAAGAAGAACAGGTAGAAAAAAACGTTGCTGAAGTGCAAGTTACAGAGGATGTTCAGGAAAAGCAAGTTACACAAGATGTAAACACTTCCGGACAAGCACCTGAAACCTCTTCAGACAAAACGGAAGATAAGGAGGAAATTCCTTCTCGTGTGGTGGAACTGATGCGGCTTTATCCTCATTATGAGGAGCTTTGGATTACTTCACGTGGATTTGTGCATCCTGTTGGAACTCCAAAATATCTCTTGAAAGACGCAACTCTTTACAAAAACAAATTTTACAATAAATAAAAATATTTACTATGGCTACGAATACTAATTTAGGAGGTGTCTTTACCACTGATATTGATGGTAATCTCACCAGCAATGTGTTCCTCAGCACAGAGAATGTCGTCGGTCTTATCTTTGACACAAGTGTCGTAGGTGGACTGGAGAAGGCTCTCGGTACGGACACAATAGCCGCCACAACTTTTGCCGATGGAAATGTTGTGGAATTCAATACTTCCAAGGATGTGGCGGAAGCCGGTATTGATGAGACAGTCATGGGTGGTATAGCCAAATATCATCTTGACAGTTTCTTCAGTCTTGCCGGAGGTACGCAACGCATCTTTGTTTCTTTCATGAACAGTGATGAAGATACGGAATTTGAGGCTGTCGAGAAAATGCAGCTCGCATCCGGTGGTATCATCTATCAGATTGGCGTATGGAGTGGTAAAGCCATTGCCCAAAAGAATGCGGATAATACCTATTCCGTAGAGGCAGGTAACATCTGTGCGAAACTGGAGGCGGTTGCTGAAATTCTTGGTGGCAAGGTCGGCATTACCAACTATGAGGGAAATGCTCCATTAAACATCCTTGTCAGCGCACCTATTATTGGTGAGGCTGTGGTTGACATCAAGAAATTGCCAGATCTTAGCGGCATGAACATGCCGAAGGTTACAGTATTGATAGGGCAGCCCGCCACAGACAATATCCACGAGCTTATGTATGCTGTCAACCATGTGGGTGACACCGCTTCATTCGCTCCTGTAGGTTGTGTCGGGGCAGCTTTGGGATGTCTTGCTGTCGCTCCCGCAAATGAAAGCATTGCTCATGTCAGCAGTTTCAATCTTGCCGCCATTATGCAGGATGCCGAACTTGGATTCGGAAATATTGTGGAGGATGCGGATAACGGGGCCTATGCTGCCGAATCTTCTTTTACTAATATCAAAACGCTGGGATACACGAAGCGCAATACTTATCTGCATAAGAACGGTTATGTTTTCTTGACCAATTATGATGGGTTAGAGAACAGTATCTTCTTCAGTAGTGACCAGACACTCAGCACCGGTGATTATCGCACCATGGCACGCTGTCGTGTGATGCACAAGAGCCGTCGTGTTGTACGTCGTGCGCTTTTACCACGTGTGAACGGTAACGTGGAAGTGGACACTACTACCGGAAAGCTTTCCGCTTCCGCGATAGCTGACTTCCAGAACCTTGTGATTGAGGCGTTGGATCAGAACATGGTTGAACCCGGTACATCCAAGCCACAGATAAGTGGTCGTATCTGTACCATTGACGAAAATCAGGATATACTTAACACCGACGAGATAAAGATCAGCTACGCTCTTGTACCGCTTGGTGTTACCAGTGTGATCAATGTTACAGAAGGGTTCACGTCAACCATTTAACGCCAAAGTTTAACCCTATAAAATAATATAACAATGGCAGCACAAATTAATAATGTAGCATATAGTTGGTCAATGATTCAACTTCAGACCAATTTCGATGGAGAAAGTGCCCAGTCTCCCATTTTTGTGGATTGTACCGCAATCAAGTGGAATACGGAGCGAAAAATCGAATCCATCTATGGGCTTGGCGGTCAGCCTCGTAAACGTGGTTTTGGAAACGTGACCTATGAAGCAAGCATCACATTGCCATACGGTACCCAAATCGCTTTGCGTGACAAATCCACTGATGGCACACTGTTAGGTCTCGGAGAGTTCAATCTGATTGTGAGCTGGGTAAATGACGTGGCAGCGAATGTGACATCAGAAACTGTCACTCTTGCCGGATGTATTTTTGCGGAGGGTGGTATGGATGCAAGTCAAGATGACACTTCAATCACCAAGGAATTTAACTTGCATCCGCATCGTATTTACACCGGAAAGGTTCAATCCAATGCAAACATGAGTTGGTCTCACGAATTGTATGGCGGTGCGTAACCGGTTTTCTTGTTTTATACTATCAGTGTTTTGGGCAGCCAGAAATGGCTGCTCTTTTCATATATTTTTCAATGATTACTATTATATAATGACGGCATACAAATATGCCTCACTGAAGTATAATTATAAACATTAAAAACCAATTGCAACAATGGCAAGAGAAAAGAAAACTGAAGGAGCTGAAACTCAGCAAACAGTTCCGACTATCGAGTTCATTAATGATGTAAATGTCCCTGTCGAGATTCGTGAAGAAATTGTCAAAAAGGCAGAAGAGTTGAAGGCGCAGCACAAGTTGCGTAAAATCTTTATCGTTGTTGTTGAAGGTGAAGATGGTGATGACAAGCCTCTTTATATCGCTTATATGCGACGCCCGAACCTTATGCATTTCAGCCAGTACATGAATTTTGTCCAAAAAGATTTGGTACAAGCAAACAAAATGCTTGCTACCAACGTGTTCCTCGCCGGAGACCGTAAACTGGTTGATGATGATGAATTGTTCCTCTATGGTACAATGCAGCAACTCAGCCATCTGATTGATTCCCGCAATGCTGACATGGTAAAGCAATAGAGCGTTGCCAAATAGGTAAAGAGGATTATTTTCGACAACGCTTTGCACTAACCGCACATTACTATCCTCATTTGGACTTTAACACTATGAGCATTGAGGATTTTGCCTTTTGGTCTGAGAACGCATATTGGGTGCACTCACAAATGCTTATGGTGCAGCAAGCAAATTCATTAGGTACACTGACAGGTGGTGCAAAACAGAACGGATAAATAGGAGCTATTATGGCTCCTATTTTTCATTCATACTATTATTAAGAAAACAATATGGCACAACTTAGTTATATTAATACCGGAGTTAAACAAAAACCTGATTTAACTTTTAATATTCCGACTGATGAAAGTATCGGGGCAATGTTGTTTGATATAAGTGGATTTGACAAACCTTTTGACGATTATCCATTGCTCTACAATAATTTTAAAGATGGTAAAATTCAATGTGTAAAGAACATGGACGATGCTGTCTTATTAGGTATATCTAATGATGGTTTTATAAATGGTTTATTATATCATCATTTATCTCAATTTTATGATTTTGTTGGTGGAAACCAGGCCTTATATATAGTCATTGCCGATTGTTCAAAAGACTGGGACATCATTCAATATATACAGCAACAAGTGAATGGACGCATGTTTCAAATAGGAATATGGACCTCACAACCAATATGGAGAATGAAAGATGATAATACATTAGGTTTTACTTCTCTGATTACAGATTTACAATTGCAAGCTGATGAGATTAACGGTAAGGTTGGTGTATCTACTCATACTATGGTTCCTCTTAATATCATACTTTGTGGAAATGGTTCCTATGTAAAGAATGGAAAAGTTAATTATAAAATTCTCCCCAATGCAATTGAATTAAATTGTCCGAAAGTTTCAGTGGTACTTGCACAAAATGGTTCGCAGGAAGCGCACCAGATGCAAAAAGACAATCCTTTACAAGCTCCTGTAGGCTCATTAGGGTTAATTATGGCGTGTCTGGCACTTTGTGGAGCTGAAGAAAGTGTTGCTTCATTGGATAAATGTGACCTGAATAAAAATGAGGGGTTCAACTATCCTGAATGGGGAGTTGGAGATGATGGTACTCCGATTGATAGTGTACATCGTATATGGGCCAATATCATATCATCACGTGGATACATCATACCGGTTGATTACGAGGGTATGGAAGCTTCATATTTTTTTAGCAGTGACCAGACGTTATGCGATGGTGATTTCAGTACGATTGCCAATAATCGTGTTATACATAAATGCAGAAGAGCTATTTGTACAGCCCTAATACCATACATTAATAGCCATCATATTTATGTACCAGGGACACATAATATCAGTTCAACATCAATTGCAATCATCACAGATTCGATTAATACAATTTTGGATTCTGTTATGAGAAATAAGCAGGGGCTTAATCAAATAGATGGCAGAGTTGTGACATTTCTGGAAAATGATGATATTTTGGAAACAGACTCCATCGCAATAAAAATGAATATTAAACCAATTAATTATAGCGGATTCATATCAGAAGAAGTTTCGCACGATATAGGATAAGTATATCATCATAAAAGCATACCCCAGGCCAACAAATGATTTGGGCTTTTCATACACTATTAATAGGTAGTAAAACATTTAATTTTATTACCTATGGCAGATTATAAAGATTATATCGTCAGATATGATATCCAAGCCGACGTAACAAAAGCCGCAGAAGGACTTCAATCAATCGCAAATATTGCTAAAGAGTTTGAGGTCCCGATGAGAGAACTTTCTGCTGCAATCAAACAAGTAAGCCAGTCGGCATTTCAGTTAAAACAAAACGCAAATATTTCTTTTGCACCTAAAATTGATGTCGGAGCATTTAATAACCAGTTGCGAAATATGGTTATTCAAGTAAGAAATGCTGCCGCAGAGATGCACGCTGCTTTGTTTGAAGCTTTGTCAGGAAACACTTCCGCAACCAAAGCTATGCAAAAAGGAATTAGCACAGCACTTGGAAGCCCAAAATCTATTAAAGATTTAAAAAGTGATATCGCTGCTTATAATAAAGAACTTGATAAACTTTTAGGTACACCAGTAACTAAGAAGGGGAAAACAACAAGGAATAGAGATGGCGCAATTCAAATGGCTAAAAATGCCAAAATGGATGATCGTGTTATCGAACTGGAAGCACGTAAGAAAATGCTTCAGCAGCTAATCAAACAGCGTAATGCAGATCTTGCCGTTGCTGAGAAACTTGAGAAAGAAGCGTCTGCAACAGCGATAAAAACAGATTCTAAGGTTAAATCAAAAGTAACAAGCACAAGTCAGCCAAAATCTCAACCTGCAAAACTAACTAATGTTACACCATCTGTTATCCGGGAATGGAAAAAGGCATTTGGAGATGCTAAAAGTAAATCATTGACAATTAACATTAGGGGAAATGCTGGTGGAGCAAATGGCGCATTGACAGTTATCCAGCAAATACAAGCTTCTCTTGAAGCATTACAAACAAAGGGCACATTCAACATTAATCCAGTGTTGAACACAGGGGCTTTTGCCGTAGCGGAAGCTCAACTTAAAAGATTGGCCGGACTGACTTCTTCCGTTACGGCTCCATTTATAGCAAAGGATGAAAGAGCGCAAGGTTCAAAATTAGGAAGTCCCGTAACATCGCTGACAAAAAATGAAAAAACGAAATTGTCAGAAGCTAAAAAGCAGATCAAAGCATGGAATGAAAAAATTTCAAGCGTACAATCTCGTTTAGATGCGAATAAAGCAAAATATGAGCAAGCACCTACACCCGGATTAAGGGGACAGATTACTCGTGATACCAAAACTCTTGAAAAATATCAAGCTAATAAGTCGGCACAAGAAGATGTTGTAAAAAGTATTCAAGGTAAAACTGCTACAGCTATACAATCTTCGACCAAAGGTATAAAACCATTATCTATTGATATTATAGGGAATTTAAAAGGAATTAATATTACCGGGAAAACTCCTATAGTTCCAATTATAGGAGAGTTGGCTAAAATACAAGGCAAGATTACTGAAACCATTCCGGTCAATGTTAAAATTATGGCTGATCAGGTGGCTGCATCCATTAAGTCTATACCCACTCCAACATTAAATATCAATGTACGCCTTAATACAGAGGGAATTGCGCAACAGTTACAGACTGCTACTGCAAAACCAAAATCAGTAACAAAACCTGAGACCAAAACAGGAACCGTTCCAGTGAAAGGAATTGGTGTTAAATCTAAAGCGCCGTCTCCTAAAAATACAGCTTTAATAACAGGTGATATTGATACTAAAAATATCATCAATCAAATTAAAAATATTCCACGTCAGACAATTCCGATAGCGATAAAATTAATGTGGGAAAAAGGTGCTGTTGGCAGACAAGAGCAATTAAAAAATCTTGCAACTAAAATTCCACCTGTGACAATCACTCTTGACACTAAAGCGGCCATTGCAAAATTTGAAGAATTTATAACTCTCATTAAATCAAATAGTGTCCAAAATATACGTTTAACTGCAAGTGGAAATGGCACAAATACAACAACTAATACATCTTCAACTTCAGTTACTTTTGGAAGTGGTAATAAAATAGCGGGTAATACAGATACTTCTACTAAAAACAAAGAACTGACTCCGCAAGAACGATATGCAAGGCTGAAAGAAGATGCTGTTAAAAGGGCACAAAAAGCCAAAGTGGGTGGTAATCAAATGCTTCTAAAAGGGAAAGAAGTAAGAGCTAAAGAACAGGCTTGGCACACCCAACAACAAGCTATGTATAATCGTTTGTTTGAAGCTGTCCCAAAACCTGATTATGGTTGGTTAAAACGAGCAGAAGAACAACGAGCTTCTGAATTATCAACAATGCGTGAAGACGCAAAAGCTGCATTTGCCAAACCAACTCCCTTTGAACGGAAGGAAATGGTCGCACACAATGCCGATGTGTCAAATAGTATAGCCAGACATCAGCAAAAAGCCACAAGACTCCGGGCTCAGGCTTATAATTCAATGTTGCCTTTTGCTCAAAATAAAGAGCAGGCAAATATGATGGCTAAACATCGAAAATACTTTAGACAAGCTGTTTCGACTACTGGTATTATGCCCACACAAGGTATGGAAGCACCTCAAATGCTGAAATACCTACAAGGTGTGTCAAGTCAAATGCAGTCTGCAAGTGTGGCTGTGCCTTGGCAGTTACAGAACCAAATAAACAAACTGGAGGGACAAGTTGCAAGGTCAAAAGGGCTTGCAAGTAGTGCCACTGCGCATAGGGCACCGGCAACCTCAATCAATGGTCAGAAGTCATTCTTTGACCAGTCCCGTAAGTGGGCTTATCCATTTACAGGGCAAACATCATTTGGAGCCCGTACCCCTATGGCAGTAGATATGGCTAAGGGCATGGGTGTGATGTTCGCTGTAGGTGGAGCTATGTCTGCAATAGGTGATTCGTTCAGTCAGGCGATGGAATATCAAAATACAATGCGCACTACCCAGGCTATATTGCAGCATGGAACAGATTCATATAGCAAGAGTTCTTTTAAGAATATGGAAGCAACAGTACGTGATGTTGGTGTTAAAACTAAATTCTCCGCTCCTGAAGTTGCTGATGCAGCCAAATTCCTTGCCATGGCAGGTTATGACATTAATGCCATTAATGCTTCTATTCGTCCTATTGCAGACCTTGCTCTTATTGGGGATTCCGATTTGGGAGAAACGGCTGATAAAATGACCAATATTATGACTACCTTCCAAATTGCACCGGAGAAGATGCGTGAAGCTGCAAATATCATGGCTACAACTGCGACACGTTCCAATACGGATCTTATGATGCTGGCTGAATCTGCTAAATATGGTGGCGGTGTTGCCAATATGTATGGAAGAAATGACCCTAATCTTTTTGCCGATACAATGGCATTGTTTGGAGTTATGGGTAATGCCGGTGTTCAGGCATCATCAGCCGGTACCGCATTGCGTATGATGTATCAGAACATATTCAAGCCTAATAAAAATCAAAAGGCGGTATTGGATATGATGAAAAAGACCTATGGTATAAGCACCGTTAAGGAAGATGGCGGTTATCGTTCCATGTCTGATATTTTGGTTGAAATGGCACAGCGCATACCTGAAAATAAAATGGCTGAAATTGTTGGAAATTTGTTCCGAATCACAGCACAGCCAGGTGCTACTGCCGCATTACTCGCTGCTGCCGGAGGTGATGCAAGTACAGCCCAAGAAATTGGAGCTGGAATAGATGCGATGTCAAACAAAATAAGCAGTAAGGCTGGGTTAAGTTCACTTGTTTCGCTAATGTTGGCTAACCGTGCATCAATGAGCGGTAACATTTCCGGGGCAATTGCGGAGGAGAAACAAAATACAATCCAGGGGTTATGGGCGCAGGTAACGTCAACTTTCACAGAAGGAATTGTTCAGGCGTTTGAGCAACGACAAGGTGGATTTGAAGGTATTCTCCGTCAACTTAGAGATTATTTTGCAAAACCTGAAACCATGCGAATGATGCAGAACCTTATTGATATGATTGTTGAAATCGGTAAGGTAATGGCTTGGTTTGCGAAGATATGGGCCGGACTATACAATATGGCTCCTGGCATGATTAAATACTGGGTGACTATTCAAATGTTCTTTACACAGATAGGAACTTTAATTGCCCCGATTATTTCTTTGATAGGCGTATTTAATAGACTTGGAGGCTCGATTGCTAAACTTGCGGGTGTATCTCTTGTTGGAAGTACGACAATGGCAAAAGCTACATCCGGAAAAATGATTGCCGGGGCTGCTGCAAGTTCCACTTTACTTGGAACACCATTCGCGATAGGTGGTTCTAAATATATTTATGGTAATGCCGCAACAAGAGCAAACAGAGAACTTGCTTCAAATGCAGTATTGGCAGGTGAACTTGCTCTTAGTGGGGCATCCAGAACTGAAACGCTTAATAACTTGAATCATGGCACACGTCAGCATTATACTGAGGTGCGCAAACGTGCGAGCAAAATATATGGTCCATCACGAGCTTGGAGGGCATTAAAAACATCAGCTACCGCTATACCGACAATTGCCACATTTGCACCAATAATGGGTGGTATTCAAAGTATGTTGACCGGACTTCTTACTGCACTTGCCAAAGCGATAGGTTTTTTGGTAAATCCAATAACATTGACTGTTGGCGCATTGAGTGCATTGGGATTTGGAGTGTACAAGTTGTTCCAATTTGTAAATGGTAATACTGAAGCACAGATATTGGCGCAACAACAAATGGCTAAACAATCCGAAGAGGCGACCCGTGCTATGATTAGCAATAGTCAGTGGTACAAGGAGCAATTGGATAAATTCAAGAACCCTGCACAGATTCTTGAATTCACTGAAAAAACAGAAAAAGAACTTGAATATGAGGCAAATGCGAAACGATTTAAAAGTGAATATGCGGATATAATTGCTGATTTGTCTAAAAAATCAAGTTATAAAGGAATAGACCAACAAGTTGCAAGCTGGCGTGAACGTGTTAATCGGAATCCTCTTTACAAATTTGCTATAGGTAAGGATTATGATAGATTCGTCGGTGATGGATTGACAAAAGATAATTCACAGTTACAATATACCGGTACAGATGCAGATGGTGGTATAGCTTTGTACAATCTTTTGTTCGGCGCAAAAAATAAAGCAAAATTCGTTCAAAACAATGAAATTCAGGCTGCTTTAAGAACTGCTGGCGCAAATCATTCAACTATACAAAGTGCTAATGAGCAAATTGCAAATCTACGCCAACAGTTTTTTGATGGAACGATTAATGAAGATGAGTATTATAAGCAAGCATATAAGATTCGTGACAATATTGTAAATCTGAATGATCCAAAACTTCGTTCATCTGCCGGCATGACGCTTGAACAATTCAGTGGAATTTCAGATCCAAGTCTATATAGTGAATATGCAATCGGTCAATATAACATTATTAATTCCTTCATTAATGGGGAAAGTGAATCTTTGGTTGGAAAACTTAACGCTTATAAAGCATTAAGGAACGGAATTGAAATTTATTCAAATCAATGGTGGAATGCAATAAGTAATGTTATTGGTGATTTTCCTTTGATGTGGAATGCTGTTTCTGCTGATAAAAAACAATCTGCATGGATTGAATTACAATTATCAATGTTGCCAGATGGAAGAATAAATAGTGATAATATAATCAAGCAGATAGAAGAAAAAGTTGGCAATTTTAAAGGTAGCTTACAAAACTTTGCCAATATGTATGCAAAAGTTTATCAGATGATGGCTGAAGCCGGTTTGGTTCCTAATACCAAAGAAGATGCTTTGAAATGGACGCAAAACCAACTTTTGAATCTGCCCGTCACACCAGAAGATGCTGCATCATTCTTTCACAATAATGTCTCAAATAGTTCTGTATTAAAGAAATATGGAGCGACAGTTGAGGAATATCAGAAATATGTAACAAATCCAAATGGAAAATTGACGATTAATGGCAAAACATATTCTGCGGTCAATGATGCAAAATATATACGTAAAACTTTAGCGAACCAAGCTGTTGATAAAATACTGGGTGGAGTACCGGAGTTTAATGGAAATGGGCCACTTTTACCGGGTGTTCAAAAGAATGGTAGTAACGATACGAATGCCCTGACGAATAAGGCTACAACACCGAATATTACAAGTCAAAATGAGTATGCGTCCAAATACGAGCGTTCGTCTGCCAGACCAACACAAATAAATATCCATATTAATGAGCTTGCTCACTTTGACCGTACAACAGTGGCTTCAAGTGCTGAAGAACGTGATTTGGTTGAATCTATGGAATCCAGAATTGCTGAAGCTGTATATAGAATATTCGCTGAAGCCTCCAACCATGCACAAAGTACTATTGATTTAACATAAGAGCAAGTCCCCGATTACCAATAATGCTTGGAAAAGGGGGCTTTTCAATTTTACGGACTATTATAAGTTATGAGTAGTTTAAATAATCTTGCAATTACAGCCACAAACAGCGCAATGACCTCTGCTATGGGGGCGATGTTTAATACTTTGCAAAGTAAAATAGCAAATGGTGGCAGGGATAGGAACTGTAAATTCTACTATAATGACGGTGCCGGCGGCTCAATTCTACAAGTCGCAGTCAAGGGTGCTGTCGGGGGCGTTGTATCTGAACTCAAAGATGAGGCAGTAAACGCATTTAACTCATTATTAAATGGTAAACGTACCAAAAGCAATATAGGGTCAGCATGGACAGAATCAGAACTTAAAAAACAGGAAGAAGAAGCCAAAGAATATGGCATGATGCAAGTCGATGGTGGAACTATTTATGCGCTTGATGATTGGGGATGTAAAGCTCCGGAGGCACTTATGCTTGGCATCGAACTGGACCAAAGTATAACGGTGACACAAAATTTCCCAGTATATCGTACCCAAGTCATTGATGCAAAAAAAGGAATATATAAAGAACAAGAACCCAATACAATTAATAATGTTGTGACTACTAAAACTTTGGTATGGTATGATACGACAGCTCTTGTAACAATCAATTCAGATAAAAATTTAATTGCTACACGTGTTCAGGGGCGTGACTACAGCAGAAAAGAACTTGTGTCTAATGGAGATATTAAATTTTCCGTTAGTGGACAGATAACCAGTGGAAAACCTGACATTTATCCGTCTGAGGAAGTGAAGAAATTTATCAAAGTTATGCAGTATAAGGGTATTGTTAAAATCAATAATCAGATACTTGACCAATTTGGCATTAGTCATATTGTGATAACGGATTTCAATATATTGCCAAGACAAGGGTATAAAGCACTTCAGCAATATTCTTTTTCCGCTATTGGATTGCAACCAGAAAAGGATATTGAAATTTCAGAAGATACGATATCAATCATACCTCAAAAAGTTGTAGCAGACAAAGAGGATGATAGTAGCGAATGGATGAAGATGTTAAATAACCAATTGGAGGGACTGAAATCTATGGCTGCTGACGTATTTAGTCAGGGGGTAGGTCTTGCAGCCGGAATGTTGGAAAATAAATTATAACTTATGGCGGCAGATTCAACATCATTGAGAACGCAACGTCCTGATATAGTTCAAAAAATAGACTATACTTTGACGCCTCAATATTATGAGCATAAAGCGTATGAGGATAAGTTAGCAATACTTGTTTGTCAAATTAAGATATGGAAAGCTAATGGTACGGATTGGTTTTCAATTCCTTCCGCAAGTCAATGCTTGACTATCCGGGAATGTGAAAGTATTGAAATATCAGATTCTTCCAAGGAACTGATAAATAAAGCCACTGTAAGATTCCCACGAGGTACGGTAATCAGTCTATCAAGTAAAAAAGACAAAAATGTCAAGAGTGGAAATAAAGAGAATTCAACGGAAAAAACGAATAACCTAAAAGACACGAATAATGATGGCGATGTTACAAGCACATCAACAGCACAATTCAGTGATGATGGGGTTTCAACGACCTCTATGGCAGTTAATTATGATGATAAGGGATTGATAGATTTCAATCGCTCAAAAACGGAAAAAGCACTATTAAGTCCTAATGATGTCGCTATTGGAAATCGTATTGAAATCAGGCTTGGGTATGCTTATTCTGAAATTGAGTTTAATAAAATGAATACGGCAGATAATGATCCCAATATGAATATTGCTTTTACCGGGTTCATTACCGCTGTTTCTGTAGATACTCCATTGGAATTGGAATGTACCAATATGGCCCATGTTTTAACAGCGGTCAGCACTCCTAACATTTCGGTTAAATCCACTTTGTTTGTGAAGGATTTTCTTGATGATGATGGGAAATATCATCTTTTAAAAGGAACCGGAATATCATTGGCGGAATCAAGTAAGGGCTCAAACATCTCAGTAAGCGGTGGAGCTATCAGCAATAATTTGACTATTGCGGATGTACTTTCTGAATGGAGCAAAAGTGGTGTGCTCTGTATAATGGAAACAAAATCGGATGGCAGTGTACGACTTCGGGTTGGATTAACCTATTATGCCGGTAAAGGAGGAGGAAATCTGCCTAATAACGACAAAAAATACATCACATATAATGGTGGAAACAATTCTGTTATGCTTATTCAGTTTGACTGGGATGTGGCGCAAGATAAATTAAGTTTAAAAAGAAATGACAAAAAGTATCTTGCGGTTGAAGCGCAGGGCCGGACAAAGGATAACCAATTTTTTAAACTTACGATACGGAAGAATCCAAATTCAGACGACGAGGGGTGGATGGTGGATTCTGGCGGTCAATTTCAAGTAGTTAATCGTCGTAAAGTCAAAGACCGGAAAAAGATGAAATATGTCAATGGTACATTCAGCACCAAGATGGTTGAGGGGCATTTGACAGACCCGGTAAAATTAGATAAATACAATGTTATCCACTATTTATCTACTAAAATTGGTATTACTGAAGAGGAATTGATTGAGGAAGCAAAGCAGTATTGGGCCAATTACAATCCTAATGGTATATCAGGCTCATTAGTGATTTTCGGTGACTTGCTTATCAAGCCAACTGATATTGTTGGGCTTGTTGATGTCCGTCAACCTGAAAAGAATGGATATTATTATGTGGAGTCAGTCAATACTACATTCGGTATAAACGGATATAGACGTGAACTTAAAATACCATTCAAAATCGCCTCATTTGCAAAACCAGTTCAAATCATAAAATGAAATAGATATGTCTCTTACAGGTGAAATAAATAAGATTTCAGGTGATGTGCGTAGATCCATTGAAAAAATGGCTAAAAGCGGTATGGTCAGTTCTGATGGTTCTGTACGCGGAACCAAAAAAATATTTGGTTATGTATGTGCTATCCATGAAGATGGGGATTTAGCCGGGACTATTGATGTACAAGAATTTAATTATGAGCCGGATGAGTATCAAACAATGGGTACCGGCCATCATAAGGGGGTGTTGTTATCAGCTATTCAAGATAATAAAGACGGAATACAAATTGTGCCAATGTTGTATTCAGAAGTTGTTATTGTTCAAAACCCGACTGATGGATGTGAATACGTACTGATGTATAGCCATGCTCGCCATATCAAAATAAAAGCCTCTTCATTGGAGGATTTGGATGATGGTGAAATAGAAATAGGTGTGACAGAAGTCAAAAGTTTTGTAGAAACAGATGATGGGCTGGAAAAGGATTATTATGAATTAGAGCTAACAAAGCATAAGACAAGTACAACCTACAAATCACAATCAATAATAGACCATATTGTTTCTCCCGATGATGAAAAAGGTTTTAAGCAAGAAAAAACAGTTGAACATAAAATCATTACGGTTGGAGATACAAAAATCACTATTGATGGTGAGAATATCATTATTGAAACAAGTAAGCTGGTAAACATCAAAACCGATATAGCAAAAGTGGAAACAAACGGTTGTGAGATTAAAGGTAATGATGTTAAGGTAGATGGAAAAACTGTCACTATCACCGGAGGAACATTGAAGACAAAAGGGGTAAGCAATACAGATTTGAATGGCCCATTCAATGCCATAAAAGCCTGTCCTTTCAGTGGTGCCCCACATTGTGGCTCTTCAGTTAGTGGAACTTAATTTTTGAATTATGAGTAAGACAGCTTTTGCACAAACAATAATCAGTAAACTTAAAGCTGCTATAGGAACTGATGGTGGCAGCTATACTTCCGGAAGTGCGTTATCCGCAATGGATGCTGTAGCACAAGGGATTACAGAATATTTAATAGCAAATACAACCGTCACGATTGCGTATGCCGGAATCGTGACGGCAACTGTGCCATACCCAGACCCGATAATTGTAGATTCTTTTGAAATTATAGGCACTTGCGCCCCACCCAGTCCGGCAAATAGTTTTGATAGTTGGATAAAACAAATCGAAACAAATATTATAGCCGGATTCCAATTAGCCCCATCAGGAAATGCAGGAGTGGTGTTTGCGCAAAAGCCTTTTTTAAATGTTGGAATTAAAACCATACAAGAAAATTTGAAATCAATACATGATGTTGCGGATAAGAATCCACAATTAAAAGTATGGGAAGTCGTTTGCGGTGGAATTATGGATTGGATTAATAGTGTCGCATTAAATAGTATTGCCGGGCTTGCATCACGACCAATCGCACCATCGGCAGGAACGGCATCAATCACTAAAATCACAATTACTTAGAATGATGTTGCGGTGTACTATTATAAAATATAAGATACGATTAATATGGTAAGGGATTTGATTTTAGATATGAAAGAGCGTGATTTGTTGACAGAAGACAAATCCAATGCCGCCGAACCGGTATTTGACTCTCTGTGGGGAAACCTCTTTGATGAGGATGAGGCCATAGATGTTTTGATTTGCAATATAATCATTCCCGAAGCATATTGGAGCATTGTTGAATATGAAAACGGAGAAATGACTTGTCGCTTTACATCCGTATATGTTCCAGATACAAGACATTTCAGAGTCCGTTTAGTTGGATTGAAAAATGGTCAATACGGTGTCTTTGATAATATTCGGGGCGAATTTGGAATTCCAGTAAACAGTTATGCACTCAGTAAAAATATCGCAGCACCGATATCAGCCTGTATGTTGCCATACATTGATGTTGATGGCGAGTTTATTGTCAAGATGGTTCAGAATTATAAATCTGAAATTTTGGACAAGGCGTATATTTACTCATCCAAAAGCACTGATATCAGCATAAACTATAGTGATGACCAGGCTTCTCAGTTATTAACACTGTGCGCACCCGGTAAAAGCTATCGTTATCCGACTACCGGTGTGGGTATTACAAAATATCTTAATTGTATAGTAGCCCATTCGGATTTACATAAGGTACTTGAAGCTCAATTTGATGCGGATAATAAACCTATTCAAGATGCTGATTTTGATAATGAAACTTGCAAGCTTGATGTACTTTTTAACCCGGAAAAGGAGGTCGTGGATACGGATCTGGAAGATTTTGCAAATTTGAATCTTGATTTCTTCAATATGTTTACTGATGAGTATGTGCGTAGAAATATAGTATTGACAGAATTGTCCGATATTAATTTCATGGAATTATTGGATCGGTATTCAAACGTACTTAATATAATACTTTTTCAAGACTATACGACCACATCAACCCGTATTGCAAATAAGATTGAACCAGGTCAATTTAATGGAGTCGGAGATGTTATTCCCAGTAACGAATACTTTATAGTTTCAGCAACATTGGAGGCAAATACCATTATCATGTTTGATGATGAAAAAGAGGACGAAATTAAGGATGCACCATTATTTATCATAAATGACAATGATGAAACACGTTTATATACGGCATTGGTCGAACAACCATATTGGATAACTGAAACATGCCATAAGTGTTTTATACTGAAACGCAGATCCACTATCAAGTACATGATTAGGCAAGAACAATTTAGAATTGGCAAGGGACTATATATGGTTCCTCAAACAAGTGCCAATATTAAAAATATGCTTGGCTTAATACAGGACGTTAATACCGGACGATTACTGGGCATTGTTTCTAACAGCACTAATATCAGTGACATAACACTGGATGAGATAACCCAGCATATATATGCAACTCAAATAATTCAATAATATCATTTTATCATGAACAACAATAATATTGTCAAAATAGGAACCGCCCTTAAATGGCGCAATACCTTTGATATTACAAAAAAATATTATCAGGAAAACATAGTCACTATATGTGGTTGTGTATTCCGATGCAAAGTATTGCAGGCGCAAGGGAAAACGCCGGTTCGCATAGCGGATGATGCAGGACATCTTGCTTTTGCCAATACGGATGTCTGGGATGTAATTGTTGATATGGTATATTATTACAATTTCGCCGTTGATACTAATAATCTCACAAATGAAACGCTGGAATATGTTAAAAAATTAGATGCTGAATGGCAAAAACAACAGAAGGAAATTGAAGCAATTCAAGAAGATGACAAGAAGCAGTGGAAACGCATACTTGAAATTGAAAAAATTAATACCGAACAGCAACGTGAGATAGATTCTGTTCTCGACACATATAGTTGTTTCAGTGAAGGTATTTGGTTTGACACTTTGCTTTGGAACAATGGTCTTTTGTGGGATAATAATAAATTTGAAATTACAGATAACCTTCAAAATCAGATAAATAAAATTTCGACTCGACATGAAGAGGATATTAAACAAATCGGGTCAGATATTGATGGGATTAATACTTACATAAAGCGACATGAGGAGAAACAAAAAGAAATAAACGATTACTTTCAGGATCAGCTTGACGATTGGAACAATTCGATTTGTTGTTTCAGTGAAGGTGTATGGGAGAATCAGTTACATTGGGGAAATGTTCCGTTATGGGATAACAATAAGTATGCAATTACGGATAATCTGCAAAATCAAATTGATGAACTTTCAAACCTCCATAGAGAGGATGTTGAGCAAATCAATTCAGATATTGAAGAGATTAATACGCACATGGCCCGGCACGAGGAGGAACAGCGTCAAATTAATGATTATCTGCTGGAACAGAATGATAATTGGAATAATTCTATAAGCTGCTTTAGTGAAGGCGTATGGGAAAATTTATTGCATTGGGGTAATCTATCTTTATGGGACAATAATAAATTTTCTATTACTGAGGATTTGCAAAGTCAGATTGATAATATTGTAAAACAGCATGAAAATGACACGAAGAATACAATCAGTCGTTTTGAAGAAGATGAATTGCTGATAGATGAGCATGATGCGCAGTTAGGAGATTTGCTCGAACGATTTTGTTGCTTTGGTAGTGGTCAATGGGATAACGGATTAAAATGGAATAATGCGGCTGTCTGGGAGAATTCAAATATGACATGCGACACATTTGAAAAGGTGTTGAATAAAATGAATGAACATGACACGAGCATAGCCAATCTTATTGATGAACATGAAGTTATTTATCAAAGCATTGATAATTTAGAAGATAATATTGCCAAGAATAAAACCACAAATAATGAGCAACAAAGGCAAATAGATGTTCTTCTTAAAATTCACTCAGCTATAAATAACGGCTTTTGGGACAATGACTTGCTTTGGGTTAATGAATCGGAATGGGCCAACCAAAATATCGTTGATCAATTAGCCGAGGTGATTGTCCGGAATACAGATGATATTACGCAAAATAAAAAAGAACTGGGCGACTTAAATACAAATGTAAAAGAACTGGAAAAGAATGTAATAGAGTCAGAGAATAGCATTGAGATTATCAACACGCAATTAGAAGAAATCTCAGAAGAACAAACTTCTCAGGATGAGAAAATAGCACAGATTGGAGCGCATTTCTGTTGTTTCTCGGATGGAGTATGGGGAGACTGGTTCTTGTGGCATAATGATGATATGTGGGCGAACAATGTGAATAATCATGAAAGCCGCATTTCTGAGATGGAAATGGCATTTGCCAGCATGATGAACACACTGGCAGCCCAACAGAAACAACTTGCGGAACAGATGGAAGAACTTAACAGACAGAAAGCTCTTCTTGATACCATAATGGTTTGCTTGTCAGTAATCAGTGTCGGCGCATGGAACAATGACCTGTTATGGTATAACGAGGCGAGATGGTCAAACGGTGGTTCTTATGAGGATGAAAGCAACAGGCTTACACTGCAATCCTATGATGAGGACAGCCAGACTGTGACATTAAGTCCTACCGCATACTATTATAATGAGGTGGAACAATCACTCGGATTCGAGGATGTGGAATGTTCTTATAATGAACCTACGGAAACTTTGAATTTTTAATAATAAACGAACCCCAGTTGTGGAGGGGCAAGATCCACAATTATATATTAACTGCTTAAATAAATAGAAAACATGGCAGATTTTAATGTAACTCGTTTTATCATTGATGGTAAAACATTTGCGATTCCTTCAGCGGCAGCTAACCAGAATGGTTTGATGTCAGCAAGTGACTATTCCAAACTGGCAGGTATTGAGACCGGTGCACAGGTCAATAAATTGGAGGGAGTTAATGTAAACGGCGTAGCTGCATCTATTGCTTCTAAAATCATAGAAGTTGCAACAGGTTCAGCTAACGGTACTATTTCAGTACAGGACGTTGATGTTGTGGTCAAGGGTCTGGCTGCATTGGCTTACAAGGCACAAGTTTCCAAAAGCGATTTGGATCAAGCCTTACAAACTGCAATTGACGACAATACCACAGCCATCGAAACTTTGAATGGTACCGGTGTCGGTTCTGTAAAGAAACAGATTGACGATGCTTTCAACGATTTCGCCACCAAGGTAACTGATGACGGCGTAGTAAACTCTTACAAAGAATTGATTGACTGGGCGGCATCGCATGGATCTGACGCTACAGAAATGGCGGCTTCCATTCAGGCTTTGGAAAATCTGCTTACCGGTATCGGCGGCGAAGGAGAACCGGCTACAGTAAATGCGGCTATCGAAAAGAAGGTTGATAAGGTTGAGGGTTATGGTTTGTCAAAGAACGACTTTACCGATGACTTGAAAGCCAAACTGGATTCCATTGATGAGGGATCCAAAAAAGTTACCTACAGCTATGATTCGGCTACAGAGACTTTGACCATTGCCGGTATAACAGCGGCTGTCTAATCATTATTAAATAATCAATCGCAATGGCAGATACCAATGTTTTACAAACGCTCAAGATAGGCGATAGCGACTTCTGTATCAGGACTTGCTGGGAACAGCTTGGCCTGACGAAACAGTACATGCTCACCTTGTTGAGCCGTGATGAATATACCCCCATTGCGAACATGCAGCCAACAAGCACCGATACATTATACACTGACCCTGCAAGCGGAAATCCAGCGGGCTTCCATGCCGGGCAGTGTGTGGTATATCCTGATGCTGACGTTCAGGACGGGTGGGGGCTTTCAATAGCTAAACACGTCCTTTACGATGACCAGGGGATTCCCACAAAAGTATTCTGGTATCATGCGACAGACATTGAAAAACGCATTGCTTCATTGGAAGAAAATGTCACGAAGACTTTTTATGGATGTCTTGGTACAGGATTGTGGGTAAATGAATTTCCATGGCAAAATGATGCTGTTTGGAGCAATGGTATTTAAGTTTTTTGTATAACGATACTATTATATATTGATTAAATATTTAATTCAAAAATCAAATAACATGGCAACAGAAATTACAATGGAAACCGACTGGGGAGCGAAAGGCGCTCAGTTGACAGGAGCACAGGTTCAAGCGTTCATAAAAGGACAGTTGACAGCTTTGCACGAAAAAGACTCTTCACTTCAGGAACAAATCAACAATTCAGAGCCTCGGTTGCAAGCTGCAACAGATGGTTGCTTCGTAACTTATCATCGTAAAAGTGATAACTGGCCTTTGGCTGTTCCATATTGGAAATGGCCGGCTTTGGAACAAGCCGGAGAAAAAGCTGATGGCGTGCTTGTTTTGATTGACGGACAAGCACCTATCATTGTTTCTCCAACAGGTACTCAGCTGAAATGGTCTAAAAACGCTGTAGCTGTAAATGCTGATACCGGTAGTGACTACAACAAGGCTTATGTTGATTACACCGGTAAAACCAGAACTGCTGCTATTATGGCAAAAGGCACTGAATTGTTTGGTGAAGATCAAAGTGAATGGACAAATTATGCACCGGCATGGTGTAATGCTTATGACCGTTCTTATGATAAAGGTGATGATGCCCATACTATGGTAGGTATTGGTGCAGGTAAATGGTGGTTGCCTTCTATTGCGGAGTTAATCATCATCTGGAAACACAAGTATGCAATCAATCAATGTCTCTCAGTCATTTCGGGCGCAAGCCCGCTTGTTGAGAGCTGGCATTGGAGTTCTACTGAGTACTCGGCGACGAACGCTTGGTACTTGAGCCTGCACGACGGCAACCTCCGCTACTGGGACACTAAGGTGTCGGGCAGCTGCTATGTGCGTGCCGTGGCAGCATTTCATTAACCCTTTATCCCTTCAACCCTTTAACTCTTCGGAGCGAAGCGACGTGCGAGCAACGCGAGCATAAAAGGGTTGAAGGGGTAGTATATATTCAACTTAGCACAAGAGACGTCGCCTTTTGGAAGGTTCAGTATGGTTCCAACCTCTTGTATAAAATGAGTATATATGAAATATCGAATTAAGGGTTGATCATTTGATGATAATCAATGTTTTGTAGTTAAGGGAATTGATAAAAGCAGTGTTTAAATAAAAAGAGAAGTTGTTATGGCTTTATCCAACGAATTACCGGTTTATATAGATACATATCATTACATTCAAGCAGTACTTGACACTCACAAAAATTTCCCAAGAGATATCAAACATACTGTTGGGCAGGAATGGATTAGGAGGGCAATTATGCTCCCTACTTTTATAGTACGGGCAAATATGTTCAAAAGTGAACGAGAAGCATATCTTACTGATTTCATTTGTGAATTTGAGTTCTGTAAATTGATAGTTCGTTTGGCCGGTGAAAATCATTGGATAAGCCGTAAGCAACAATCTCACCTTATGTATTTGGAGGCGGCTGTCGGCAAACAAGTGACAGCATGGAAGAACGCATCAAAAGCAAAATATCGGAAACGTATTAACGAAACCAAAAAATAGTAATTGATGCAACGCACAGAGTATGGAAGTTTACGGATGACCATAGAGTTTGCGCTTCCGTGAGAAATGGGGGTACTACTGCCATTATGTAGTTAAGGATAAGAAAATGTACCCGATACACTGAGAACTCGGCGACGAACGCTTGGAACTTGAACCTGAACGACGGCAACCTCAACAACTGGAACACTAAGGTGTCGAACAGCAACTATGTGCGTGCCGTGGCAGCATTTCTCCGAAAGGTAATTTTGCGAATAAGTAATTGTAGTACAATATAGAATAAGTATTATCACATTAGTGCTGATATGGTGACGTATGAGGATTTGGTAGAGGCCTATTATGATTGTCGTGTACACAAGTCGCGGACAAACAACTGCATCAAGTTCACTCTTGATGTAGAAGGCAATTTATATGATATGATGCAAGCCATCAACAATAGAACCTACCAACCTAAACGCTCCATTTGCTTTGTCGTTAGTCGCCCCAAATACCGTGAGGTGTTCGCTGCTGATTTTGCAGACCGAATCGTGCATCATTACATCAGGTTACGGTTAGAACCGATTATTGAGCAAGAATTTAATGATAGGACATTTAATTGTAGAAATGGAAAAGGCACATTGGCCGGAGTTACACAGTTGAAGCACGATATAATTGAATGTTCTCACAATTATACAAAAGACTGTTATGTGGCAACTGTTGATATCAATAGCTTCTTTATGTCTATTCCCAAGAAACTTGTTGAAAATTTAGTCATACAACTTGTTAATGAAAAGTATGAGGGAGAAGACAAAGAAGATTTAATTTATCTGTGCCATGTGGTGTTGAGTCATTGCCCGGAGAACCATTGTATTAAACATTCATCAGATGAAATGTGGAATCATCTTCCTACAAGTAAATCATTATTTACTAATGGAAATGGATTGGGAATGCCTATTGGTAATCTGCCGTCTCAAATGTTCGCCAATTATTTGTTGAACTCTGTGGATTGGGCTATTGAAACAGATTGTGGTATTAAATATCACGGACGCTATGTGGATGATATTTATCTTGTTGCAGAAACAAAAGAACAAATTCTGAATGCCATTCCAATTATCAGGACACGCTTGGAATCATTAGGGCTTAAATTATCTCCAAATAAATTTTATATGCAACATTACAGCAAGGGTATAGATTTTACCGGTGCTATAATAAAACCTGGAAGAGTTTATCCCTTGAATCGAACTGTCACTTCATTCAGACACAGTATTGACAGACTCAACCAGTGTAAAACCAAATCTCAGATAATAAAAGCATTGTATTCCGTAAATAGCTATTTAGGGTTAATGAGGCAATATAATAGCTATGCTATCAGATATAATGCCCTACATGAAATAGATAAAAGATTGTATAAATGGATATACATTAAAGGCAATATGGAAGTAGTTGCCCTGAAAAGAAAATATCATCCTAAAACACGTATAAATTATAGATTATCACATGGGCTTAATCACAAATTGTCATTGCCAAGACCTATAGCTAATTTTGAAGAAAGAGAAGATAGAACAAAATATATCAGACTATTGGCTGAGTACACTCCAGTCAATATTTTGCCAATAAGTGAACTTAAAGAGAGAGCAAGACTATTATCTAATATATAGCATAAGTTTAATTTTAAAATTGTTGAGACATGAGTGAAATTAAAAATGTCAATGAGATTGACGAACTTAACGGATCTGAAATCCTGACTCCGGAACAGATTGCAGAGATCGAGGCACAAAAAGATCAGGAATTGTTTGGCGATAATGTCAAAAAGATCGGTGGATGTGCCGTAGTGACTGTTGATAACGAAACTATCGCTGTTGAGTTACCAGTTACCTACCCGCAGCTTGTAACGGCGATTGTGCGGCATAAATATGATCCAGACCAAACCGAAGCCATTCTCGCCAACATTGCTTCAGCACAAACGATGTGCGCATCTGAGGAAAAGGCAGATGAGTATTTGAACGAATACACTGCATACAACAGTTGGCGAAGCAAGGCAAAGAGTATTGCGAAAGAAGTTCTTGGAATTGAGGAATAACAATACTCTAATGAAGAGCCGCCCTTGGGTAATATCCTTGTGACGGCTCTTTTTATGGCTAAATGTCAACTCTCCATATAATTCACCAAAAAAAACAAAACGATGAACTATTATTAATAAAAACGAATACGGATGTTACAATATAAGGTCAGAAGCGGACAAAACATATATGATGTTGCTTTAACTCTCTATGGTAGCGTAGAAGGTATTTTTGACTTGCTTGTAAGCAATGAATGGTTAAACATGGATACAAGGTTGTCCTATGGGATGGTTCTCAATTACCATGAAGAGTTTGCAATCAATAAGGATATTGTTATATGGCTAAAAGACAATAATATACTGGTGAAAAATGGGGAGCATGTACATAACTATCTTGATGTTGAAGAACTTATAAAATCACATATTCAAACCTGTCATCAGGACATATACAATGAATTACAGCTTATGTCTCCGGACGAACAAGATATGTATTGGGAATCCTTATACATGCCGCGAATGGTAATCCGGCAACAAGGGCAATTATCAGCTATCAAATTAAAGCTGAAACCTCAAAAACATCTGATTGTTGATTGGGGGGATTACACACAACCGCTTATTGTGGAAATCAATGAAGAGCATGAAATTGAGCATTGTTATAAAGGAAATGGGCAACATACTATTACATTATATGGAGATTTTGAATTTGAATTGTTCGATTTGAGAGAGGTAAATGGCGTGTACTATCCGCTTGGAACCATTTATGCCGATACATTTATGTCGGGATTGGATATTGAGGATTTAAAAAAACTGATAATAACACAATGAGAAGCGTAAGTCAAATATATTCAGAAGCTGTTGCTACAAGAAACAATTACTTGCAGTTGACAGAACTAAATACTGGAAGAAGTAACAGCAAACTCAGCATGATTAACCTGCTGACATATATGGTAGCTGTCTGTATTCATACTTATGAAGCAATATTAGATTTGTTTCAGGTTAAAATAGTAGAGGTTCTTAACGGGCGAATCAATGGTACTCCGGACTGGTACACTATCATGGCTAAAAAGTTCCAGTACAACAATGCTACAGAGACGGGTGATCAACTGATTTTCAATGAAGACACCATGAAACTGGAATATGTTGATGTGGATACATCACATCGAATCATTGAAAAGGCGGCTTGGCAAAATGATGAAAATGGGACTTCCTTGATACTTAAAGTATGTAAGGCAAATGACAATTCAAATGAGGTTAATAACGGAATACCCTATATGCCGTTGAATGACCATGAGTTGACCGCATTCAGGATGTTTGTCCAGCAAATAAAATTTGTAGGAGCGGACATTTATTGCGAAAGTTCTCCCGGTGATATTGTGACTATTGTTGCAGACAAATACAATCCGATATTTTATAATGACAGTTATGTTACGGCTGCGCAAGCGCTTACAAATCTGCAACAGGCCATGATAGATTTTGCCAATGAAATGGAATTCAACGGAATGTTTTACTATCAGTCTGCATTAGACGTGATAAGAAAGACAGAATACATCACTGATATTGGCAACAACATCAAAATTTATGTAAGTTCATATAATAGCGAAGACCGAAAATATAATGAACCGGTTGAATTGGTTGGCCGAATAAAATTGAAAAGCGGTTATATCCGATTACTCGATACGGATTCAGCAATAACAGTCAATAGCGATAACTTAACATTGGTGCCGGCTTCAAAAATGGACCGGTATTTTGAATCATTGAATTCTGAGAAATGATAAATATTGATTTTGCAAATATCAATAATGCCAAATTGATTGGGCGGCTCTTACCTTTTTGGGCAAGAGGAAAGAAAATGTCTTTATTTTTACAAGCAATCCTCAGTCCAATTGCCTCAGTTCACAATTCATTTAAAATATGGGCATTGGAAAAATTCATAGAGTGTCACATAACCGCTCAAAAGGCATCATTGGAATGGTATTTGAGATATAAACTCAAATCTCATTTTCATAATGAGAATGATAACTTTTTCATTACACATGGCATTAATGAATCACTATCATGTTTCAGTAGTGACGTTTGGCGCAATGGATTACATTGGGACAACAACTTACGATGGAACGTGGAAACTGAATCATTAGTACACATGAATATGAACCTGTCTTGCATAAACACCGGTATGTGGGAAAATAGGATGTTATGGAACAATGCTCTGCTGTGGGATAATGAAGATAATGGCAAGAAATATAATGATGACTATCTGGAGATCGTAAATCAGACAAATGTCTATGCCCCGGCCATCATTGATACGGTAGATTATAACCATGAGGATTACGAACGTGACATTAGAAATATCATGTCCAAATTCATGATCAACTTCAATAAAATACATATTATAATTGCGGATACAGAGTAACAAACCAATAAATAATTTATCAATATGAAGATTTACAATTTTGGCAATGATTATGCCTTTCAGCAAAAACAAAAATTAGAACAGGAAGCACCAAAAATGAATCCAAGTTCTGAAAACAAAGTAAAAGAGGAATCCAATGTTGAAAATCAAAATTCAGATGCCGGACCCGACAATGCGCCAGCCATCATTAAAGAGGATGACAAACAAATCCAGGTGCCGGAAACCGCAAAAAAGAAAAAAGAAGCGGGGACCAAAGGTTGGAAAAAGCAAGAGGGTAGTCAAGTTTAATGAAACTACTGTGGGGCATTTTCTTTATGTCTATGCTCCTATTCAGTATCATCTGCTGATGGAATACTGTAAGGCAATTAAGCAAGTAGAAAGAGGGCAGCGTATCAAATATAATATAATTGAAGCTATAGCGATCAATAGTGATAACGCTGCTTTCAAAACAGCACGTTTCAGACGAGCACTGATAGCTTACCGAAGATTCGGTACTCGTCCATTAAGAAAAACCGGATGGTCTTTAAGGGATGCTGTTTATTATGCCAGAAATAGCTATCATATTCATGAGGCAGTAAAAAATGGGGGTACATTGGTATGATGTACCTCAAGCTACTTTTCATAATTTTTAACAAGATCATTTAATATACCATTGGGCTAAATGTTAATGTTCAAAATATTTGTTTGTTTTATAGTACTTAATGCAAAGCAAATGCTTATATTTGCAACGATTAAAAGCAACGCCCTACTTTCTTGTAGGGACATGAGCCACTTACGAGTGGCTTTTTCAAACAAATGCAATGTTCCAACCATGTAAAATAAAAATGTTCTTATAATGACAAAGTACGAACAAGCCAAATTGATCCAAGTAGTACTGTATATACTACAAAAGACTGGAGGTATTGATTTTTACCACTTGTTCAAAATCTTATATTTTGCTGAATTGAAACATTTGGCTAAATGGGGAGCGCGTATTACATCGGATGATTTTCATGCTCTCGAATATGGTCCTGTTCCAACTTGTTTATATGATGTGGTGAAAGGACAGAATATTCCAGACTCTGATTTGTTGAAATTGTTTTCCGATGATGTCCGATTCGCAGGAAAAGACGCTCCGAATGTGCTGTTGCCTCAAACAGAGCCTGACATGGATTATATCTCCAAATCGGAAATAGAAGCGTTGGACGCTTCCATAGACGAAAACGAGCATCTTACTTTCAGCCAGTTAAAAAGCAAATCGCATGACAGTGCATGGTATGAAGCGTACAACCGTTTAGGATCAAAAACGATGTCCTCTATCAGCATGGCCAAGGCTTCGGGAGCTGATGAGGCCACACTTGAATATATACAGGAACAGATAGAATTGGAAGAAGCATTGTCATGACAAAACTCTTTGATTTATTGGATGATGATTCAATAAAAGACATTGCTCAAAATACAATTAAAGTGGGTGATGTCTTTCGTATTAAGATGAATCAAAAAAATGGTATAATCCCGAAGAAAGGTGATGAATCACGTAACAAATTTTTTATTGTACTTGGATTTGATTCTGAAGGAAACATTTATGGCGGTGTAATCATAAATTCTAATATCAATCAACGCATTCCACAAGCAGTTAAGGATTGGCAGATGCCTATTAAATGTTCAAAATATGCTTTTCTTGAACATGATTCTTTTGTAGATTGTTCAAAATTGAAGAGTGCCAGTGCGGACAAGTTTAGCACTTGGAAATATTTAGGTTCTGTGGAATCGGAAGATGTAGAGATTATACTTGGGACAATAAAAGAGAGTCCGAATGAAACGCAAGAGCATTTGGCTATGTTTGGATTATAATTTTTATGCTCTCAGAATTTTTTTCTGTTTGAAAATATTGCATTAAAAATAACTTTAGCATCTGGTCCTCCGTTGATTTTGGTTCCACATGATACATTGTGTAAAATTGAAGAACCGGAATTATACCATTTCTTCTGAGCAGCATGTATGTCTGTATCTACACTAATGAAAAATTGATGAAATTGGGGCGATTCTCCAACATTATGCGAGCATGTTAAATGATATTTCCATTCTGATGGGTTGATAATAGTGCCACACAATCTACAGTTACATTTGCCTTTAATCTTAATCCCCGTATCTAATATGCAAAAATAATTATGGAATCCCGATTCACAAATAATGTCATGGAAGTGAGCTAAATGCTTTTTCCATTTTGTGAGTTTCAAGACTTCTCCACATAATCGACATTTTATTAAAGGGGCAGGTCTTTGTGTTATAGTTCTATTTTTCTTATTTGACTTCACGTTATTCTATTATTTGTATAACTTTTCCATTTTGAAAATACACATAAGAATCTCCTATGCCATACATCCACATTTCAACAGTTCCTAAAGCGTTGGTGATAGTCGAAATATCATAAGGTCTACCCCATGCAGCTCTAACCATTTCTCTGGTGAATCCGAGTTGTATTTTTCCTTGCATAATGAGTTTTGCATTGCTCGCTCCATATTTACTTATTAAACTGCGTTCGTATTCTTGATATTCTTTCCGACGCTGAAGTTCTTCGGCAGCTCTTTTTTCTTTATCTTGTTTTAATTGCTTCTGTACTTTATTTTTGTGCAAATCACCATCCAAAACATAATTAAAAAAAGAATTAGAAATAGCTAAAGCATATTCTTTGGAGTTTGAATCTAAAAGAATAGCATATAAGGCATGGTGTGGCCGATTATTGATTATCGGTAAAACTTTAACCTGTTGAAATGTAAAATACCCATCGCCCCAACTTCCATATTTCATTTCATGATCGGTAATACTATACGATAATCTATTTGCTCTATCTGGAATCAATTGATCATCAAGGTAAACCTCTTTATCTTTAAATTCTTGCATAATACTATCAATAAGATTCATTTTATTAATAGCCATATTTTCACATCGTTTCCTCATTTCATCTTCAGATATGAACATATTAGGAATACCACTGATAGTTTCCTCTTTTTCAGATGTATAAATGATACCGGGCAATTCTTTTCGATGTGCCAATTCATATTCTCTAATGTCCCCATCAGATGCTTGAAAAATAGCATGAAGTGTTTTTGGTTGAAGTTCTCTTCTCGCTATTCTACTATTATACTTATGCTCTTTTATTTCAAATCTTAGAAATTTATATGGATAATACTTGCTCGATGTAAGAATATCCTCATCTTTCGTATTTTTCTTTAAAACCACCCATAAATCCTTTTCTTTCAAATAATGTTCCATCATCCGCAGGGAATCAACATTATAATAAACTACATCAACATCGTCTATTGTGGCTTCTTTTACACCCCAATTGACCTCTCCACTCCACGACCTTATATAATATTCATTGCTTAAATATGCTCGAAAAGCTCTATAATCAGTGGTAGAAAAATGAAGAGGAATATGATATACTACATCATTCCCTTTATGATTCATCAAAAGTAAAACAGCTTCTTTCTTCTTTTTATCTTGATTGATATGTTTTACATCAGTTATTATAACTGTGTCACCACTTATGAGGTCAGGATATAAGTAATTATCTTTGAAATCCATTTTTTGTAACGCATCAAGCGTATATACACTTTCTTTTTCGCCAACCCTATAATCCCAAACTCCTGTTTCAGAATTATATTTCTGTGTTAAAACTGGTGGCGCAAGAATTACACGTTGCCCCTTTAAATCAAAAACGGATTGCGAATAGGCTATATTAATATTTACGACAAACAATAATGTTGATAAGAACGATATGGTCAACTTTTTCATTTCCATTTTGGATTTTGTAATACATTCAATTTCAATCTCAAAATGGCGATGGCATAAACGAAAAGCGTAGAGCCATTGCCTTTCGTCTCGTGGTTCACCACAAACCATACTCAGTAAGGCAAGCTCTACGCTATATGCAGAACCGCCTAACACTGAGTATTTAACCTTATTCTATTCCGAGGTGGTGATTTCGAGACGAATTAGGTCGTAATATGTCGCTTATAAGCAAATATGCTGTACAAGTATTTGCAAAAGTAAATATATTCAGCGATACAAACAAATAAAATATCTGTTAATCACTGTTTTTATTGTTTATCGTGACCTTTCCAGAAACAATTCGTGATATTCTTCAAAACATATCCATCCACTTTATAGAGACGCTGGTTGGTCTTAGAAGAGGTCAGACCACCCAATTTCTTTATGTATGGACCTAATTTCAAGTAATCGAAGTTCTTGTACTCAGCAAAAATGGAAAACCATTCCTGCCCACTGTACCAGCCAATTTTTAAATGAGGATAAGACTGACGTACATATCCAGCAAGTCTATTAACTTCATCCGGTTCCATGTCCCCACCCATAAAACATACGCATGTAATACCTATGTTCTTCTCTATAAGCAGGCTGAGTGACGATTCAGTCAATGGCTCACCTATATCTTTCCATAAATGTTGACTATGACATCCTTTGCATCTTATAGGGCAATTGGATATGTTGATAGCTAATGTCACTTCATCGGGGACTTCTGCAAATACTATTCGTGTATCAACGTACTTCATTGTATCTGCTCCTTTCCGTTGCTATAAACTCGTTTGGCGGCTTCTATCTGGCGGTCTTGACCAAAGGTCTTAATGGGGCGCAAATAGCCGATAACCCTTGTGTACTGAGTGATATGCAAACCTCCGCATTTGGGACACACAACAACCGGTTTCTTAATGATATGACCACAATCTTCACATTTGCTGTTCGGAACATTGAACGTGAAATAACTGGTACCGTTTTCAATGGCAAAGTCAATCAGCTTCAGATATTGTTCTTTGCTAAGGTGATCTTCCAAATTGATATGAGCGGCAGAACCTCCGTCAGTATATTGATAGGTCTGTCGGCCATGCAGGATAAATTTGTCCAATACAGAGGTTTCATCATGGGCATTGTAGAAATAGCTGTTATACAAGTTCTCGTCTTCGGGTACCCAATAACCGTCTTCTTTATCCCAGTTGTAGTTCTTACCACCTAACCCTTCTGCCGGAACAACCTCACTGTTAAACAAGAAAGGCCGTTTGTGATCATGAACGGAATATAGTTTATTTTGCTCCTTAATCGTGCCCAAGATTAATTGTAAAAATCGGATGTATTCAGTATTGTTAGATACTTGCATACCTAAAAAGCGAGCTGCCTCATTCAAACCATTAATGCCTATGGTGCTATATAATTTAGACATATAGATATAGCCGCCATTGGAAGCGGCAAACATACCTTGTTCTTCCAAGTCATACAACATTGTCTTAAAGGCAATATGATATTTATATACCCGTTTAAGGATATTCACAAGATAATCTTTGATGAAAGAAGTGTTTTCCGTCCAACCGCCATGAAGACCGTATGCTTTTGCGCAATCTTGAATAATCCTATTGATATTCAGAGTAATCACATTACAACTGCCTGTCATCACGCCTGTAAGACCGGAAGTGGGGCTGAAGGCGTTCTCTGAAACTTCATTACGTAAACGACAATTATGCGTAATCAAACCATCTGCAAGCATAAAATATGGATGCTGTTTATCTACACATTCTACACAATACACATAATCTGGAACATCTTCCAGTTTGACAATACGTGTAATCTTACCATAATAAGTTGCCCCCTTAATAAAGAACTCTAACTCATCATCTGTAGTTAGCTTGTCAGTAGGTTTATCACCTGCCTTAGTTACATTGATGTGATTGTCGGTCAACCTGTATGAAAACGCTTGGCCGTTCACTTGACCACATATTTCATACATCTGTCTCCCTGGGAAACTTACAGGTATAGCTTCCACCCATAAATCTCGCATCCGAACAAATATCTTTTGTCCACTAGCAACATAATACATTTCTTTGATAGTACTGACTGTGCTTTCAAGATCCTGTCGATGCCGCCACTCAACTTTGGTGTCTTCATCAAAACAGCAGCTCGCAAGACTATCCGCGCTGTCAGAGATATAGGTAAAGAACGAATGTCCTTCTGCATACATCTCGGCGCACAATTGCTTATAATCTTGGTCAACAATATCCTTTCCATCGTGTACCATCGCAAAGGTCTCTACAGGGAAAGTCAACACTTGCTTCAGACGTATTTGGTTAAACCATTTCATAAAGAGCCGCTGCAAGGTATCAATTGCTTTCCATTCAGGTTTAGAGCCATCGGGGTAGCAAAAGTTCTTGAACAACGAATGGAAATATGTCTGGTCGTAGTAAGAAATGTTGGTGAATGGACTTTGATAACTACGGTTGCCTGCCGGCTGATTGACACCCCATACGAATTGTTTGAAAGCCTTTAAAATACAGTCTCTGACTGTACGTTGGATTTTACAGTGGGAAGTAGATACTATACAGTCCAGCTTCCTATACCACAGCGGACCAAATTCCATCACAGCATAGTAATTAAGGGCAATAAAGTACTCGCCAAATGCTACAGCTCCCTTGCACTGTGATGAAAGCAAGAAAGCAAGGTTAGTAATCTGCCCACTAAATGATTGTAAATCGTTAGGTTCACTAGGAGTTACACCATCAATATTACCCACACCCTCTGTCATCAAAGGATAAAGCGACACCGCCTGGCAATAGAACTTGGTGGTAGGTACGCTGGCCTCGTCATGCGTGTATATGATATGATGATTGAGATCTTTCTCATACTGTTCGGCCACCTCCGGATAGAGTTTTTGCAATTCATTCTTCATACGCTGCCGTTGGATAAGGCGATTAGTGGTTTTATACACCTCACCTTCCAGATTGGCTACATTCTTCATAGTCACATTAGCATTGCCATCGGTTTCTGAAGACGTGGCTGCATTATCCGGAGAATTGCTATACCGGTCCATATAGTCAATGCGTTCACGGATAAAGCGTGCCTCTTGATGTTGTTGGCGGTACAAGATAAATGCCTTAGCCACATCACAGTGGCCGGACTGCATTAGTGACCTTTCTACCATGTCTTGTATTCTTTCCACTGAAATCGGATTCTCTAACATGGCACAATCCAACCGCATCTTCATTTCTGTTACAACGGTATCGTCATACTCAACGCCTTGACTCTTAAACGCCTTTCTGACAGCTGTTTCAATTTTGTTCAGGTCAAAATCCACCAATTGACCATTCCTCTTTAATACTTTCATGACATTTACGAATTTTACAATCAGAGTCCGGGACTATCCACAGACCGACACTTAATAATAGCATTCATTAAATAAACCGGAAGTAATGTTTCAGGGCACAGACGGTATCACTGATTTCTTGGAATGTGATATACCGCACTTCATACCCATTCATGTCGGGCATGGCTGGTTTGTAGTCAGCGATAGAAAGATTACGGACTTCCGATTTAAAGATGTCGTATTCCATTTCTGAAAGAGGATGCTCGTTGTTGCTGAGGCGTTCCAGCAGAACCCTTACCCATACAGGAGCATAGAATTTGGAATCTTTACCTCTCTGTTCCATATCCAGTCTCTTTGCTTTCAATATATCCAATGCAAGTGGTAATACATCGCTCAGCTTTTGAACGTTCCGTTGGAATTTACCAGACTGAAAATCTTCAATTATGTTGATGGCCTCATTCAGTTGTTCGATGGTGATATCATTCTGCTTCATATTCCATGCCCTCCATATTTTCCGTTTCCTCTATCTGGTACGGTGTTACTGACTGAATGTATTCCAATCCCCTGATCTGATGGATTAGGCTGTCTATGCAATTGCCCTGGATGAAATTAAGGATGATGCTGCATACAAGTAACAGGAATAATGCGAGGATGCAACCGTTGTTCGATTTTTCTTGTTTCATTATGTTTAGATTTAATGAAACACTGCTTTCATCAATTTATTTGTAGTTCTTCATAATCTTCATCGCAATATCTGGATGAGATGCTTCATGATTGTATAATATAATGTGTGTAATCCCTATGCTATTTAGGTCTTCAGCCTTGTACGCATCTTTCTCATTATCACGGCAATCATCAAATCTGACCACTTCAATTGCCAATTTAAACTTTGGGATATATACATCTGAAAAATATATACGGTTATCAACCACAAAAGGCATTTTTAGGATGCTTTTTATATTGGCTCTTTCCAATATTTTAACAAAAGACTTTTCATATTTAGATATATGACACAATTTTTCATGTCTTCTATTGTCTATCCAATCTCTTGTCGATGGATTGATATATCTTAAACTTTCTATGATTTCATTACTCTGTAGATAAGAATTTATAGCATCTGCCCTCCTAGGATATGCATGATCCTCATATACTTCTATTGTATGTTTGAAATATATTCTAGGTTTACTGCCAGAGCTTCTTTTGAACTGCATATCGCTCCATAATTCATCTGGAGTAGCAGTTTTATATCGGTTTTCAACTTCGGCTCGAATTGTTTTTACCAATCCCTTCCAGTTTGATTTGTCTTTTGGTTTAATGCCTTTTCTTTTTGCTTCCAATGGAAGAAGATGCGGAATCATTACCAGTTTGTAAGAGTTAAAAGACGGTTTTCTAGTTCGATTTAACATAAAACACTATTTTTAAAATCAAACTGCTTTCATCAACTTTGCTCTTTACGAGCACCTATATTATTTAATTTAAATACTCATTCGGGTAGTTAACGTGCGAGCACTCCAATCCTAAGGAGTGGGCAACGTAAAAATCACCCGGAGTATTTCCCGCATAGTCTATGTCTTGTGTATTTTCACTTACTCGTTAATCATACACTACCCTTTCAGGCATTCGGTATAGTTTGACTATAGCTCGGTTTACACTTTTACGCTGGTGTAAACAGGATCCATTTAGAGAGCGTCTCTACCTATCAACTCGATCCTACCTTCGGGTTTGCGAATCCCTCCGGCCTCCAATAAGCAGCCGTACACTAGGCTTCCCTTCGCACGGTTATTCAGGAAGTGGCAGGTGGTTGGATATATCCGTCAATCCAGTACTAAGGTGGCCTTTTGATGCCATCTCACCTTGTTACAATGTAACACTTAGACTTTTACTTCCATAGAACATTTTCACGAATCTGGGCATCTTGCTTCTTTGCAGTAGCATTTCTGTCTATCTATCCGCATATCGTAGCTGTACCGGATTGCCATAGCCATAGTGCTAAAGGCCGATTACTTATTCGCTTCAGTACGATTCTTGCCCCAAATGTTCAAAGCTGGAATCGGCAATATCTATAGTTTGTGGAAGGTATAAAAAGAAAAATCCACAAGCCAAAGTGACGGCGCTTGCGGATTTTTAGTATATTTGTTGAAGCCGACTGGCTCTTGACATAATACTCTTGATATGTATATTCGCCTTGAAGAGCCGTCATTCTCAACATTGCGATGCAAATATAAGCGTATATTTTAGACTGTGCAAATATTTTTGTAGTAAAAATATGCGGAATTAAATATTTAACTTTTATAAACATATAAATCCTTTTCTTATATATTTATGTACGCACGTGAACCCCTTATTAATTAGCTTGCTTAGTGTACATGTTTGTATGTATGTACAATGTTGAATACCAGTTGATTGATAAATATTTAATATACATATAGAAAAATATTATGAAAATATTTTGATTATCTAAAATCTTTTTCTCACCTTTGCCAATGAAATATTTGATGTGCAACAAAAATCTATCGTAAAATGAAAACATGATTAGAGGAAAAGGAAAATTGATTAAGGTGGCGGGAAACACAGTGGCTGATGAATTTTATCGAGCGTGTGAAAAGCTACCTGACAATGACAATTATCTTTTTGTCATTTGCGATGACACGAAAAATAAGAATTTGCCTTATCTTTCTTATTTTTTCTCAGTAGTATTAAAGTATATTTCGGATTCATTGCCGGATCATCCAGGTACTACAGCTCTTTACAAGTATTTTGAGGATATGTTCGCTCCGATACATACCGTCAAAATAAATGGAAAGCAGTTTGAATACTGCGAATTAAAATCGGAGAAAGCAAGTGATGTCAACAACATTATAGAGAAGGTTGTTGAATATGCCCTAAAGGAATGGGGCATTGAGGTTCCAAGACAAGAGGATTTGGAAGACCCGAAAGTTAGAGAACTACATAGCCAGGCTTACTTGAATCAAGAAGTCGAATGGAGCAATTTTATCTCTTCGCGCAAAAAAATATCTAAAGATGAGCGAAGAAACAAGAAAACTGAGCGCATTTGAAGCGTTCGCCCAAACCCAGCAAACGTATGCTGAAGCTGAAGAAAAAGCAAAACAAGAAGCCGGTTCTCCCAAAGTTGAGCGTTTTAGAATAGGAGAAGATGGCGAGTATTCAATCCGCATTTTGCCTTTGGCTCCTAATTTTGATGAAAATGGCAATATCTTGCCTATGGAGCGTAAGGGGTATGAGTACGCGGTTCATCAATTCTTTTTAACTATCAAAGCACCTGCTAAAAAAGGTGGTAAGGCAAAGAAGCTGAGCATTCCGGTTATTCGTACTACAGACAAAGAGGTAGGTTTTTCTGTTGACTTGATTGACACTTATCTCAAGATTGCCAAAGAAATGTATGCTGATGATGAACAGTTGATTAAGTTCATATCAGACAACGCATACAGCGGTGGTCTTCGTTGGAATTACCAACACGCAATCATGGTTCTTGATGTTTCAAGTGATAAAGAACGTGCAAAAGGCCCGCAATTATGGCAATGCTCACATAGCCAGTACAAAGACCTTGATTCTGCCAAAATGCGTTTATGGAAGGAATTGAGAGAAGATGGCGAACAAGAAACGTGTCCGATTTCCAGTTTTACAGGTGCTTACCCCGTTAAAATTATTCGTAGCAATAATAATGGAAAGACAGAATACACTGTAGAAATTGGCCGTAAGACTCTTAATATTAAGGAAGAAGAGGCTGAAAAACTGCTTGAACTTCCTCGAATCCCAGAACAAATTTATCGTTATACAAGATACCAGTTCGAAGCAACTTTGGTATTCTTGCAGCAATACGATGAAGAGCATGACATGGAAGTATGTAAGGAGCCAGACTTCATAGAGGCTATAGAGAAACTGAAAGGTGAGCTTCCGGCAGATGACAATTCACACTTTGATTTAAATGGTGCAGCTTCTAAGGACAGTAGTAAGGAAGAAACTACCATTGATTCTTTGTGGGCCGAATATGATGTTATCGTTGACCAAGATTTGAATGAAAAATCTGATGAGTATCAGGAACTTCGTGAGAAGATTCGTCAATTTATCGAAGATAATGGTATTGATGTTCGTATTTCTCGTTCAAAGAACAATCAGCAGTTGCTTGAAGAAATTGATGAAGCATTAGATGAAAAGGCTAAGAATAAGCCGAAAGAAGAAAAGAAAGAAGAGACTGTTACACAGCCATCCCGTCGTGCTCCGAAACCTAAAGTTGAAGAGCAGGCAGATGACCCTGAAAAGGGTGATGATAATGGTGGAGATGGCGAAACGCAAGAAGAAAATGCTGATGAACAGCCTCGTCGCCGTCGTGCCCGTCCAGGAAGTGATGCTGAAGAGAAAGCTTCAGTAGAAAAACCGGCAGATGAAGTACCAGAGGCTCCAGCAGAAGAAGCACCGGTAGAAGAAGCTCCACGTCGTAGACTTCATTCCCGTCGTTTAAGATAACTCAATCTTTAGATAATAATTGTGTGTTTCAGAGGGGGCATTTGGATATGTCCTGTGCCCCCTTGTTTTCTAATCTTAATCATAGACAGGTATAATGAAGGACGCTATAGCTTTATTAATCAATGACATCCATGTTAATAAAGACAATATTTCTGACTTTAATCAGAATTGGGATGAAATGCTTACAATATGTAAACGTGAAAATATCGCCGACATTGTGGTCGGTGGTGATATGTTTACTTCAAGGGCATCACAAACGCTTGCTACGCTACTTGCAGTCAAACATGCTTTAGATAAGGCTGTTGCTCAGGGTATATATGTAACTATTGCAGAGGGAAACCATGATTGCGTGGATCAAGAGGCTTTTGAAGGATATAATCATTTATGGATTGGTCAAAAAAACATCGAAGTCATAGATGTATATAAGGTTCTGATGTGGGAGGATTGTGATTTTGCTCTGCTTGTGATGAGTTATTTTCCAGAAGATGGGTCATTTTTAGAACGTATGTGGTATGCAGTTCAAGACACATTGAAACAACACCCGAATATATCCAAGAGTGATATAATCCTCTATATTCATCAAGGGATACATGGTGCACTGGGCGAGTTTGAAATACCAGGTGAACTTCCACAAGAACCGTTGCTTGGATTCAAAGCCGTATTGTGTGGACACTATCACAATCGTGTAAAAATCAAGAATACAAATATTGAATATATTGGTTCTTCACGCCAGGGAAATTTCGGTGAAGATGAAGAGAAAGGGTACACTATATTGTATTCCGATGGTTCTTATGGATTTGTGAAGAATGAGGTTAATACTCGTTATAAAACAATTGAATTAAATGCGGATAAGACTGATAATTTCCAACTTGACAAGGATAAACGGTACAAGTATAAGGTCAAAGTAAAATGTAATGAAAAACAGGCTAAACTTTTTGATAAGCAGAAGCTATTGGACTTAGGCTTTCATAAAGTTGAAGTGGTTACTGAAAATATTGTATCTAAAGAATCCGCAGCATCTGGTATTCAAGAGAAGTATGACAAGCAAGGAATTAAAAAGGAATATCAGAATTACTGCAATGAAAATTCAATAGACAGCAGACTGGGTATCAAATATTTGGAGGGTTAAGCTATGTGGAAATTATTATCAATAAAAATCAACAATATTGTTTCTTTTCGTGAAGCGTCACTCTCCATAGAGCAAGGGGTTGCTACGCTTATATTTGGCAAGAATGAGGATAATTCCTCTCAGCCTTGTAATGGCTCCGGAAAATCTTCATTGATAGAGGCTATCTCTTTTGCACTTACAGGTGAGCAGTTGCGTAAAGTAAAGAGTGTGGAGGAAATCATAAACGACCACGCTGATGATGCTTATGTGTATGTTAGGTTGGGAAACGACTACAATAACACCATATTTACAATAGAGCGTACCATTAGTCGTAATGCTCCGCAAAGCATTGAATGTCATAAGTATGATTCTTCTGGTGAAGAGATTGAGATAGATAAAACCGTTCAACCTACAGTCTTGGATTATAATAAGTTTATTCTCAGTGAGATTGGATTAACTAAGGATGATATTTATAACAATTTTATCCTTTGCGATAACAAATATGAGGGCTTTTTTGATTGTTCTGACAAGAACAAGAAAGAAATAATCAACCGCTTCAGTAATGGCATTATCATTGATGATAGTATCGCTCGTGTACAAGCGGATATGCTTCCAGTGGAATCTGAGCTTACAGAAGCGAATAATAAAATCATTAATGTAAAAGGTTCTATTTCGGCTATCGAAAATGAGCTGGAACACGTTGACGAGAAGAAAGCCAATGCCAGACAGGAACGTGAAGTGCGTATTGAACGGTTGGATGGGCAGATACAAAAGTGTCGTGATGATATTGAGGCTGCCGAGGGCAAACAGCGGAAAGCGGAAGCGAGACTGGAATTGTTGCATAAGCTTCAGGACGAGGTACTGGATTTGGAAGAATCCGATTTGTCGTTGTTGGAAGCATACGGTCGTGTAAAAACAATTTGCTCAGAAAATGAACTGGAAGCAGTCAGTGAGTTTGACGTTCTGTCTGAAAGATATAAGAACCAGTTAGTTGAACAGCAGGAAGATATAAAGGACATAAAAGCCAAGATTGATGATGCAGAAACTGTATTTCTCAAGCGTAAGAATGAATACAAGAAATGTTCCGACTTATACCAGAATCATCGTGACGAGGAATCAAAGCTGAGTGCCGATGATGCGGCTCTGAAGGAAAAAATCAATGGTGAAATTGATAATATAGAGAAGAAGCTGGATAAAATAGAGGATGACATTAATTCCAACAAGAAGCGTCAGGCTGAATTGGAAACTATGATTGCCCGGAACTCCGCTTTGATGGACGGTGTAATTATTTGTCCTAAATGTCAACATAAATTCTTTGTTGACGGTGATGCTTCTGTTGATGATGTAAGGAAAGTTTTGGTCAGCCTTCATACTGAAATGGAAGAGAAGAAAACAGAAGCCAAGAAGTTGGTGGAAGAATTCGATCTTATTGATGAGAAGTGCGAGGCTAAAAGTGAAGAAGTGAATGCTATCGTCAAAAAGGCCAAGAACCGTACCAATGCACTTGAAGAAGAGTATCGTGCATTAAGAACATTGTCTTCCGAAGTTGACAATGCGGAAAGCAATGTGAATAACCTTCGTAAAAAATTGGTTGCTTCAGAAAATGAACTTGACCGTTTGAACGGAAAGATAGAGGTGATGCGCAACCGTCTTTTTGGAGAAATAACCAGTATATTGGAAGGCCGTATCATGAATGGGAAAAGCTATATCGAGCAACAGGTTTCTTCCATTACGTTTGCTAAGGGGCAGATGTGTCAGTATCAGCAGTCAAAGAAAGAACTTGTTGAAGCTCCCGAAACGGATTTTGCGGCCTCATTGAAAGAATCATTGGAAAAGTATCTGGATGAGTTACAGAAAGCAGAGGAAATTGCATCAGAGATACAGTCCGAGTACAATAAGTTGAAAGAGCAGGAGCTTAACTTCACAATGTTCAAGTCGTACATAGCGAACAAAAAGATTGATGCACTTTCCCTTATTGTGAATGATTTCTTAGAAAAGATCGGCTCTGATATCCGTTTAAAATTAGAAGGATTTACTGTTACAAAGACCGGTAAGTTCAGAGACAAAATTTCTGTCCAGGTAATGCGTGATGGTATTGATTGCGGTTCCTATCATAAGTTTTCCGGTGGCGAAAAGGCAAGGTTGAATCTGGCGTGCATTCTGTCATTGCATACTCTTACAAACTCTAATTGCGAAGATGGTAAAGGCTTGGACTTCATTATAATAGATGAGTTACTTGACAAGTCTGACGAAGTTGGTATGGCGACTTATTGCGAAGCTTTAAATAAACTTGGTCAGACAGCACTGCTTATAACCCAGGGCGGTATATCTGAGGGGTATCCGCATAAGCTATTAATAGTAAAGAAACAGGGCGTTTCGACAATCCTTAATCAATAGTATTATGCAGAAACTGACAGAAGAATATGTAGCTCAACTCAAAAGAGGTGATGTTATTGCGTTTGATGTAGCCACGCACTGTGGCTACTATACCCTTGGTGATTATGGCACTGTGCATTTTCCCAATACGGAAAAGGCACCTAAAAAACTTGGTTTTGATTATGCACAGCATAAGGCATTTAGAAAATGGCTTATTGATATGCTAACATCACACAATATCAAAGCTGTTGCTGCGGAAGATGTGGTCTTTGGTCATTTCGTTGATTTCAGGAAACTTTGCGAGTTCAGGGGAATACTGTTTGAGGTGTGCGAAACCCTTGACATACCAATAGTGACATTTAAGCCATCTGACATAAAGAAGCATGGAACCGGAAAGGGTAATGCAGACAAGAAAATGATGATGGAGTTTGCGGAAAAGCGTTATCATATCGAGGTCAATGGTGATGATAATCTTGCTGATGCGATTCATATCTATATGTATTTCATTCATCGGTATAAACTTTAATTACAGGTGATTATGATTGAAATTTATTTAGAAAATCAAATCAATAAATGCAGATTATGTCACCAAAAATGCCGTCAAAACAGGACAAACAGGCCGCTAAATGCCAGCTGCTGAGTTCAAGTGAAAAAGAAATACTTTTCAACAAGTACATCGTTCCTAATTTTAGCAGTATTAAAAGCCTGACAAGGCGATATACTGACCATTATCAGGATATTGATGAAAATTACAATTACTGTCTGGCCCAATTATTCAATTATATTGGATCATATAATCCAGAACAGAAACTTGATACATGGATTCATATTTGTGTAAAGCGTGCCTGTTTTCATCAGAATAAAAAAAGAGCAGAAGATGCCTCACATTGGACTGATATAGAAATGTGTACCAATGAAGACATTTACAAAAATGGAACGAATATGATTGTTGATGCGGGTTTTGGAACTCTGATAGACAACATTTCAGACCAGATGTATAACGCATTAATGCAAATTCCTCCACAGAGATTATCCCCATTTATGATGTATGTACAAGGACATCGTATAAGGGAAATAACCGCTGCCGAATGGAAAATGGGACATCTTGAAAAACGAAGTGAAGACATTGTAAAAAGTCGGATATATTGGGCTAAAAGAGAATTACAATATATACTCAGACAATATGGAATTACAAGAAAGAACCGTAAAGGTCCGACAAATGATCGAGACCGTTGTGAAGAGGACGATTGACCCTAAATGGAGATTTACTCAAAGTGGAGTTGCTGCAATCTATCTACAAAATGGGTTGCAGCAACTACCCTCCTTATTTGGGGTGTCGGATATTGATGATGAGAGAATTGTAGATTACCTCATTTATCAGTTGTATCGAATGCGCTCATTTATTGCTGATGGTTCATGGCAGTACACCTGGTTGTTTTCCCAGTCTGCTATGGATAAATTCAAAAAGCAATTTTTAAGTGTTGATGGTAAATCCGGAATGAATTATTATATCAATCAATGGTTGGATGAGGCGGAATTATCGCGTAGTAAATTAACAGTGATAATAGCACAGCCAAAACCTAACCCATTGAGAAAAATGGTTTATCTGGCTTCAGAAGAGCCAATAAAAAGAAGGTTCCTGAATACAGAAGATGGACTGGCTTTATGCCAAAGTTCTACTACGGGCTGGAGCCCGCTGTCTGAAACTTGTGGACAATGTGATTACTGGGTTGAGTGTGGAAAAATGACTGCTAAAAAGTACCCAGAGCTTATGCGGTTCAGAAAAGAAGAGTATGGCAGGAAAGAAAAATGATAATGTATTGACATCTGAATTTTTGGCAGAATTGTATAATTGCGCCATAACGAATAATCAAATTTGTTCAGTAGTGTCAAGATACATGGAAGATGCGTTTCTTCCAGATCAACAATATCAGATGCTTAATTCAGCATTGAAGAGCTATTTTGCAGAGTATAAAACCGCACCGCAGTATGGTATCATCACACAACGTTTGTCCTCTTCAAGAGCCGTTCTCGAATTGTTGGAAGAGATTCGTGAGGTGGCAACAAGTGTGGATATGGATGGTATTAGAGACCAGTTTGAAGAGTATTTGAAACTGGTTCAATTTAAGAAAATTTTCAAGGAAGTTTCTAAAAAATATGAGGATGGTGAGCGTATTAATGCAATGATTTCATTTACAAGAGAAGCTGTTAAACTACAGCAGTTTACATTAAAACCGGAAGAGTTCATTGATATCGCTCAAACTTATGAAGAACGGTTGAGAGAAAACAAGGTTCGTAATGATAATCCTGTCTCTAAAATGGTCAATAGTTTTTATATTGATGGACTGGATGAACTGAACCAAGGTAGAAATTTGCGAACACAACTATCGTTATTCCTTGCTATGTCCGGTGTCGGTAAAAGTCATATAGCACGTTGGATAGGCTATAATGCTGCATATATAAGTGGACTTGATGTATTGCATATCCAATTGGAGGGTGCTGCATCTGAAACAACAGACGCCTATTCCGCAATGTTAAGTGGTACCACAACTTATGAATATGAGAGTGGAAGAGTCAATAATCATACATTAGAGCATTTGAAAAGTCTGCTTGATACTTATAAAGGGACATTGAAAGTAAAGGCTTACCCTAAATTTGGTAAAGAAGTATCGACTACAGATATTAGAACTGATTGTGATAAATATAGGGAAAAATTTGGAAAATACCCTGATGTTGTGATTGTCGATTCTCTTGATCTTTGTACTGATTCTTCGGGAAAAAACTGGGATGCAAAGTCATTACGACATAAACGTATCGCCACAGCTCAAGACTTAAAAGACCTTGCAGGTGAAATAGACGGTTGGTTAGTTGTAACATATCAGGCTACTATTGAAAATCCTGAATGGGTGAATGATGAGAAGAATGTGCTTACAGCATTTAATACATCTGAATGTAAGGGATTACAGAGACCTTGTACACATCTTATATCGTTGAATCAAAGCAAGAAGGAATATCGCGAGGGAACCATGAGGCTTTATGCTGATAAATTTAGATTTTGTAAAAAGGGAGAGCCTTTTAGGATTGCTTTAGACTATGAGCATGAAGTTTTCTATGATAGGGTACGAACATTAAATTTACCGCAGGAATAAATGATTAAAGCAATTAAATAAGCTGATTACACACAATGATTATCACACCAGAAATGCAACGTTCTATTACAGAAGAACTGCTTTATGACTTTAGCGGCAAGATGGACGGGTCTCGCCGGAATATACTTATACAGCACTGTCCTTTCTGTGGGCATGACGGTTTTAAGTATGGTATTTATGTTGGAAACAATATTGGAAAAAAACGCTTTGGCATGTCTAATTGCTATCATTGTAACAGACGATATGGTTCGTTGAAGGAAACATTGAAAGCACTTGGAAGAGAAGATTTACTTCCAAAAGAAACAGCGCAACTTGATGATTCTGAAACAGATATTTCATCCATGTTTGATGATGAGATAGATGATGAACTGGTTGATGCTGTAATGCCAAATGGCTATAAACGCTGTTATAAAAATAGTTATTTAAAGTCACGTGGTTGGGTTATGGATGATTATGAGTATTTCCCAGTGGGTACCAACCGTGGTTTTGATAGAGAGTACAATGATTATATTATTTTAGAAGTTCGCGATGAGGGCAGATGTGTTGGATTTGTAGCACGCAGCATTCTCAGTAAAGGTGAAATAGATTCATACAATTCCAGACATCATTTCAAGATACGTCGATATAAAAATTCGGATGAACGTATGGGGAATGGATTTTCAAAGATGCTGTATAATTATGACGCCATTGAAGCAATGACGACCCACTCTGTAATTCTGTGTGAGGGGCCATTTGATGTTGTTGGGCTTAATCGAAAATTGGAACTTTATGACAATAAACATATTGTACCGGTAGCAACTTTTGGAAAAAAAATTAGTCAGGAACAAATGTTTAAGTTACAGAAAAAAAGTGTTGAACAAATTGTGATAGGCTATGACAATGACGCAAAAGAAACCACATCCAGAATTGCTATGGAATTGGAAAAATACTTTGATGTATTGATTGCCGACATTCCTAATGGTGTCGGTAAAGACTGGGATGAAATGGATGTTGAGGATATATATGATGTCTTTGCTTTTAATTTAAAAACAATTCGTGAATTTAATCTTGGATAAAATGAGTGAAACAGTAACATTAAAAGAATGGCTTGACAACCACCATATAACTTATTCTTTAAGAAAAGATGTGCTGGTTATTTCGGGATTTGGCAGATGTTTAATCCAGGAGAATTACGATCATATTTTCAAACAAAATAAAGATGGAGAGGCTGTTTTTAATTCTATTGAAAACATATCATATCTTTTGGCTGATGATATTACTTATATAGTCTTTCCATTTGGTCGTCGATGGTTTTATGTGGATATCCGTAAAGACCCATTAGATTTACAATTTCAAATACTTAGATATGTTGGTGATTCACCGGTATTTGAACATCAATGTGAATTTTATCCGCTTGGGATACACTCTGGGTATGAATTGTTGAATGGAAGTGGCCCGTTAAGGGATTGGTGTTCAAAAACAAAATTTTTAGGATATAAAGGTTTGTCAGTTGCTGACAGAAACACAATGGCGGCATCTTTGGATTTACAGCAATCCGCAACAGACAAGGGTATTAAATATTGTTTTGGTTATTCATTGACAGTAAATACAGGAAAGGATAAGGTTGGTGTAAAGATATATTCAGCTACCCAACAAGGGTTTAAAAATATGCTTCGTATTCAAAAGACCATAGCTGTTGACAATATAGATACTAAAGAGATTGGCCTGATTGATTTTTTGAATCTGGCAGCTGGTAATACTTTGGTATTTGATAAATGGTCTGGTCACTGGCTGACTGACAATAAGGGGGGGCTTCAGGATTTTATTACAGCTTTTTCAGGGTGGGTATTTTTCCAAGTTGATACGACAGAATATCGTGCTAATCGAATAGATTCGGCTCTTCTTCAGAGCCAAAAGGCATATTTTGATAATTTTTATTTGGGTGATTTAGAATATTACATGAATATCCGTCCAGTTCTTATTCAAGATGTGTATTATTTGGATAAAGAAGATTGGAGAACAAAAATCATTCTTAATAAGATTGATACCGGTGCGGCGCATGAACAGTCACATAATCAATATTTGAAAACAATAGACGAACTATATAATGAATTTAGAACGTTATTTTCAGACCGATATGATGACGATGTGTTTTATGATATGTGCGAATCTACTGCTGACATTATTGAAAATGCAACAGCTGCTTATGATTTGAGTGATAATTATGCCCCCAAATATGATATGACACCACAGGAACAAGCTAAATATGGCAATACGCTTAATATGTTCCGTCAATTAATTGAAGAAGGGTTTAAGAAGTTGGTTCCAGAGGGGGAGGAGGAACGATATCGTGAACGTGTTGAATATGAAAAATATGTCATAGAAAGTACAGATAACGTAGATTATTTCCTGATTCAGAGAGATGAATTGAATTGGGCACAAGAAAATGGCATTTTGACAGGTATTGGACGTGGCTCTGCCGGAGGATGTTTGTTGTTGTATTTGATGGGTATTACGTTTATTGATCCTCTTAAATATGATTTGATTTTTGAACGTTTTCTGTTACCGGAGCGGGCCGGCCTTGTGCCAGACAAGGTGACAGTAATGGCAGAAGAAATGCAATCTTCAGATTATTTTGAATTGTTTTTTGAAAATGGGAAAAAACTCTTGCTTGATAAAGATGCAGAATTGGTTGTAAATCGTAATGGGGAACAACTTACTGTATATGCAGACGAATTGCAAGAAGGTGATGATATTCAGTTTGATAATTGTGATTTACTTCACACATTGCCTAATATTTTGCAATATGAAAATTCAATCCATAATCAGAAAAACTAACACAGTATTAGTAAATGACTGTTATGCTGGAGACGGATATGTAAAGCGTAATCATGGTTCATTACCAGATATTGACTCAGACTTTAATGCGGAGCGTAGGGAGGAAGTTAAGGCATACTTAGAGAGAAGATACAATAAAGACGGGTTACAGAGAGTGTTCTCTGCCGGTACATTTACTACTGAAAAAATCAAATCCGTAATCAAAGATGTGGCCCGGACTTATAAAATTTCGCAAGCCACTACCAATTATCTCACAGCTATTCTTGATGATAATATGACGTGGACGGATTTGATGAAAATGGCATCAACCGATAAACGAATGAGGGATTTCATAATGAAATATCCCGATGTATTTGAAGAGATTCTGCCAATCATGGGACAGGCACGATCTGCCGGTATCCATGCTTCTGCATTGATTATTACTCCCGAATTTGTCAAAGGGGAACGTGTTGAGTGTTTTGATTTGTTACCTATTAGAAAGATGGGCGACCTTCTTGTTTCAGAGATTTCAGGTAATGATATTGACGCTATTGGTATTCTTAAAAACGATGTTCTTGGTATTAGGGAACTTACGAGGCTTTCAGATACATTGAATCTTGTTAGTGATGAGTATGGTGTACATTATACCATATTGGAAATTGCATCAAAATACTTGAATGATCCGAAGGTCTTTAAAATCATTCGTGAAGGCAATACTCAGGGTGTCTTTCAAATGGGTGGTGAAGGTATTACAAAATTCATAAAGCGTCTTGCTCCTGATAATGTCAATGACCTTATTGCATCAGTTGCCCTGTTTCGTCCGGGACCGTTGGATTCCGGTGCTGCTGATAATTATGTACGTGCTAAACGAGGTGAGTATGAGCCAACGTATTTATGGGGGACGTATGAAATCCTAAAAGATACATACGCCCAAATGGTTTATCAAGAGCAGATTTCTCGTGTTGCTCAAAAAGTAGGTGGACTAAGTTTGGGTGATGGAGTGAATCTGGTCAAGGCTCTAAGTAAGAAAAAACTGGAAAAGGTTCGTAAATTTCAAGATAAGTTCTTCTCAGGTGCTAAACAAAACGGATGCCCGAAAGAAGCTGCCGACCAAATTTGGAGTAATGTTGAGGATGCAGCCAAATATTCATTTAATGCCTGCATAGGAGGACATGAATATCTGTGGGGAAAACATAAAGAGAAAGGGCGCGGAACCAGAATCAATATTGGTGATATGTGGCGCACAGTACATGATTATGAATGGGCTAAAGCTAATGGTAGATTATCTCTTAGACGTAAATACATCAAGTATGGATATGGCACCTGTTGGTCATTGAATGAAGAAGATAAGTTGGTTATAAATCGAATTGTTGATATTCGTTATCAAGGTATTCGTCCAGTGTATCGGATAACATTGGCAAATGGCGCAACTATTGATGTGACGGATAATCATAAACACCCAACTCTTAATGGCGAAAAACGCACAGACCAACTGGTTCCCGGAGAGGATTTTATGTTTATAAGAGTTGGGTGGATAAAAGAAGACACATCATATCGTTTTACGGATAGAGGACAGCAAAACGATCCACGTTATCATTCAAATGATAATGTGGAGCCATATACCATCAATACCAAAGCTGGTCAATGTGGCTTTGTCAAACGTGATACAAACTATACAAAATTAGAGTATTACGAAAAGAATCTCAAAAAGGATTATTGTGAGATTTGTGGCTGTCAAGATAAACGCTTAGAAGTTCATCACATTAATGGAGATCATTCAGACGTAGGTGAAAACTATTCAAATGTACAAACTATATGTGTTAGCTGTCATAAAAAATCACATTATCAAATGGGACGTACAAAAATGGGGCACAAAGGAATTGGAACAGCCGTGGCACAGGTCGTGTCTGTGGTATATTTGTGTGATATGGATGTATATGATGTTGAAATGGCAGATCCATATCACACTTTTTTAACAGGAAAAGGTGTTGTTACTTGTAACTCTCATGCAACAGCTTACGGTCTGACTGCTTATGTCGGAGCATGGTTGAAAACATATTATCCCACAGCTTTCTATACTGTAGTTTTGCGAGACCAAGACGAAGATAAAATGGCGGTTTTGATGAATGAGATAAAGGCTGTTGGAGGAACTGAAATTGAACAGCCGGATATCAATATTTCAGATGAAAATTTTACGGCAGATTTTAAGAATAATAAGATTTACTGGTCTTTGACTCGTATAAAGCAATTAGGCCCCAAAGCAGTGAAGTATATAGTCCAGGAGCGTAAGTTATATGGTGAGTTTTATAATTTGGAGGATTTTATCAAACGTATATTTAAAAGTAAATTTAAGAGTTTTAATGATGAGGGTACGGAAGAAACCAGAGAACGATGTCCGGTTACAGCCCGTAGCGTAAGGAATCTTATTTTTTCCGGTGCATTTGATAAATGTGAGCATGTTGGTTCCGTGCTGGAACGGTATGGATTACTTGATAAAGCTGCCACTCTTTTAGGATTTAAGTTGAGTGAAAAAGAAGTTCCAGAGGATATGCGCGATAAGCATTATTTTTGGAGCAAACAGCAAATCACAATCTCAGGTCATGGCTCGATTGATTATCGAAGAATTTATGACAATATGGAGAAGCCTAAGTCTTTGCAGTCTTATAAGTACATTGAGTTTAGAGATTTGAACAATATGTTTTATGATGTCAGGAAAGGGGTTATTTGTGCAGCTATTTGCTCAATTACCGACAAATCATACAAGGATAGGCGTACTGGTGAAAACAAGCATTTTGGAAAGATTGAATTGCAACAGAATACCGAAACGAATATTCTTACTATTTGGGATGATTGGGCTATTCTTAAAAAAGAATTGAAGAATGCAGTAGGTCATATTATTGCTGTTGTCGTGAATGTAAAGTGGAGTGATTATGATGAAAAGAACACACTTCAAGTAGGTAAAAGTTCATTCTTAAAATTGATATAGGATGTCGTTTCTGATAGACATACGAGAAGAACTGGATGAACAGGTTCAAGAGCAAATCCGGAAATTCAGGAGGGAAAGTGCTGCTACAGGATATAAGGGATGGTATAGAATACAATCGGCTATTGCAAAGGCTCGTGATTTAACGATATATCATGATAATATAAAGAATTATATCATGCCTAATCTTTTTGATGATAATGGTGATGCAATCACATGGTATCATTGGAGAGACCCACAGCAGGTGCAGGTGAATATGATTAAACACAATTTGAGTTTGTCGTCGCATTATAGTCGGAAACGTGGCAGAGTAACTCCGACAAGATTAAAAATGTTGATGAGAAAGATACTTGAATACAGGATTAATGAATATTTAAATCCAACAAAGAATATGGAGAAACTTAAAATCATGTGTATTATAGGAGGTTCGGGCTGTGGAAAGACACTCGCTTCATTGCATTTAAAGTACCATAAAGATGCAAATGTGATCTGTTCTTTTACCACCAGACCTCCAAGAGAAACAGAAGTTGAAGGCAGGAATCATCATTTTATTGATATCGTTCCTGACCGAACAGAGTTAATTGCCTATGCTCATTTTGGGGGCGCGTATTATTATGCTACTAAATGGCAGGTGTTTGGGCCATGTACAGTCTATGTAATAGATGAAAAGGGTTTGAAAAATCTACGTGAGGATTTTGGTGATGTGTATGACATATATACTGTGTTGATTAAGCGAGATAAGTTGTTGCGTAGAAAATCTGGTGTTGATGATACTCGCATACGCAGGGATGAGCGGCGAGATTTAAAAGATGAGGATTATGATTATGTAATTGAAAATAATGGAAAGAAAGCTGATTTGTTCTCAAGCATAGAAAGTATTTACGAAGAAATTAAAAATAAATGATATGGCAGCACCGGCAGAAAAAGTAAACATTGTCACAGCAATAGTATATGACTTTGAAACAGGAGGTACAGATTGCACCAAATGTGCGGCAACTCAAATTTCGCTTCATGCGGTTCGTCTTGATACGTTTGAAGTGATGGAAAAATATTCATCTTACATTTATCCATATAATAAGAAAACTGACATTGGAAAACCGAAACGGAAGGTATTAAAAAACAAGTATGATAATGACGATTCGGAATTAATGGATTATGAAGATGTCGCATTGAAATATTCGCATATAACAATGGATATCCTATACAGTATGGGGAAACCATTAGAGGACGTTTGTCAAGAGATTTGTGATTTTATTAAACGGAATACATTTCCTGTGGCGGCGAGCAATAAGCCAATTATGGTAGGGCAAAATCCATTATTCGATAAAAAGTTCATGCAACAGATTATGTTGTATTCCGGACTTTGGAATGATTTCTGTAAATTGGTTCGTGGGGAAAAGGATTTTTGGGGAAATTTCCAGCCAGCACAACTTGACACTATCATTTTATCGCAACTAACTTTTGACAATGACAAAAGTATTACAACATGGAGGCTGGAGTCAATGGCAGAACGATTTGGTATTGATTTGGAAGATGCGCATGACGCAGATGCTGATGTTACAGCGACAAGGGAGATTTTAAGAACCGTTACATCCCGGATGCGTGAACAAAGCGCAGGTGGTAACGCTATTGGTAGTTTAGCTACTGAGAAGCAAGAAAAATTGAGAGACCATTTTAAAATTTAGAGCTATTGCGATATGAAGCATAAATTTCAATTTGATAAAAAAACTGGAACTATGGTTCCAATGACAGGTACAGCTGTTGAAGAGATTAAGGTAAACGAACAAGATAGTGCGCAGCAACTTCAATCTGGCAGGCAGGCTAAAAAGCCAATATTTGCAGAGGGCAAAAGTATTGCTGTTAAGACCGGTACTATTAACACTCAACAAAATCAGATTGTGAAGATGCAACGTGTTGACACCCCTACACCGATTCAATTGATAAATGAAAATGGAATCCCTGAAGCCTATCTTGATTCGGTGACTACGGGAGTGATGATGTTTCGTGAACTTCAAGATTATGATATTTGTCAGATTACAGATGAAAAAACTGGTAAGATACTTGCGTATATTGGTGGTTATGCACTTCAAATAAATTTCAATATGGCAGAATTGAATACTATAGAGCGAATAGACCAGTGTTTACAAGGAATAGTAAAGTTGTTCAGACATAAAATAATGAATCAAGCCATTAATAATAAGTCTTCAGGGGATTGATTCTTAGATTTTGTTTGTGAGTATTCTATTATCTATAAAAGGTATATTCTTATTAAAATTATATTGGTAATGAAAGATAATAAACTCACGGATCTGGAAGAAAAGTTCTGCTTAGTATTTTCCTGTGGGCCGTCGCCATACAACGGAAATGCTAATAAAACGTATGACTTGGTTTTCAATGGTTCTACTGGTATGCTTAAAGACCCATTGAAGGACAATTCAAAAAAAGATGTAGAAATAGCTCTTGCAGCAAGGGAATTGATGTTGCGTGACGAGATAAGAGACCGCATTGACCAGATTCAAAGTGAAAGTGTGGTCAATGCGGCCACGCTCAGACCACGATTGACCGAAACATTGTTGAAAATTGCCGATGAATGCTCTACTCTGATGTGTGCAGATAAGTTTGGAACCCCATTATCACCTGCTGCTTTACGTTCTGTAGCAGTCAATGCTATCAGTAAATTGACTGATATGTATGGAATTAAGGAAGATATTGCACACAAGGTGATGCTTGAGGGCGCCAATGGTGATGGTATTGTGTTTAACTTGGTTATGCCAGAATCGAACAAGGGGAATGAACTTGGCGAAGTGATTGAATAACAATAGTAATTATGTAAGATGTCTTTAATTATGAACTCATTAATGATTGGTGATAAAATTACTATCCGATATTCAAAACAGCTTGATAAGAGTGGCAATAATATCTTGACCAATAAGACTGGTATTGTGACAAAACTGATAAAAATAGGCAAAAATATAGTTGGCGTATATGCTGATGTGAAGGTTATGCGTCGCATGAGAAATTATTATGTGCCAGTTTCCTCTATTGAAGGACCGGGAGATATTGATAAGACAAGAACATTAAGTATTTTAAAATCAACAATATTGTAAGAAAAATGGAGATAGATTTGGCAAATGTTGTAAGTGCATGTGGTACAGTAATAGCTGCTTATTTCGCTTACAACCAGTACACGAAGAACAAGATTACAGACTTGAAAGTTGAGTATTTCAAGAAAGAGGAAGAAAGAAGGTCATATAAAAGAAGTGAAAACTCCGCAAAAGTTTTTGGTGAATTGTGGCGAATTTTATATGAATTAAAAGCGGACAGGGTATATATTGTACAGCCCCATCCTCTTGGTCATGTGGCATTTCTTTCAATTCAGTTCGAGGTTAAGCGTAAGGGGGTGTCCAGTATGCTGGAATCTATACAATCATTACCGATGAGTGAGGTGGCGGCTTTTTCTAAGGATCTGGCGGAAAATCTGTTTATGTATTATACTGATATAGATAATGAGGTGGAGGACAAAGTAGCTAAGTCATTGATGTCAGTAAATGGATGTAATGCTGTTGCGATCAAAAGGCTGAATAGCTCAACAGATTGGGTCGGAAACATATTTTGTGAGTTTACTGATGAACAGCATCCTAATGAAGAAATTGTCCATCAAGTGCTTCATGAGGCTGCTATCAACATACAGTATATTCTTCCGGAATATCGGGAACAAAAGAAACAAACATGCTAAAATTTAAATATTATGGACACATTGAAAAAAGGAAGTCGTGGCGAAGATGTCAAGTCATTGCAAAAAGCTTTGAACCTAATGGCTGATGGTATATTCGGAAGTCTGACCGATGAGGCTGTCAGAGAGTTTCAAAAAAACAATGGATTGAAAGTTGATGGAATTGTAGGTAAGAACACATGGGAAAAACTTGGCATAAAAGATAATGCTAATACGAAAATTAAAAAGAGCGTGCGTAATATCAAGGAGATAATTGTGCATTGTTCTGATACCCCAGAAGGAAAAGACTTTACTGTTGACGATATTCGTAAATGGCATTTGGCCCGTAATTTTAGTGACATTGGTTATCATTATGTTGTTTATAGAGATGGTTCGATTCATGAGGGGAGAGATGTTAATATTTCAGGTGCCCATTGTACAAACCACAATTCTATCAGTATTGGCGTTTGCTATATTGGTGGACGTGCTGCGGTAGGAACTACACCGAAAGATACCCGTACAGAGGCACAGAAAAAGGCTTTGGTTGAGTTACTGAAAAAGCTAAAAACACTTTACCCTAAGGCTACTGTTCATGGTCATCGGGAGTTTGTCGCAAAAGCCTGCCCTTGCTTTGATGCAAAACAAGAATATGCAAACATCTAACAAGTGTCATTATGTTTAAGATGTTACTTAAAAGTTTTTGGCCATATATCGTTATTGGTATATTGAGTATGGCACTATGGGGAAGTCTGCATAGGACTGTTATATGGCACAAACAAGCAGATATGCTTGAAACTACTATCAGTGATTTGAATCAGCAAATCAAATTTACTGAGATACGACTGAATGATTCGATACGGGTATATCAAGCGGAGGTAAAGAGCCTTAATGTAACACGAGATAACTTGAAAGCAAAATATGACAAACTACTCAATGCTTCAAAGTTAAAACCAAAGGATGTCAGTTCTGTTACAGAGGTTGAGACAATTATACATGATATTGATACCGTTCCTGCTGTTATGGATTCTCTTGGAGGTATCAGTGCTAAACTTGAAGATAGTTTTGTTAAGATAAATGTGGAAGTATTGCCGGACAGGAATACAGTAATAGACTATGAGATACGTGACAGTCTTACAATGGTCAATGTGCAGAAGAGGCGATCTATACTTTGGGGACTTATCAAGTGGAAGAAGTCAAAAGGTATTCGTGTGATTAACCATAATCCCAAAGCCACAATAGTTAGTTTACAAACAATAGATGTCATCGAATAATGGAAAAGAAACTCATAAAACCAATAACACCTGAAAAGCTAAAAAAGCTTGGTGAAGGTTCTACGGATAAATTGAAAAAGGTAAAAGGATTATAAGAAAACTTTTTGTTCATAATCGTAAAGATGTTGAAATGGTGCCGTCCTGCTGTGAAGTAGTGCGGCATTTTTACGGATTAGTTTCACTTTTTAGAAGTTTGTATGCACCATGATACTATTACATATAGAAGGATAGGTTGGAGTAGCTACCAACTGACAAGAGGTGCGCCTACAGCCTCTTCCTTCTTTCTTTAATTGTGGGTATCACTTTGTAGGTTATAAAAATAATTTTTATATGGAGAATGGTATTCAAATTTTCAAAAATGAGCAATTCGGGCAAGTAAAAGTTGCTATGGACGAGAGTGGTGAACCTTTGTTTTGTGCAAAGGATGTGGCAACTGCATTGGGGTATATTGATACTTCTGATGCAATTAAAAGGCATTGTAAATCAGGCAAAAAGGTGTTTCACCCACATAGTAATGGGATTGGTGGAGTAAATATGATATATGTTTCAGAAAAAGATGTTTATCGTCTTATTATGAGGAGTAATTTACCTGATGCTGAAAAATTTCAAGATTGGGTTTGCGATGAGGTTCTTCCATCAATCCGCAAACATGGTGTTTATATGACACAAGAAACAATCGAAAAGGCTATTACTTCCCCAGACTTTCTGATTAGGCTGGCAACTCAACTTAAAGAAGAGCAGCAAAAGCGTTTGGAGGCTGAAGAAAGGAATAAAAAACTAACAGAAGAAAATTTTCGTAAAAAAGAGGTCATCGAAGGGCTTTTGTACGAGATTCCAGTGGCCGATATGAGACAGCGTATTAATCAAATTGTACTGAAAGATGGCTCAAGTGATATACGTGGAAAGTGGATGATGTTGTATGATGAATTTGACAGGAAGTATCACATGAAAGTTTCGACAAGAATGACAAATGTCGGATACGAAGGTACGAGGATGGATTACATCGACAAAGAGTTGCACATGATTACAGAACTTTACGATTTGGCTTGTAAACTGTTTGAGAGTAGTTATGAGCAGTTGATGGAATCGTGGGGAAAGTATGCTAAGAGAGCGAAGAAATATAAGTCACAAGCATAAATTACATGTCATTTGTACTGATTGGTAGCCGTTTCACAGTGAGGTGGGCGGCATTTTTATATGAAGCAGTTTCACTTTTGTGGTTTTGATTATTTTAACAATATATTTTATATTGCTATGAATCAGGTAATTAGTGAGTAATACCAAATGTAAATTTACTGGAGGGTACGCAGGAGGCTAACTGTATTTTTTCATTGATACTATTAAAAGAAAAGTAATTGATGAAAGGCAGTGTGTTATATAAATCGTTAATATATGGCACGATTGGAAAAACCAAAAGGGTTGAATATAACTTTTAAACCTTCTGAGAGGCAGTATGAATTGTGGAACTCCTTACAGCCAAATCATTGCGATAAATGCGGTGGCAAACTTGTAATGAAACCTAATGGATTTGATAAAAATGGACATCAGATTTATCAGGCTACTTGTGAAAAATGTGGGAATACGGATATTCCGGAACAAGTTCTTGGTGGTGGTTCTGCTGGCGGTGGTAAGGCTGGATTGCTTGATAGTGAGATACTTACACCGTTTGGATTTAGGAAACTGAGAGATATAAAAGTTGGCGATATTATATCTTCTGCAACAACTGGTGGAATGCAAAGAGTTATATATATTCATCCAATAGGACTGTTTGATTTTTATCGTGTGAAATTTAGAGATGGAACGTATTTTGATTGTTCTGAAGGACATCTTTGGCAAGTACATGAAAGCAGAAAACACAAAAGTAAAAAGGCCAGCAAGTATGGATTGTCGGTTGACACCGTATGGCCGACAATAAAAATGTATGAATGGTATCAAAAAAAGAAATCTGGAATGTATCATGGGCAAAATCTTATCATACCATTGCCTGATCCAATAAAATTCACTTTTGGTGACAAGGGAAAACATTATATAGACCCTTATGTTTTGGGCGCTCTTATTGGAGATGGATGTATGACGGATACTGTGATTGATTCTGGATATGTGCAATTCACTACAATGGATCAGGAAATAGTGGACCGGTTCATTGCTTGCGGATATGATATGTCACATATACAAAAAAAAGAAAGTAAAGCCCTATCTTATCGTATTATAGATGAAGAATTGATAAGCTGTTTAAAAAAGCATGGTATGGCTGGAAATCGTTCTCAGACTCATTATTTGCCCAAAGTATATAAAATGGGTACAGTAGAAGATCGTATAAAGCTGATGCAAGGGCTTATGGACACTGATGGGTATGTTGATGATAGAGGACACATGAGTTATACTACAACCAGCAAGCAATTGGCAGAAGATGTTGCATTTGTCGTACGTTCTTTGGGTGGGGTGGCAACAATCACAAGCGACATAGGTTCATATAAAAATTTGTTTAATGAAAAAGTTGAGTGTAGTAGAGCATATACGGTTTATTTTCGTACTAAAATGGACCCTGATTTATGCGGATTGACACGTAAGAGAGGTAGGGCAAGATACGAGTTTAATTCAGGAGACTCTGAATATGGAAAAAGAATTGTGGATGTTGAATATCTTGGAAAAAGAGAAGGGAGGTGTATTTCTGTATCGGAAACTAATGGCTTATATGTAGTAAATGATTTTACGGTCACTCATAACTCTTACATTGGCTGCTGCTGGCTTACTCTCAGTTGTATGCAATTTGAGGGAATCCGAATGGTTGTTGCCCGTAAGGTTCGTAAAACTCTTTTGGAAACAACATGGAATACATTGAAGGACGTTCTAAGGGATTGGGGGCTGAAACAGGATGTGCATTATCATATCAATAACTTGGTGTACTCTATTACATTCTGGAATGGTTCAGAAATTATAGCAATGGATTTAACGCCGAGCCCAGGGGATCCTGACTTTAACTCTCTCGGTTCTCTGGAAATTACAGGTGGATTCATAGATGAGGTATCAGAAGTTTCAGAAAAAGCTGTGGAAGTATTGGCTTCTCGTATTCGATATAAAATAGCAGAAACTTTTGTGGTTGGAAAATTATTCATGTCCACTAACCCATGTCTTACTTGGGTAAGGTCAACTTTCGTTATGAATGACGACGGGGAGCCAGTAGAGTTGCCTAAAGGCTATCGTTATATTCCTTTCAGCCTGTTTGATAATCCTAACGAACAGTTCCGCGCAATCTATTATAACAAATTGAGCAAGCTGAGAAACAAAGCGGACAGAGACCGTCTTTTGTATGGTAACTGGTTATTCACAACCAGTAATAAGATGGCAGCTTATTGGAATTTTGATGGCGACAAGCATCTTGTCCACAATCTTAGGGAACAGGTTTATGACCCGATGAAACCGATTATACTAAGTTTTGACTTTAATGTCAATCCTTATATGAGCTGTTTGCCTATGCAGATAGACTTTGAGAACAAGAAAGTTTATATTTATCCGGAATACATTGGCTACCCAAAGGACAAGAGGAACAATACGCCTACTTTTACCAAATGGATAGCGTCACAGCTTGTTGCCGATGGTCATATCGGTGGCGTTCTCATTACTGGAGACCCGGCTGGATTGGCCCGCTCAACCCAGACTGAGGATGGGGTGAACAATTTTACCATAGCCAATAAGAATATGACTAATGCCGTTCTAAAGCCAAAGATACAGCTTTTAAGTAAGCAACCGGCAATGGTAACGAGATTGGAGTTTGTCAATGAACTGTTGAATGGATATGATGGGTGGAACGTATTGATAGATGCCCGTTGCCACAGATTGACTGAGGACTTTGTGTACCAGAAGAAGAACCCGGATGGCACCAAAGAGAAAAAGAAGGTGTTGAATGAAAATGGAGAACGTGTAGAGCGGTACGGGCACTTTTCAGACTGCTTTGATTATGCTATGATTTATTATCTCGGTCAGGAATATTCTAAATATCGTACAGTGACTGTAGAGATAGTTACAACCATAGATATGGGTGAGACTGTTTATGGTGACTTTGACTATTAATAATAAACTAAGAATACAATGGCATATTTACGCTTTCTTACAGATAAGGATTATTGCTCCATCGCAACAGAAGAACACATGAAGCAAATTATCAGGGATGTTCCTGAACGAATACCACAAGCCGAACAAAGGGCTGAGATGCAAATGTTGGAGTATCTTGACCAATATTATGAAATTGAAAAAGTATTGGCAGTAGGTAAAAACATTCGTGAATATAATATTTTCGTGTCTTATCCGGGGCAAGTATGGATTAAGAAAGATGGAGATATATTCAAAACATTGACTTGCATCAATGGTCTGAAGAGGCCGACTAAGATTGTATATTGGAAACAAATAGTCGAATTTATTGATCCGCTTCTTATTGATAAGGCAAAGAAGTATTCTCAGCTACGTACCTATTCAAAAGGCGAGGTCGTAAAATTTGGAACCGAATATTGGCAGTGTGTGACACCTCATGGATATGAAGCTGGGGAAATCCACATGCCTGGTGCAAGTGCATGGAAAGAAGTTGAGACAATGGCTTGGGAACCTAATCTTGATTGGGAAAAGGATATGGTTTGTTCTTTCAATGAACGATTCTATCAGTATTTGGGAGAATCAAAAACAGATGATAGTGATTTGGAGAGAGGTCCTGATGATGTTTCAGACCCGGAATTGATATTGACACCGGAAGAGGATGATAAGTGGGGTTTAATTGGAGATTACTCTGAAGAATTAGAATATGCGTATGCTGAAGGTGTACATGATTATGTGGTAGCAGAGGGAACAGTTTTCTATCCGGTGATGAATCCAAATTCTGATGAGTTGATAGAGGGCAAGAACATAACAAGGGATGATCCGAGAAACATCAACATAGTGGCTCACATGAGCCGGATAGCACTGTATCATCTGCACTCAATAATATCACCGACTAATATTTCAGAAACTCGTAGATGGGCATACGAAGATTCGATAGCATGGTTATACAATGCTTCCAAGTTTAAGATTAATCCGCAGCTTCCAAGAAAGCGAGAGAAAGATTCTTGCTTACCTAAAGTTGATTGGGCCTGTGAGACATTTCATAGGGATTTTGACCCATACGAAAATGCTTGGTTGATATAAATCAGATATTTTTCTTTCTTGTCTGTCAAAAATGGGGCGACATTAAATCAGAAATGATGATGTTGCCCCTATTTTTTGCTGATTTAATGGAATGGTAGGTTTAAAATGTAAATTTGATATAGATAATCGTGCTTAAAATTCAAATTTTATATGTATATTTGCAAGTGAAAATGCGATGTTTTATTGCAAATTGTGCATAAAATGTGACATAAGCCTAAATATAAGATGAAATAACTTGCTGATTTTCAGTTGTAAGTATAAGGAGAGGAAGAAATTCCCTGTCTCTCCGCAATAAATGCTGAAAATCAGCAAATTATAAAACAAACACCCAGTTTTACACCCAAAAATGTAAAGTTGGGTGTTTTTGTATTATTTAAG